TATCTCAATGCAGATGAATTAAGTGGCCTAGCTTGTTCTGGGGGAGCATGTGAGATTAACTTTTAATTATCTTATCTAAAATAATCCTCACTACACTGTGGGGATTATTTTTTTTTATAGATTTAAAATAAAATATCTATCTTTGCATTAAATATAAAAATTGTTTATGAAAATAACCCTATTGATCGTATCTGCTATTGTTCTTTTAGCTTTACCCTCAAAAGAAGATTGCCCTTGTAACAGAATACATCACCCTCAAAGATTAGTCTTATTAGATTCATCTAAAACATTGCAAGGCAGAGTTGAAAAAGTAGAATCAGATATTGATGGAGATGTTCATATTCAATTAAGAATTAAAGATACTTTTTTATTAGCTAAAAATAATTACAAAGATGAAAATGGTTGTATGGTGGGTGAAATTGTTTGTGCAGTTCCTTCAGTATTTCCAATTTGTTGGTTTTATAAAAATAAAATAACTATTCCTAAAGAAGGGGATAATGTTGAAATAGAAGGCCCTTATGTTTTTGACAAAACACATGAGATAACAGAAATACACCCTATAATGAATTTAAAAATTAAATAAAAAATATGAATAACACAGTAGAATTATTAGGGTTTTATGGAGATGATACTGTACATGCACAATCAGCATGGACATCAACATCAAGAGATTTAACTGAAGATAAAATAAATAGAATACCTAAATTATTAAATATGTTGGCTTCGGAAGGGCATCACACACCTTTTGAAAAAAGTATGTTACATTTTTTAGTTACAGTAGACCAAGCAACTCACATTCATCTCTTAAAACATAGAATTGGGGTTAGTATTAATGGAGAATCAGCTCGTTATAAGGAGCTAAAAGAAAATAAGTATTATTTACCTGAAGATTGGAAAGGTATTGTTTTAAAAGAACAATTAGAATTAGGTGGTCCTGTAAATAAAATGATTGATTGGTATGAGAAATTAGATAATTTTACTTATGAAGCAAATCAATTATATCACCAATCATTAGAAGAACTTACACCTATTCTTGGTAGAAAAAGAGCTAAAGAGTCTGCAAGGTTCTTTAAAACAATAAATAGTCAAATAACTATGGATGTATCTTTTAATTGGAGAAGTTTTTATCATTTTCAACAATTAAGAAATAGTGAACATAGTCAGAAAGAAGTGCGAGAATTAGCACAAGAAATGTTAGAATTAGTAAAAAATATAGAGGGTAATCCTTTTGAACATACAATTAAAGCTTTTAAATTATAAAAATATGACATCACAAAAACAATTAGAAATTCTAGAAAAATTAGACGCTAAAACTTTAAATATCATTAAGTTAAAAGCAAATGACTATGCATCAGAAGACGTACTCTCTAACTTTAAAATAGTGAGTAATGTTGTTAAAACAATAGGTATAGATATTTCAGCACCAGAAGGTTACGCTACACTAATGGTAATATTAAAGTTTGTAAGAATTTGGAATTTGAAAACAGAAGGAAAAGATATTATGAATGAATCTCTCCTTGATTCTTATGAAGATGCAATAAACTATCTTAAATTAGCCTATTGCTGTGAAATAGAAAATAATGACAATAAATTTATTAAAGCCAATTAATTATGTCCCAACTCAACGCAAACACTCCTTACATAGAATGTAAGATAAGAAAAGAATTTATAGGACTAGAAGAAGATCTGTCAGGATTTATCTTTGGGGTGAAGTCTGTTATCAACTATCCTATGTTATTTCATTTCCAGTCTAAAATAGGGGCTATTATGTGGAATATGCCTATATCTGCTTTTCAGCACATTGATGACTATGATGTACTTTCTGATAAAGAGCAAAAAAGACTCTCTTTATTGGAGAGTTGGGATTGCCAATCTAATGCTATATCAGTCACTTGTTTTAAGTTTTTGCAACATAAAAGAGTGGATGTATTTTGCAGAGATGGAAAATGGAGAAGTGGTATCTATCATTTTACAATAGATGATTATGAGACTGATCCTAATAGTGTTAATGTAGGGTATGCGGAAGATTTAGATAGCAAATGCTTTCATTTTATCGAACTAGATTGTGGTAACTTTTGTATCCAACCTAATAATTTACTAAGATGGCACAATGCAGACTTTATTAAGCCTTATGATAAAGAATCCCCACCTAAGATTAAAATTAATAATCCAAGAATGTCTAGTGAGGATGTGGATATGACTTATGCAAATAGTCCTTATTATATTTATAGACCAGAAAATATTTAAAATTATGAAACAAGATTGGGTACAAGAGCTAGAGGCTCAAAGAATTTTTAAAGAAAAAACTAAGTTACAAGCTGACGAATTTTATTGGTCTGATGGTAAGCTAGTATTTACTGAACAATACCACCTTCGCAGGGGCAGATGCTGCAACAATTTATGCAAACATTGCCCTTTCAATGATATATCTGAAGGAGATGAATATAGAGAAAGAAACTTTGATGAAGATTAAATTTATATATATGGAAATTATAATAGAAGATGTATTAGGTTAAAAATAAAAGCCTCTCTTAACGGAGAGGCTTTTATTATTTACTCCTCTTCAGGAGGATTTATTTCGTTTTCCAGGTTTCTACCATAAGCTTTGTAGTATCCATTTCTCAACTTGTAAATCATATTTTCAAGTTCATTTGTAGGAATATCTAGATATTTTTCTTGTCTTAATTCACTACTTTGCATAGCATCTCTAAGTCTATTTCCTATTAAGAAGTCTTTTAAGAATTCTTCACCTACATTAACTTCCCTCGTAACATATCCTTTTTTGTTATAGAAGTATCTTGTTTTCATCAAAGGAATTTCTCCTCCTGTTACATCCATTAATTTTGTTTCTGTTTCTTCTGAAAATGGCAAGATACCTGTTAATTTATATAAACCAACTGATCCAGACCAATAGAGATTTTTAGCTAAATCATCCACGGTACCTGCAACAGGTGAAATTTTTCTATAATCAAAAGTAAGTATGCCTTCATTGGCTTTTCTACCCATTGGATCAGTGTTCCAAGAGAACCCAAGTCTACCTTCTGAAAAAGGAACCCAAGTTCTGAAAATCTCACTTGATACTACTTCAGATACTGAGGCAATATATGTAGCAACTTCTTCCTCCTCTAAAGGCGGGTAGGCAAATTTCAATGCAGCCTTTAAAAGAAGAAACATAGTTAAAATGCTCGCCACTTTTTTATAGTTATTTGCTTCGTATTGATTCAATCTCTGTTGCTTGTTGGCTTCTACCAATAATTCTTTAAAGATTTCTTCTTTAGTTTTACCTTTAAACCCTGCATAATAAGCTGGGCCTTCTTTTCTTTCTCCTCCTTGAGCTACAATTGCATCTTGTTCTTCTGCAAATTTTATTGCTTTTTCTTGTGAGTCTGCCGCTTCTAATAAAGATTTTGTAACTATATTTTTATTTTTTGACAAATATAAAAATACATTTGACAATATTCCCAAATCTTCTAACAATCCTTTTGTTTTAATATTATTTATTCTCATAATATTATTGACACTGTCAGGAGATAGTTTAGCTTTAAATCTATTACCAACCCCTCTTCCTAACGCTTTAGCCAAGGTAATTACAAATCCTTCTTCGCTTCCTTCTAAATTCGGATCATTTTTCTTTCTTCCAAATGCTGTGTATACTCCTGGTAATACATAATGCTGATACATAAATAAAGCTGTACCGATGGCAGTAGTGGCTACTCTAGGTTTTAACAGTATATTATAAACCCCTTGAGATCTTTGTCTAAAATAATCTATGTTTTGTAGTAGTGTTCTGTTAAGGTATAAATCTATTTCTAAAGGAACCAAAGCCTCTTTCTGTAGATTTTTTGGTACAATTGCTCTTAAATTAATGTCTTTTGCATACCCAGGTTCTAGTTGTAGATCTTCTGCGTTTTGTATTTCATTGATATTGTTGAAATATATTTTCTTAGCAACCTTATCATCAAATGAAAGCCTTCCATCTTTTATGGTTAGATGCTTAATAATATCAATTTTTTTACCATTTTCATCTATTAGTTTTGTATCTCTTAAAAATTTATATACAAGAACACTACTAATAAAAGATTCTCCCAACTCACTGACTATTTGTCCGTTATTCAGCCTTAGTTTTTGAACCAATGAAGAATCAGAATAATCAAAGTCAACAATACCCCCAAAACTACTTGATCTCAAATGTTTTTTAATCATTTGAATTTTGTTTTGCTCTAGGGCTACTCTTGAATTTTTTCCTCTGGATAAAAACATCATATTAAGAGAGTAGACTGTGGCATCTTTTATAGCTGGCATAGTAGCTAATAGGCCTCCGTTTGCTGAAATCATACTAATACCTGTAAGAATATTCTTTACACCTGTATTAAGATTTCCTGTCAATTGGTTGAATCCTGTTTGAGCGGCCAGCACTCTCATAAATTTCATTGCAAATGAGTTTGGATAGATTTTATTATACCAATATCTATCAATGTAAATAGCCTCTAAATAATTATCACCAATACTATTTCCTTTATTATCTTCTCTCTTTCTGTATAAATCATTCATAGCTCTTATAGAGCCTTCATACATAGATTTATTCTCATACTCTTTAGTAGCGTATATAAAAGATTTAAAATTATCTAAATATTGATTAGAACGCAAAGCAGGTTCAATATACTCAGTATATTTTTGAGGAATAACATCTATTTTATTTTTCTTATTAGCTTGTTTTTCATCTACCGCAGAAAAAATATTAAAAAACATTTTTTTCAACCACATTTCTATTTTATTAGTAGGCAAAGAATTTTCAGTACCAGTGCTAATAATATTGTCATCTTTGTTAATTTCAAACTGCAAAGCTGTACTATAAACTCCTAGTGACTTAGCTAAAGCAACTGCCATTTTCTTCAACCCTTTACTATCGGTTATTCTACCATAAGTATCTCCATATATAGACATAAATTTAACCGCTTGGTTTGATATTCTATTGTAGAAAAAATATGAGAAAACCATGGAAGATACCCCTAAAGTCAAAGGACTTACCAACCCTGCCCCTATTCCAAATAGCATTGGAGTATTTGCTACTCCTGCAAAAGGTATTACTACTTGAGTAATAATTTTGGCAACATCAAAGTTTCTACCAAAAATATTTATAAATCTTTTGTCACCAAACATTTGTAAATACTCAGAATCTTTTTTAGCTCCTTTAGGTAAGAAATTAGAAGGGAGGTTATTTTGTTTATTCCATGTTTTAAGGTAGTTAACCATATCCATTTTAGCCACAGCTAAAGCATCTCCTTTTTTAGCTTTATCTTCTAGGTCTAAGTATTCTTTGTTGGTGTATTCTTTAGCGTCAGGGTGAGAATCTGATAATTCAAACAAAAATTCATCTCCCCATACATCTATATTTATCTTGTCAGGATAAAAATTTCCCTCAGTATCCGTAGCATACCCTATTTTATACTTATATTTATTTAAAAGTCCTTCTACAAAATCAAGTTCACTTTTAAATACAGGGTTTAATTTTGGATTTCCCTCTTTATCTAAATCAGGGGTTCCGTCTGGCTTTAAAAGAACTCTTTTGTTACTATCTACAGTAAAATATTTCTCCTCTAATAGAGTTCTTTTTTGTGCTATTAATTCGTCTAAAGCAAACTCTAAATCTCCTAAATCATTAGAAATAAGCTCTATCTCATCGTTTGTCCAATCAAAGTTTTTATCATTTAAAGCTTCTCTAATATTTTCGATATTTCTATCAATAAAATTTTTCAACGCATCTAAACTATTATCACTTAGAGCAATGGAGCTATAATTTGGAGTGCTATGCTCTAAATCATATAGAGCTTTTTCAGCCATTAAATAATTCTTTGCATAATCAAATTCTTCTTGAGTTATTTTTTTGTTCTTCAACAATTCCCCTAAAGAATCAAATACTTGTTTAGGAGAATTAAATGCTACTTGCTGTAAACCTTGAATTTGGGCATTGTTAGCAAAAGGTAGGTTGCGCAATTTATCTTTTAGATTTTTTGCGGCTAGTCCCGAATATTTAGAGAAATTTAACTTAGTTATTAGATTGCCTGTAGATCTTCCTTTATCGTCTTTTTCGGAAAGCCATTCTTGGCTTTGAGCATTAGCTCCATTTTGATATAATCTATTTTCAATTTTTTGAACTTCAGCAACTTCTTTGGAAGCACGTTCTTTTCCCATTTGCTCCATGGCCCATACAAATCTGTCTACACTTTGTATAAATGTATCATTTTGCATGGTTACAGGAGTGATACCTTTACTAAAGAAATTTCTTATATTATTAAGCATTCCTTTAGAATATTCTATTATATTGTTATTCTTGTCTGCAATAGTTTTTGCATCTGTATTAGCAAAATAAACTTCATTTTGATAATTTAAAAATCTTTTTTGATCTTCTGTGCTCAAAGCAGACATATAAATGTCTAAAATTTGTTTTACGTTTTCAAGGTAGATGCTTTCTATCTTTGTCATCATAGCCTGAACTCCATCAGCATTCAATAAATCGAAAGCTTTTATAATCTCATCATTCTCTGTTATTGAAGGGTCTAATGCATATATTATATCTTTGAACTCTTTAAGATCCTTAGTATCTAACTTCATTAGTTTAGAAGTACTTTCTATTGATTTTGAAAGAGCGTATAAAGACTGTAAATAATTTACATAGCTGGCCAATTTTGACAAAGATTTGTTGTAATCATCATAACTTAGCTTGATTAGATTTTCTCTATTAAATTCTACTGCTAATTCTTTAGGTATATTTAATTTCTTAAATTGTTCAAAGGCCCCTGTCAAACGTCTAATAGTACTCACTGATGCAAAAACCATATTAGATAGTATCTTTGATTTATCTGCATCTTGCTCATTCTTTTTAGCCAATATACTTAATAAGTAACTAGAAGAGTCTACTGCTTTTATCTGATTTGACTCTACCGCTTGTTGTCTAATATTAGTAAGAGTATTTTCTAAGTTTTCTATAATAAGGTCTGCGCCTAATTCAAATTTTTTAGATCGGTCTGCTAAAACAGTTCCGCTTTCATTTCCTGTAATTTCGAAATTTAATTGGTATAGCTCATCATAATTTATATTAGCAGCATCTAATCCTTCTGCTAAATTTTCACTGAAAAACATTTTTTTCAATTGATTTAAGGAATTTAAGTATTCCATTTTATCATCTGAAAATAATGATGCAATATAGTTTATAATTCTTTTTACTGAAGATTTAACTGATAATGGTACAGTTTCTTCTTTATCTTGTAAAGAATTCTTTAACACTTTACCCATTATCTCTTCCTCTGTCTTATCTACATCTCCGTCATACTGGGCAAGATACTTGTCATAAAACAATTCATATTCTCTTGTTCTTGAGATGTATTGCTTTAAGTTTTGGTAAAGCTCCCCATCTTTAGGCAACATCGCTATAATAAAGTGAGCCACCTCTTCCGTTAGAGCATCTGTATTTCCTTCAGAAACATAGATAACTTTTTCAAACAAATTAGCTACACCATTAGCGGGTATAAATTTACCTGTCTTTTCAAAGTATTGTTTTTGAAAATCTTCAATATTGGCAATTGTTATTCCAAATTTTTCCGCAAATCTAAGCAATAATTCTTCTAGATTCTTTTCTCTAAAAGAAACAAAAGCTTTAGAGGTAGGATCTGACATAACTTTCTCATACTGAGAAGGACTGTCAAACATATCAAACTTAGCTCTATAAACAGCTAAATTTAATTCTTCATCAGGTGTTAAATCTGTTCTATCTTTTAAGTTAGTATATTCTTCCCACTGTTGAGGGATAGATTTAGTTGGCTCAGGTGCCAAAGGTTCTACTCTCTCAGGGTGTGTCTCTGGAGTTGTAGGAGTGTATGCAGGTTCTTCAAAATCTGATAATGTTACAAAAGAATCTGGGAGATCTTCTGAAGATTTAAATTCTTCTATCTCACCAGTTGGTTGAATAAATGGCGTGATAACTTCTGGTTCTACTACACTAGAAAATCTTTTAGCAATATCCTTAAATTCCTGTGAACTGTATTTTTTTGGATTTTTACCGTCTGAACCAGTCTTTACATTTTCCTTTGTATCTAAATCAAATAAACTCTCCTGACCAGACTCTTCCCCAAAGGCTATTGCTTCTTCCCTCATATCTCTAGGAGCAATCACATTTAAATCTATAGAAGCATCTTCCCCGTTAGAGAACTTGTATATTCCAACCTTAACCGCATTGCCTCCTAATTTATCTTGGTTTGCTTCAACAAAGTCTGCTATTCTTTCTGGAGTCAGGTCCGATACCTTTAAATTCTCACTGATGACAGGTATAACTAATCCTCCTTTATCGTAAATAGTACCATCCAAATTAAATGTCTGGCCATCTCCGTCTTCTTTTGGCTCGGAAGCCTTTATCCTATCAACTTCTGTTTGGGTATTTTGGATTATAGACATTCTATCTACAATTGCTTCTCCAAATTCCTCTACCCCAGTCATCAGATCTTCTTCTGTAACTAAAGGAAGAACATCTACACTTACTTTATTTTCTAAGGCCTTTACTACTTCGGCACCAAGATCTGAATTTAGCTTAGAAACAAATTCATTCTGAGAAACCCTCTTTTTAGTCCCCTCCTTATTAAATACAAAATTGCCCGCTTTTCTTGAAAATAGGGTTGAATTAGAAATATCTTCAAATACCTTTAAGCCAATAGCATTTAGCTTATCCGCTAATCCAGGGTTACTTTCTCTAAATCTTTTTTCTACATTAGGTAATGAGCAACTAGCCATATATTATACATTGTTTATAAAAAAATGTTTCCCTACCAAAAGGCTGGGAAACAATACAAAAGTAAGAAATAATTTTTAATTTCCCTTATTTAACATATCCCCAATGTAATGGTCTACAATGAGTAAGTCTGAGGAAAGTTTCAATACGTCTAATATGTTGTTAATCTCGTCAATTTCATGCACTTGTTCTGCATTAAATTTTTGAGCCAGTGTGAGTAGGTTGTAATCAGGTTCATCCATAGCATGTTTTGTTAGCTCAAGACACTGCTTTGTTGTTAAAACTTCTTGCTCGTAAACCTTATCAAAAATATCCTGTAAAGAAGAGAAAGTATTAACAGGTTCTTCTATTGTTGCTAACTCAGGCATAATATCAAAAGAAAGAAGATATTCTTTAGCCCAACCAGCGTGTTCCAATTCTGAAAGATAATTGTGCTTCATAAATTCTGCTGAGTTTATTAATGATTTGTCTGTTAGCCACAAATACATTTGCTCATACAATTTAGAAGCTGTTTGTTCTTGTTGTATTCTCAAGTTTAAGATGTCTATTGTTTTTTGAGATATTAATTCCATTTTTATTTATTTTTATTTTATAACAATTATTTTGGTTATTTAGTTCCTAGACACAGTCAGGAATTGAAGTAGTATCTTCAAGATTTTCTGAAGGAATCTTATAAGCCCATTCTGGTAATATTCCTACTTTTTGGTCGGCAAATTTCATCATTTTATAAACTTGATCTGAAAGTACTTTAGCTTCCGCTAATTTACCTTCTTTTCTTAGCTTTCTTGCCTCGTCTCTTACTTTAAAGGCTTCATCATTTATTCCTGAGAAATTAACAAAAGAGTTTTGTCCTCTAGTTTCAGATGTTATAGCTTTTCTAGCAGTTGGGCTATACATTTGAACGTGGACTCTCCAAGCGTTTTCTTCCCCTACAGGTCCAAATCCATTACCAAGTTTTGCGTGGCCAAAGAAATCATGTACAAATCTGAAAACATCATTTGCTAATAAAGGCACATTATTTGCATCTTTAAACTCTGTTACTTGTAGTAAAGGATTTTCCTTTCTTTGTTCTTCTGTAATAGGGGTGTCACCAAACCCAGCCTCTGTGGAAAAAATTTTCATTCTTTTATTCTCTCTCAAATCATCAATCATTTCTTGAGCATTATCGTATTCAGAAGTACTCATTTCTACTCTATACCCTTCTGCCAAAATGGCTCTATGTTGGGCAATCGTTTCTTCGACTAATGCTTTATAGGCCTCCTGAGTCTCTTCTTCAAAAGGGGTGGCTACCATATCATCATAAGCTTTTGAAAGTCTAATAGCAAAAGGTTTGTCAATTTTAGTGATGGTGTTGTCTACCATTGGTTCCAAACCATTTTCTTCATTATATTTATTTGCAATTGTTGTAGCATCTAGTAATGGATTATTAAATAATCTATTTCCTGGAGCTACTACTACAGATTTTTGTACTAGCTTATTTTCTTGCCCTTCCTTAGAAAGTCTTCCTTTTCCTAATCCCGTATTACTTGTACCTGTTACTGTACTTCTAAATAATAATTCTTGCTTTGCTCTATTTCCTTCTATTTCATCTATACTTCTACCTTGCTCATCTAATATATCAAAAGCAGAATATTTCCCAGAAATAAGAGTTAATACAGGTTTAATTTTTTTATTATTCTCATCAACCATAATTAATCCATACCCAAAAGTAGAATGATCTTTAGATTCATCTATTTTAACAGGATTTGTAATTTCAATAGAAGCATAAATGTCTGAACCACTTAATCCTTTAGTGAATTTTTCCGCTGAAACTAAAGCAATTGTGTTGATAAAATCGTCTACTTTAGAAACATTTTTAACATTTGTATTTAAAAAATTAGCAATTTGTTCTAGGTTTCCCTTAAAAGATTCTTTTTTAGCCATATTCCCTAAAATAGATTTTAAAACATTGCCTCTCTTTTCAAAAGAAGATGCATTAACATCTGAAAAGTTTGCATCTAAAGCATCCTTTATTTGTGTTACACTTGCGGTTAAAGGTATATCTAAGGTTATATCATAAGATTTTAATGCATCTATAACTGATCTTCTCATATCTTGTCTAGATATTAATTCAGCGTCTAAAAGGGCTTCTGCCACTTTTAAAGTAGATGTTACTCCTTGTGGATTACTTAGTAATTTAGCGTCAGATCCTTTTGTTAACACTAAGTGAGTTTTTCCTCCATTTTTCAATAAGGATTCATTAATGGATTTTATAGCAGCATTAGCCCTATTTAGGTTAGAATATGCCCAGACGTTTCCATATTTAGTTACATAAAATAGCCCTCCATTTCCTTCTGTAGATATAGAACTACTTATTTTTTCTCCGTCTACGTTTAGTATAGAAACATTTCCTACTAACATATCATCAGGAGAAGTAGTCACAAAAACTCCTCCCTCTAAATGATTTAGATTATCAGTTTCTTTTAGCAAACCTTGTTCTATTAATTCTTGTTTTTTACCTTCTTCGATGTAAACAACTTCTACTTTTACTTTATCGTCTCCATAGATTTGATTAGCGTACAAGGCTTCTATAGGGCTTCCTTTAAATAAATCCGTAGCAATTGCTCTAGAAAACTGGTTTAAATCCATGGCTTGAATTTGTTCAGAGGTATATTGAGATAATCCTAATATTTGGCCAATAGCATTCCACAATTCTTGTAACCAAGACTTAGTTTTAGCACTATTTTCCTCCACAAGTTTTGCCCCGTTATCCCCAATTGTTTGAGCTAATACTTCTTCTAAAAATGCATCACTGTCAACTTTTAGATCAGGCTGTGTTTCCATTACATATTGTCTATAAGGCTCTGCTTCTTCAGATTTAGCTAATTCTAAACCTCTTTGATAGATTTCCTCAAGATTATTTTTAGCCCAAGATAACCATAAATGTCCGAATTCATGGATTGAAGTGTCAAGATTCATCTTATCCATGTTCAAATAAACATCTCCATTATAAACAAATCCTGCAGTAGTTAAATTGATTCCTTTGTCGGATAATTGTTGGTATCTTATATCATTGCTTTGAGTGCTGAATGAGCCTATATTTTCGGTGGCTGATTTAATTTGGTTTGGCGAATACACCGCTATATTAATACCTTCACTTTCATTTGTTGCAAACGAATCATAGTTTTCTTTTATGAAAGTTTGCAGTGTAGGTGTCTCTAACAATTTCCAATCGTTACTACCTCTCCTAAGTATAATTTTTATCTTTTCACTTTCACTTAGATTAGCCCAGTCTTCTGTGATTTGTTTCTCGGACTTACTATAATCATTTAAAAGCCAATCATAATCTTCAAAAAACATTTCTTCTTCTAAAGAATATTTTTCGTTAGCTTCCTTGTAAATATTTGTTGAATTTTTTTCTATGTAATTAATTAAATCTATTGGTAGTCCATCTTTTCTAATATGTAAAGTTTTGTTAGTTTTGATAAAAAATGAACCTATTCCCTGTGTATCTTTCCATATTACAGAGTTTTCTGCAATGTATCTTCTAGCTTCGGCTTCTTCTGTAGTGAAGAAATTATAATCATACCCTTTATCACTTTTAAATATATTAATATCTTTTAATTTGTCTGAACCATGATATACAATCAATGGCTGCCCATTCTCATCTACTACCTTACTCCCTTCAAACCACGCTTTAAACTCATCACTAAAAGTTTGTGCCGTTAATCTCTCTGCTTCACTATCGGAATATCCTAAATCTTTGTATGATTGATATAAGATACTTGGCTTACCATTTGGTGCTAGATTTAATGGATTACCGTTGTTTCGTTTCATCGCTTCTTGGATTGATATTCCTCCCGAAATTTTTTGAAACTGAATATTATTTTTTGATTCAAAAGAAGCAAGTCTTTTTTCAGCAGTTCCTAAAAACTTTTCAATATCTTTTTGAGTTACTCCTGTTTCTTCTTCTATTATAGAAAAATCTACCGATCCAGAATCTATTTTATTATTTAATTGCTCAACAAAAGCTTGTAGTTCTGAATATGTAGGTGAAGTAATTGATACATCTAAGTCAATATAATTAGAAATAGCTGATAAAGTTTCCATAGCATCTTTGGTATCCAAAGTATTACCCATAGTGTTTATATTGAAAAATTTCACTATGCTTTCTGGAGCCACTGCTGATTCAAATCGTGTACCTCTTTGGCCACCTCTGCTTTCAATACTTCTAGTTACTTGTTTAGTAGTTTCGGCTTCTACTCCAAGCTCTATCAATTTGTCTTCAATTTCTTCGTTAGACATTTCAAAAACCTCGTTAGCCAAACCTGTTTCTTTTAATCTTCCCACAACACTACTCATCAACTCAGAGGCTGCTCCACTAGGAGATTCTTCTTGGGTAGAGTTTATTGTTGATATTAAATTTCTAGCTTCCTCAGCTTTGCCTTGTACTTTTTCAGGAAGATTTGCTACCATTATATCAAACTGAGTATTTGTAGGAATTCTTCCATATATTCTTAAATTTTGTGCAATATGATAACCCTTGCTATAATCTTGCACATCACCTCTGGCACCTTCAAACTCTTTAGCTATTTCTATTAAAGATCTTAAAGCTATTATTCTAGCCTTTAAAGGATGTTCTATTTCTTGATCAGTAGCTTTTTTATAAGTTAAAGTTTCTGGTACTAAAGGCACTATAGCATCCGCTCTCATAGCTGGTCCCGTAATAGGCTCACCCGCAGGGTCATAATACCAAGTACCCACAGCCATTTTATACCCATCTTCAGCGGCCATTTTAACCATTTCTTTCTTTATATTAGCCTCTCTAAATGGAGTATTTTCTGGAATTATGGTTTCTGCCATACTTCTATACCCATTAGGATCGGTATTCATTGGGTATACTTGTTTTTTTGGAACTTTTACTGTATACACAGTTCCTCCCACCATTCTTTCTTCATCAGTAGGTAAAGTGTAGTAAGAAGCTACCCCATACTGAGTGGCTTTTTCTTCTCTTGATGTTCTTAGAGAATAGAATTTTCTTGAATCTATACCTGCATTAATTTCTGCTACAGGTGCATTAGATTTATGGAAAAATACATAGTTTTCTCCATCTTCTGTTTCAGTTAAGAAAGATTCATAATAAGTGTCTTTTACTAAATCAGTATTTTTATTCTTGGCTACCGCAGAAAGAAGTACTTGTTTTTTAGGCACTGGCTTAGATTTCACGTTATCCAATACTAAAGCATTGTCTGCAAAAAGTATATTAGGATTCACTCCTATTTTGTGACTTCCTAAAGTATCCTCATTCATAGTGATAATTCTATCTAAAAGAAAGCTTATTAAAATACCATCATTTAAATCTTGATTTCCATCAGTATAAGGAAGAATTGAATCTAACTTATCTATCTGAGACTGTGTAGAAGAAGCCCTTAAATCTAGTTTTCTACCACCTAATTCACTAGAAAGTAAATACTGTAAGTTTACTAATTTAGGATTTTTTAATTTGTTATTTTTAACAAGTGCATCTAACTCCGCTATAAAATTTGGATAAATATCCACTCCATCAACATTGTTTGCAGTAAGTTTATTTCTATCAATTAAATCAAGAACTGCTTTTAAGTCTTGAGAGCTATAACCTAATTCTGATAACTTAGGAGTTACCATAGGTATGATAATATTCTTATTAGGAAAATTAGTCATAAAAAGATAGGATGCCCCTAGCGGTGCATTGGTTGGTACTTTTCCTGGCACTACCACTCCGTTTTGATTTTTAAAAACACGTTGTTTGTCTTCAACTCCCACATAAACCATTTCATATTCTCCTGGAACCAATACTCCAGATGCTATTGCATTTTTCTCCCAATCAGCAAAAGATTGAAGAGGGGCTCTATTGAAGTCGTTAAACTGTATATCCTTTATTCTAGCTTTTGTAGGTTGTAGTCTATTAAGTCCTTTTTTATTAGAGATTTTTAGATTTTCTCTTAACGGAGAATTTGGAGCAACCATTGCAATTTTTTCCCCATTTGCATTTACAATAGATAAAGAAGCTTTGTTTTTAAAGTCTTTTTGTACTTCATCCTTATCATTATTCCCCTTTTCATTATTCTCCACTATTTCTACTTCTGTACCAATAATATCCGCAGCTACTGCAACATCATTAACTACTTCTACGAATCCATTAGGTTGTACAAATTCAACATAATTTTTAGACAATACTGGAGTTTGTGTATCAGCATTTAGTACTTGATACGTTCCTTTGCCTTCAAAAGATTTTGGCATAACCCATTTATTCTTTTCATAAACATCTTTCAAGTCTTTTAAAGTCATTCTTTTTTTACCATATTTATTTGCAAGAACATTGTCTCCAAATATTTTAATAGTATAAAAAGCTCCTTTATGATCGTCAACTTGAATATATAATCCTTTTCCTAACCCAGCCATAAATACTTGGGTATCTTCTTTCATTGCTTTTTTAGAAGTAGTCTTAGTGGATTTATTTTTATCCTCTACTTTCATGTCTTCTTCGGTAGCTTCTATTTCAGGCTGAATCACAGTTACTTCTGTTTCTTGAACAGGAATATCTGATTCCAATACTACTAAAGAATCTTCTTTCAAATTATCTGCAGTTGTTGCAGGAGTGTCTTCTTCGTCTAAAGGAATCTCATCAAATGATTCTACTTCTTCTTGAGTTAATAACCCTTCTTCTTCTAAGGTAGTTAATACAGGATCACTAGTGGTAAGTTGCAATAATGTTCTACTAATAGTATTATCATTATTGGCAATATAGTTGAAAGATTTTTTTTCTAAATTTAAATTAGTTAGTCCATTTTCAGTGGTATAATTATTATATACTCTAATAGGAACAACATTAATAGAAGCCATAGTTATTCCGTTATCTTGGAAAATAGCTTGTATTTCAGTTAAATCATTAGACCAACCTGTAGCAGATGCTTCATAACTGCCTGAAAAAGATTTAAAGTCAACTAAGTGTACACTTCCTTCATTATCAACTACTGTTAATATAGGAGTGGTAGCTATACCTTCATATCCTCTTCCTTCATCCTCAGAAAGTTTTGAAGTTACTACTTCGTCATTAAACTTATAAGCAAATCCTTTAGCATCTAAATCTGATTTTAATGCTAATATTGTTTCTGCTATAAATTGTAAACTTCTATTATCAATACCGACTTCTGTATCAAACCCAGATTCAATAATAACTTTATTGATTATCTGAGATACATTATAAGGAGTTAGTAATAATGAGTTGTTAAATACTTGTTTAGCTATTTCACTAATAACCGCATTTGTCAATACCGTATTTCTCTCTTCTTGAGTCATCATAGTAGGAGAAACACTATACCCAGCAGGTTTGTATAAGTTACCGTCAACCTCAAACATAGGGTTCCCATTCACTTGTGTAATGATTTTCTCGACAAAAATACCTGATATACCCTCTAAACGAGTTTCATCCTGGGTAGATAATTGTTTATTTAGATAGGTTTTTACTGCTTTTTTTGTTTGAGCATAAGACTTTTTATTTTCAAACCCTAGTCTTTTTGCGTATTCATATACTTGTTCTTTGTCTTCTAAAATAGCCTTTATGTCTTCCTTATTTTTAGGAGTAATAACTTGGGATCTATCTGAAGTTTGTTTTGCCCCTGTAGCGTATTCAAGGCCTATCAGTCTTTCTACATCTCCTAAAGTACCTTTATTTTCTGCTAATTTTTTAGTAGTGGCATTTTTTTCTTTAATATTATTTTTTGAAGCTTGGAATTCTTCCAAACTTATAGGTGTAAATTTAGAGTCTAATACTTCCACTCCATACTCTTTTTTCAATGTAGAATTTGATTTCTTTAATGCTTTATATGCATCTAAATAATCCGCATAAGCATCGTTGATTTCACTTTGTTCAATCTCCTCATCAGTAGCGTCTACTCCTGCCATAGATTGTAATTTCTCTTGTAATACTAAACTGGCAGTTCTAAACTCATCACGCCTAGCTATGGCCTCGTTTTGTGTATCAAATCTACCTGCTTTATATTGCTTCTTTAAAGTATTGATAGTTTTATCACTAGTCTTAATAGTCTTCTCTAAGGTTTGCTTTTTTACTTGTAATTCTTGGGTGTCTGTACCATCTATTACAGCAGTTTCTATCTCAGCGTTTACTTTTTCCAATTGGCTCATAGCCATTTGTTTATCCATAATAGCATTGCTTACTGCTTTATATGCATAACTACCCTCCTGACTATTTCTTGCTCTTATAAGGTCAGTAGCTTCAGAAGTAACTTGATTTAACTCTTGTATATATTGCTTTTGAACAGGCTTAGTTTCTTTGTTAAAAGTATCTATAAAGTTAGTTAAATTGTTATTACTTAATTGAAGTTGCTCATAATCACTAATTTTTTTACCTAATTCTTCAGTAAGAGGATTGCTACCCACTGTTTTATAGGTACCTTCAGGAGAAACAGAGACGTTTCCTTTGGCAGCTTCTTCATCTAAAGCAATTTTCTTTTCAGCTAATTCTCTTTCATTTAAACTTTGTCTGATAATAGCATTGTCAAAAGTTCTACCACTATTAACTTTAGATAAACTTTCTTCTGTCAACCCAATAGAGTTTGCAAAGCTTTTTATTACAGGATTTGCAAAATTTAAGGTAGCTAAAGCTTCATCATTAACTCCAAGTTCTGATTTTCTTGCATTATAAGAGTCTTTTAATGCGCTATAATCAGTCATCATTTTTGCTTGGTCTGCTTCAGAAAAGTTATTATTACCACTCTGAGTCATAATATCTACCATAGAAGTAAAAGTAGCTTCATTTTCAAAAGCTGTTTTTAAATAATCTTCTTTTGAAAAAGGACCTTTAGTTGACATAGATTGAACTATATCCATTCCTTGAGATAATGTACTACCAGTGAAAAAAGAAGTTATTGCTACATCTGGATTTAAAAAATTCAAATCCTTTAAAGTTTCTTGGTTATATGCTTTATCTCCTGTTATTTTTTCATTAATAAAATTAGCTGCAACATTAACAAGTGGCTCTAATATAACTTCTTCTGTAGCTTCTTGTCCTCCCACTTTTGCCGATGTTTTTAAAACTCTTCCCGCTGAAGACATAATATTTTGAAACATTACTTTGTTAATAGCTGCATTGGTTAACTTTTCCCTTAAAGTTATATCAGGAATTTTAGCAAATTCTTTGTTAATAATTTTCACAGCTTCCGAAGAAGCTTCAATAGCTTCAGGCATTATCACCTTGTTTATATCATTCCCAGTTAGTCCTATTGCTTTACTTTCTAAAGTAGATGTAAGCAATGTAGCAAAAGCCAAAGCACCAGAAGTAGCTAGTGCAGGAAAAGGATTGTCTTTGTCCTGTGCAGCTTCTTGATATTTCTTATAGATTGAAGGATATTGTTCCGTCATGTTACTAGCGACATTAATCATAAACTCAGCTCCCTGGGCTAATCTCCTCTCATTAGCCGCTCCTCTTATTAATGCTCCTGCAATTTTACCTGCACCTGCTCCTACTAACAAAGATGGCATTTCCTCCACTATTTCTGGAGCCATACTATTCCAAACATTCTCTAAAAATACTGCTTTTCCTCCTTCAGTTTCCCACAAAGATTTACCATTTGCCATTATTTTTTCTTTGTTTGACTCAAAATCATTTGCAAGCCATTTCATTACTTCTGGATTATTGATTGTATATTCCATATCCCCACCAAAAGCATTTATTATTTGACCTTCAGGGGAGTATTGAACCTTTACTTTATCTCCTGTAGGTAGTATTCTATCAACATATTTATCATCTTTAAATATAGATAGTTTAAAATGACTATCTTGCTGAGTTAAATTATCAAATAAATCAGTATTATTTATAATATTTTCAGTCCACTCAGGTGTATAAGCCTCCCCTCCTCTAAAAGGGGCTGTGGCTAATTGAGTGCCTATTTGAGCTGCAGCCGCTGTTTGGTTTGCAGTAAAATCACCTGCTTTTAATGCAGTCCAAGCGGTATTATACAACGCTTTATCAAAACCTGCTTTAGATAAAACTCCCTGTTCTTCTACATTTTTATCTAATATAGCTGTACGGACTGCTTCTTTTCTTCCTATATTTTCTACTTTATTTAAGGTACCAAATGCCTTAGCTTTTTCTTCATTATAAATATCTACGTTAGCCAATGATAACAATTTCCATTTACCATCCCGTATTGTAGTAATAGCAGATTTACTATAAGTATCTGCTATATTCTGAAAATCAGGATTATTAAATAGTTTTATATCATTTTCTGATAACTTACCTATATTTGCGTATAACCCCTCTTCCCTCTCCTTTTTTGCAGTCAAATATGTGTCTATTTTTCCGACTACTTCCGACTTAGGTATACCAATTTCAGACTGTATTTTATCATATAACGGGGTTAGATTATTATCTAAGTTATTAGCAGCCAGCCTATATGATTTATCTACAGCGGTTTTTTCAAGTTGTTCTGCAGTTAGGTTTGTAAACTTTTCTGTCTTTGTATTTTTTTTAAGAGAATAGTCAAGAAAATATATAATAGGATTCCATCTACCCTCCATTAAAATATCAATAAACCCGTCTTTTTTATCCTCTTCTTTTATTTCCGCTGTCGGAAATATTTTTGTGGTAATTTCCCCTATTTTTTCTCTTGCTTTTTTAGACCCAGATTCTATAGAAGGATCTATATATGAACCTGCTTTTTTCATTGCTTCTGCGTTATTATAAGGTGCATTTTTAAAAGGATTAACCCCTTTTCCTACAAAATCCAAAAACTTTTGATTCTCATTTTTAAGCGTTTCTGCTTGTGAAATCTCTTTGTCTATATCTGAATTATGCTCCCATGTATTTTTAATGGCTTTTGCATATCCAAAAACATTTAATCCAACAAGAGGGGCTTCTACTTTGCTTAATTCATCTAAATAACTCTTTTTTTCCTTAGCTTTGTTCTCTATCGTTGTTTTATTTGCTTGAATTTTATTTTTATAATTTATAGTCTCTTGCTCTTGTTCTATGGGATTTAAATTTCTTCCCTCTCTTCTAAGTTTTTCTACATTTAAATTTAAAATCTCTTGTTCTTTTTGTCCAGTATAATCCACTTTATATGTTTTTACTACTGGTTCCGCCCCAAAAATAGCAAATCTACTCGGCACATAAGTAGCGTAATTACTAGGGTCTTCCTGTAACTTATTATACTTGTCTTCTACCGCTTTTATTTTTTGCCCATATTCTTTATCTAGAACAGTTATAGGAGTTGTTTTAGAGAAAGGATAAGGAGTTTCTGGTTTTTGCTCTACAAATTTTTCACTAATAAGTTCAGCTTTAGGGGCTTTTTTCTCATCTCCTAAAAAGAAACTTTTAACTCCTTCAAAAAACCCAGGCTCTTCTTGTTGAGGAGTAACTTTTGGCGCAACATTGGTTTGTTGTACAGGGGTTTGTTGATTTGATACACTAAATTTATTTTTAAAATCATTTGCGTAATTAATAACATCTTGTTGACTAGCTCCTCTTGCCAACATTTGCTTTATATTAGAATCTAATTGCGCTCTTCTTTGTGGGTCTAACATTTTTATAAATTAAATTTATTATTTTTTAAATACAGGGTCTCCATTAGCATCTAATCCTGCGTAATTCCCACCATCTGTTGATGTAGTAGAAGTATTACCTCTATTACCTGTTACTGAGTTTTCAAAATTAGTTTTAAGGGCTCTAATTTCTCCTGTTTTTCCTGTTTTACTTTCCACTATAATAGAAACTGTACCATCATTATTATCTTTAAAGTTTCCTGTAGGTTTATAGGCAGAAGAATAATTTTCTGGATCATAAGTTATTTCCTCTCCTCTTGTATTTATTCCTTTTAAATTCTCTACTTTTGGGAGACTAGTCTTAATTGTTTTTCCTGTTTTATCCTTAGTCATACTGACTGCTTTAGTTAAGAAATTAGAGAGGGCATTAAACCGTGACGTATCATCCATTGGTTTACCATCAGTTACAATATTAGTATCGGTATAATTTACAAAAGATGGTTTAGGTCCTTTTGTAGTACCTGTTACACTGGGAAAATTTGCATTTTTTTCAGCCGCAAATCTTTCAGCATCTCTACCTGCTTCCGCAACTCTTATTCTTGCCCCAAGATCAACCTCTTCTCTAGGCATTCCCACTTTTACTGTAGGAGCAGTTGTACCAAATTTAGCCGCTGAAGACTTAAACATGTTGTTAATAACATCGTCAATAGAGCTTCCTCTAGTTTTCTCATAGTTTCCTCTTCTATTATACCAAGACTGGAATTCAGGATCTTGCATTAACCCTTGTTTAAATGAATTGAAAGCTGTTAATAGTTTACCTGCGGATTTGTCCTCTATAGCTTTTTCTTGTAACCCATATACACCATATTTAACAATAGCAGTTTGTACATCAGGAGGTACTTGTTTAGCAAACTCATCTGCTTTTGTTTGTAAATCGTATTCCTTATAAATAGGATTAAAAGTAAAATCGTTAGTTTCCCCTCTTAAAAATTTTTGATAATTTCCTTCATTTGCATTGTTCCAAGGTTGGTCTGCAATTTCAGGTTTTTCAAATTTCATTTTTTCATAGCTCATAGCATCCTGAGAAGCTTGGACAGCTCCTTGTAAAACAGGGTCATTTTTAGCCTTTATTAAGCTAGTATTCAATGAAGTGAAGTTTGCAGAGTCAGATAACTGAAGCTGTCCCATATTGTCTATAATAGCCCCTAATTTATTATCTAACTGACCTTGTAAATCATCAAATCTTTTATGTAACTTTACTTTTTCTAAAATTGCATCTCTTTGTTTTAATACTTCGTCTAAACGCTTGTTAGCTACTTCTTGAGCAAACTGAGCGTTTTGATTTATAAGCCCCATATTTAATCCCTGGAAATCAGCAAAATCTATATCGGCCCATTCGGGGCTATACATTATTTGCTGGCCTATACCTGCAGAAGAAGGGGAAAACCCTCCTGATGGATTTCTTTGTCTAGCCATAATTATCTTTTATATCTGTTAGCTGATAAAATATTATCTAATAAAGTCCCCGCAATAGGATTATTATAAGAACCTGTATTTCCTAAAATTTGATTTACAAACATTTGTCCTTGTTCTCCTTTAAACATATCTGGTTTAGAAGCCATAATATTTAACATTTCCATTTTTTGATTTTGTTCTTTTTGAGCGTTTTCTCCCATGCTTTTAGAGTATTCTGAATATATCTTTGCATCTTTAACAGCTTTTTCCCCAAATAAGTTCCTTTTAAAGTTCAACATATTTTGCATATTAGTTAAATTCTGGTTTCTAACCCCCATATTACTACCTAATAAATCTTGTTGAAGTCCTTGGGTTTCATTATATAGAGCTACATTTGTCTGATTTAACTTACTTAAAGTATCTCCAAGTTGGTTATAAGCTTGAGCCCCTGCATTTGCAATATTACCTGCTAATGTACTCCAGTCTCCTGTTTGGTTTGCTAAAGCATTTGCAGTGTTTCTTTGAGCTCTTTCGATATTATATAAAATATTTCCTACAGGTACTTCGTTCTTTCTGCTTCTGATATAAGTATCAGGAGTTTCCATTATATATAATGGATTTTGTGCAAGACCTGCCTCAAGTACAGCTTGGTTGGCCCCTAGCCCTCTACCTAATTGACCTTCAAGTAGACCAAAGTTAAATCTATTCTGCATAGGAACTCTTGCCGCAGGAGCTATTGGAGTATTTTCACTTAATATCTGTTGTTCTGCTTTTTGTGCAGGAGTTTGATTTGGCTCTAATTTGGTTCTTACAACATTAGGTACAACTATATTATTTGGATTAGCAGGATCATATCCCCATCCATAAGCTTCATTTAATCCTTGAGATTTCATCCAAGCATCTTTTTCAGCATTTGAAGAAAAAGTTTGAGGTATAAATCTTTGGGTACGTCTGTCCCACTGTGCATCTAAGTTATTACCTGTATTTAATATTTCCAATTCTTTTGGATCAGTAATAACACTATATATATCTTTTAATGCTTCAGGAGATAAATTAGCTACTTGTCCATAAGTTCCTTTATTAGAACTATTTACTCCATATTTTTTTAATTTATTAACAAATTCTTTATTGCCTTGTAAGTCTTGTATAGTTTTCCAAGTAGGAGCTACAGATTTTGCAGTAATATTTCTATTAAAATCAGGGTTTAATTTATCTACAGCTATTTGTCTAATTTCTTGTACTTTCTTTAATGCATCTTGATAGCCTTTGCTATTTTTTAGTACAGATTCCTTTAAATATCCTGGATCTTTTGGATCCACCGTTATTTTAACATAAGCAGACTCTAAATCATTAAATTCTTTTTCTGATAAAACATTTTTTAATGTTTGAAAGTTATCTCTAAACCATCTATAAGCTTCTGGAGAACCAGGGTCCCAAGTACCTCCTTTCCAAGAAGAGTTTTGATAATTATTAAATCTATTTTCAGAATTTGCGTTCGCCCTTTCTTTATCACTAAATGTTCTATTGGGATTATAATTTTTAACCCCTTTAGGTATATACCAAGGCTGGTAAGTATCTAAAGCAACAAAGTTACCTTGTGCATCTAAATATCCTGTAGCAGGTGTTGCCCCAGATATATAACCTTCTTCAGGAGGTACCGATGTAAAATTTCTGTTTCTACTAAAATAATCTGCTGCTGAGTTTACCGCAGTAGGCGTTCCTTCATTACTAATTCCTAGGTTAGAGAGCATACCCACATTATAATCAATAGGATTTCCAAACTCATCTAATTCTGGTCTGTTATATATAACTCCCATATTTCCACGGGTTCCTCCTTGATATTTATTCACCATTCCTCCATAAGCCATCATTTGTTCTTCCATAACAGCTCCCTCTGCTAATTCTTTTCCTGATTTAATTAAATCATTCATTTGTATAGACAAGTCTAAGTAGGCTTTTTTGTTACCTTCTTTTAATTTGTCAGTATCAAAAGCATTTGGAGTAGATTTATTTTGATATTTATTTTTAGCATACTCAGAAATATCTGCAGGAGAAAGTTTTTTACCGTTTTTCTTTCCGTATTTACTCTGATATACTTGTGATAATTTTTTAATATCTTGCTCTGCATTTTCAGGCTTAAACATCTGCATCAATTGTACATACTGGTCAGGAGTAAGTTTATTACGAGCACTTTGAATGTGTGATCCTCCAGGTAATAAATCTGTTACTTCTCCATCTGACATATTTTCGTGAGATGTAGTAGCTTCTACTGACTTAATTGTGCCATCAGGAAGAGCAACTTGTTCTGCCTGTCCTTCAAAAGTTTCTGTCTGTACAGGAATACCTTCTGTCATGCTATTTAACATACCTCCTTCTTCATATATTCTACCTCCCATAGCTTTCTTCCATCCTGCAGCGTTCTTTGCAAAATTAGCCATTTTTACTACGTCAGCAGTATATTTACTTCTATTAGCCATTACTTTATTGGCAGCTTCTTGAACAGTCATTCCTCGTTTAGCCGCCCATTCAGTAAACTTACCTTCATTGGCAGGGTTAATATTAATTCCTCCGCCCATAGCATACATAAAATCATCTTCTTCATACCCCATCATAGGACCTGCTATCATGCCGCCTCCTGGGTACATTGTAGGATAATTGTAATCTGCTTGATAATCCATCATATCACTTCCTACCATACCACCCCCAGGGTAATACGTTGGATATTCTACATATCCCCCCATATTATAAGGATTCTGACCTGCAAGCATTAATTGTTCTACTTCAGGAAGGATTCCCCCATCGGCCCAAGTACCAAATCTTTTGTGCCAATATAATGGAGAAAACGGATCCCTTGCTTTTGCTGAATCTTTTCCTCCCATTCTTGACCAAAAATTATCTCTTCTTTTTTCAGACTTATGTTGTTTGAAATCTTGCATTCCTCTCCATCCGCCTTGAACTACTTTATATTTATCGTCTTTTTTAGCTAAGACTTTCCATTTATGTTTTCCGTCACCTTGTTTCTTTTGACCCACTTTGGTGAATCCCATATTCTTATATCTCTGAGGGATTCCTCCTCCATCTGCATACTCCTCTACTTCCCCGCCCATAGACATGTTAGAGATTATATTTTCTTGAACAGCTTTTGGTAAAGCTTTAAATCCTTCATTATTAATTCCGCCTCCGTTATAATAACTGTCTACCATACCACCCATAGCCATATTAGCTATTATGTTTTCTTGTACAGATTTAGGAAGTGCTTTAAATCCAGGATTATCAATGCCTCCGCCCTCAGCATATTCATCTACATATCCCCCCATTGCAGCTTTTTTCCATTTACCACCTTTTTCTTTATACCATTTAGCAGCAAAACCATTTGCATACGCTGAAGGGTAAACATCATATTTTGATTTAGCAGCAGCTTTAGCCTTACTCCATAATGAAGGATTGGTAGGAACATTTCCTCCATTTGCCATTTCTTCTACCTCCATTTCTTCCATATCAGATTCCTCATCTTCGTTTTCTTGTTGTTGGTATTTAGCAACAATTTCTTTGGCTTCAGGATGAGCTTTGAAAAATGTTTCCTTATTTGGAAACTTTTTGTAAAATTCAGCCTCTGTCTTTACACCTGCTATTTTTAATAATAATTCTTTCATATTAATTTTTTTAAATTTCATCTAGCCATCCACCGCTAGTTTTTTTCTGGGATGATATGTAACCAAAATATTTTCTTTGTTTGTCTGTTGTAAAACTCTTATCGTGCAACATTTTTTTAGCCTTAGTAGGAGTTAATCCTCCTTTACCAAATTCTTGTATATCTTCATACATATAATCAATCATACCTCCGTCTTGGAATCCTATTCCAGACAAGCTACTCATAATATTTCCAAATCCTTTCATACCTGTTGCCCCTCCTTTCATATTACCCATCATTCCTTTTAAGCCTCCCATATTTTTAGCCATTCCTACTCCGCCTTTAATGTTTCCAAATAAACCTGAAGCAGTATCCATCATATTACCAAAATCTTGCGAAGCATTAACCATTCTATTACCTGAAATATATCCTGATTTATCATAATTAGATAAAGCATCTTTTGCTTGAAAAGTTCCAACTGTACTACCTACTCCTTCTCCTACATCTCCTATACCTTGGCCAACCATTCCTATATTTCCTGTAGCAACTCCGCCAATAACTTTTGCGGCACCACTTGTTACATTACCTACACCTCTACCCACAGTATAGCCACCCGTTCTAGTTAAGAATGAATCTCCTACAATATCTTTTGTAACATCTCCTAAAATTGGAACTGTACTCATAATACCTAAATAAGCACCAACAGGTTCTTTTAAAAAGTTAAATGCACCCCAATCTACTTTATCATCTTGAAAAGATTGTCTATCTTTTCTTACTTTTGTATTTAAAAAATCGTTTGCATTGGCAGCCTGTAAATCAGCTAAAGAAGCTCTATTACTACTAGCGTTAAATACTCTAGGAGAATTATTTACATTACCATAACTATCTCCATATATTCCAGCCAATCCTCCTCCATATTGATATTTTCCAATTCTACCCCCATTCATATTCACTAAATCATTTAGATTAACTCCCATATCATAAGGAGTAGTATCGTCAGTAAAATGCACTCTAGGAACTGGATTATAGTTTTCGTGAAATACATTACTTTTATGAATATATTCAGGGTCCCCTACTGGTAACATATCCATACTTCCACCATCTTGATATTTACTTAAATATCCTCCATTTTTTTGACTTAATAAAGACATTCCTTGTAAAATACCTTTACTTCCTGCTCCCCCTGGCAGTCCTCCAAAAACTTGACCAGTTCCATCTCCACTCATTCCTCCAGATATTCTACCAGCTATTGATTCTAAATCTGTATCAAAAAGATTTGAACCAGTTTTACCCTCTGCAAAATTTAAAAGTTTATTATAATCAAACATCTTTTTAGCGTCATCACTCAAACCCTCATAGCCTGTCTTAGGCATACCCATATTGCTCATCAACCCTGTTATCTGGTTAACACCTTGATTTACAGAACCTAATATATTATTAATTCCTGAAAATACACTTGGTTGGTTAATTTGTTCTTCCATGTTTTCAATAGTATCAGGCATAACAGATCTAAAGTAACTGTTATCTTGATACAATTCAGGACCTACACCAAAGCCTTTATAACCTTCTTGATAATCAAGGTAGCCTCCTGCTGGATATTTTTTAAATTTATTTTTCATATCATTATATATTAATCCCCCGTCTTCTTTTTTGTGATTATAATCTATTCTTTCAGATGAAGTTTTTTCTCTTTTAAATTTTGCTTTTTCTGCACTGCTTAATTCCGATGCAGTTTTAGGGGTATCACTACTTATTCTTTTAGAAGGTCTACAAGCTGGGTACCCTTTTCTTTTTTCTCCTTTTTGTCTGCCACATTCCTTACCTGTTTTAACGTCTATCCACTTTTCAGCAAACCATCTATCTAATCCTCCATGTTTTCCCCCATCTTTCATTATAGGTATTTCTGTTACTTGGTCTACAGAAAAGTTGTCATTTACTTCTCCCCCCATTTCAAATTTTTTTAAAAGTGGAGCTGGTCCCCAAGATTTTAACTCTATATCACTATAAACAGGTACAGGATCTTTAGAGTTATACATAGTATTTAAATATTTTACATATTCTGGATTTTGGTTTAATACATTATCCCTTAAATCCATTACTTGCTTTCCATACAAAGGATTTTTTTTCATGTTTATTCCTGTACTTGGAACAGGTACTCCATAAATTTTTTTCATTTTAAACCCATGATAACCTTGTTCTGTACTAGGCTTTACTACTCCAAGGCCGTTGTATACTTGCAACCTAGTGGCATCATCTTTTATACCTAACCTATCTGCTTCCTTCATTTTAGTTATATAAGCATTAGTTAATGCCTCTAAATCACTTCTTGAAGTTAAATCTTCTAATACATGACCAAGATTTTCATCCTCTTTCCCAAACTTAGTTTCTTGAAAAGCTATAGCTGCTAAATTTTTAACATCTTCTATTGGCAGTTTTTTTCTTTTAGCAGATTCTATTATTCCTTTTAAAACTTCTAAATCATATTCTCCAGACGTTATGTCAACATTTGGCCTTATTGGCTGCCCACTTGTAGCTAAAACTTTTCTTTTGTCTTCAATTTTAAATGTTTTAGGGCTGCTTTTTGCAGGGGTAGATTTAGGTTTTGGTTTATTAATTGTTTCAGTAAAAAACTCTTTTATTGCATCAACAATCCCTCCATCAGCATATTCACTAATAGAAAATTCCTCAGAGTAGTTATCTAACCACCCTGAAGAATTAGTTTTATTAAGATTAGCCTTCTTTTTAGCCATTAACGCATGGATATGTTATAGTTAAGGACTGTAAATTTAAGTATAAATTTTAAATTTTCTAAATCTTTATTATCTATATTGACTCTATAGTTAAAGAAATTATTCTCAAGCCTATCTACTTGGGTCCAATCCTTAGCAAAACTTACATTAGCATTAGGGACTGGGAAAATATCTCCATCCACAAAATTAATAGTATCATCTAATACATAATTAGCTAAATTATTGCAATATACAATACCATTTATTATACTGTGAGGCTCATTGCTTAGTACAACATTTTTCATATAATCCTTATCAATAGGAGTTTTTAAGAAAATTTCTCCACTATGTTGTCTACTAGTCCAAACCTGTAAGCTTGTAGGCACTTCATTGGTAATTAATAGCTGTCCGTTAACATTTTTATATGCATCTATTTTCATACCAACATTGTTAAGGGTTGTGTACAATAATGGATGATAAGTGAACACCCCGTCAACTAAAGAAGGGTAATTAACTCCATAAAATTTTCTATAAGAATTAAAGTTATCTTCATGTATATAAAGATTATAATTGTCATCTTGGGTAAAGAAAGTGTCTCTATTCTGAATATATGCCATTGGTAAATACGAATGGAAAGAATAAAAGGCCTTATCTTCTGGATAATAACTGAGGGTAAACCCGTTTGTTTTATCTGTTAGTAAAACTCTCCTATGTCTATAATCATATCCAAAATAAATTTCCACTGTAGATAAATCTGGATTTGATTGAGGTATAATAGGTAAGTTAGTGTTTGTAGAAGCCCCATAAGAATTAAAATAATTATTCCATTGATCCTTAAAGAAACTGTTCATACCATAAGTAGAAATTGCATCTAATTTTCCGCCAGACATTAGATTTAATGTTTGGTTTTTTAAGTCTGCAAAGAAATATCCAGTATTATTTTGAAACCTAAACCTTTTATCTTGCAATCCCATATAGCCTTCATTAGAAGCAAATAACTCCAATTGTTGAGCACTTAGAAAATCATTTGTACCTAAATACACTAGACTATTATCTGCCTGTAATTTTGACTCAAGAGTCAATAGTCTCCAAATATTATCTGTAGTATGTGCATATAAAATTTGACTCTCTTTAAATAAGTTTGTTATTTTTCCTTCTTTATGAGGAAGAGTTACAAAACTATTTTTAAGGAACTTACTGTAATTTAATCTTCCCACTGCTTCATTATCAGCGACTGATATAGCTATTCGGTTGTCATATTCTGCATCACAATCACAAGTTTTATAATCTTTATTTATAGGTTTAAAGAAATTAAATCTCATTCCATTTAACTCATTGTAATCGTTATTTAGATTTATTTTATTATCATGGAAGTTTTTATAAGCATCATTATATTCTACCTCATCATAATTAGTTGAGGTACAATTATCGTTTTGATCTCTACAAATCAACTCGTAAAAATAAGTATTTAAGAAGCAGTCTTCCGCATATTCATTTTTTCTATTAGAAAATAAATAGTATTTACCATTAGATAATTTAGGGTAGTACACTTCATTAAAGTTAGGTCCTTCATATCTTAAATCTAAGTTTACATCTGACTCTGTAACAGTATTTATTAAAGTTACATTTGCTTTTTGAGCAAGATATAAATTTAATAAATAAGAGTCTTTATTTCTTCCTATTATTGATTGAATTGTATATGTAGGGTCTCCTCTATCCATCCAAGCAGCACTATTATCATCTATATAAGAATCTTCTAGCATACCCGTTACCCCTGTTCTTACAAAAGAAAAAGTATTAATATAACTATCACCATAAAACCCTGTCAAAGTACTTTGACCCGCACATCCTTTTAATCCTGTATCAATAAAAAACATTTCCTCAATACTTCCATATTGTCTTGATAAATTATTTTTTATAGATCCATAATAAATATAACCAATGTTACATTCATCTAATATTCCTGGCGCAGTGGTATTATCCAAATAATCATCAAAATAAGAAACCCCTGATGGAACAAAAGGAGCAGTAGCTGTAACAAAAACATCCGAACTACCTACAGTAAGAGGGGGCCCTCCAGTTCTAGTTAAAGTAGTGCTATTAGTAACAATAAATGTATTTGAATTAGATATTACTGATGGAACAGTAGAATTACTTACAATAATTGTAGTACCTACAGGATAGTTGTTGGTGTAACTAACTAAAGTTGTTGAAGTTGCTGTAAATGTTTGTTCTGCTGCATAGTTAGGTATTTTTTGCAACCATAAAAAATTAAATATAGATCCTATTGATGAAACAGGAAAAGTACCTGAGTTTATTTTTGTAAGTTCTACAAATTGTTGTGGAGGAAACCCAGAAATAGGGCCAAGATTTGTAACTTCAAACTCATCTCCTGGTAATAAAGGAGAAAAGACTCCTGGGCTATAAACAAAATATTTTTCATTTAAAATATAATTACCTGGAGATTGAGCATTAAGTCTTATTTTATTACCAGATATTATATTATAACTAATTACTGAAAACCAATCAAATGGAAGAGAACTTCCTCCTGCGCCCGTATAACATTTCTTACTACTTGTATCTGAGTTGAAAAATTCTAAGTTTTTATTAAAAGACAAATCTGACTTTAATTGATAATCTAAATAAACCCCGCTCTCTCTGTAAAAATTAACTAAAGAATATTCAGAGTTTAATATCTTATTTAAGATTACATTATCATTTACATAAGAGTAATTGTCTATACAAATATTTTTAAAGTTATACTTTAAAGATCTATTTTTATAACCATTAGTTCTATCAATAGATCCGTCTGTATTTTGCACATAACCATAATCATAAAAGTTATATATTTGAACTGCAGCAGATCTCAGTCTACCGTCTTTATCTTTAAAGGTAGAAGGGTCTATTACTGGTTCCCCACTATTAGAATTTGTAGTATTTACCCCATTTATAGAGTCTATATAATATCCTACGGTATTGTATTGTTGCTCTATCTTAACATAGTTTACGTTTAATCCTTGTTGAGCAAACATAGTATTTCCCCCATAAAACATAATACCATTATCATAATGTGTACCATATCCACAATTTTTAACAAAATCTTGAATAGGGCTGGAAGTTTCTATAGTCTTATCTCTAAGATTTGAAAAATAATCCCATTTAGCTGCGGCATTAACATTATGTTTAGGGTATATAAAATCTTGTCCATTAAGATTGTTTTTGAACATTTCAACAAACCAACCTTTATCTTGTACTGATTTATTAAAAGTATCTCTTCTTACATATACTACTCTATATCCTGTAACTTTAACTCCTCCCGTTTCTTCTAAAGTAGGCATTACTACCCCTTCTAATTTTATACCTAAAGGATAAATCTCTAAACTATCATATTTACTATCATATCTATTTTTATTGTCCTCAATAGCAAAATCATCTGTAATATTATTATGAAAAGGCTCAATAGTTGAGTCTGGCATTTTAAATAAAGTAATATTTTTTCCTGTAACTTTTTTAGTAATAGGATCAATATCTACAGGATACATATATCCACTTTGTTGTTCTGGGTTTCCTGCACATCTAGGTATAACAGGGTATTTTTCTTCTGACTCAAAGTATCCTAAATATCCTTCAGATCTAATATTGTTAGAATCATTATCAATCGTTCCTGAACAAAAATCTGTCACACTAAGATCTCCTGCAAATTCATTATATGCAGTTCTTTTTGCTGTATTAACCTCTTTCCAATATTTTCTATCATCTGTACAACAAAGAACAGTATCATTAGTTTGAGGGTTTTCTATATTCCAGTCGGGAAAAGGAGTATATTTTTTATTAATCAAAGGAAAGACTGGAGATTCTGACATATCTTCAAATTCCAATACAATTCCTATCATATAATTTTCATCCCTCATCCAAGATTTGTGATGAATAACATGCTCAGGGTTTTTATATCCTTTTGTTCTACTTAAATTTATTCTTCCTGTAACGTATTTTACAGATATATCATTAGCATAAGGCTGGTAATCAACATTTTTAATTCCTCTTACTCCTGCAATTAAAAGTTTGTTATTATAAATCAAACCATGTTTTGCTGATACATAAAAAGCTCTTTTATTTAAAACTTCTGCCAAATCTACAGTTTCAGTAAAAGTAATATCTCCCCCGTAAGTAACTGTAATATTTTGTGAGACAGGTTGCAGTCTTTTAAATATAAAAGAAGTAGATACACCATTAACTGTTTTTATGAACCCTACGTTCATATAAGGATATTTAGTATCTACATTTTCAAATAATAGTACAATACTTTTATTTAAAATTTTAGAAGGATTACCATCAATATATTGAAATGTACCTGAAACACTATCTTCTATTAAAGGAATATTCTCATTAATAATATAATAGTTAGTAGTATTGCCATCAGTATCTTCATACTGAATAAAAGGTCTGTATACTCCTGCATCTACATTATATGCAGAGTTTTCAATAAAGCTTACATCTGCTAAATTAATGCAAGTTTCAGCAGTTTTAAATAACTCTAATTCTTCTATATTTCCAGAACCAGGCCCCTCTTTAAGATACTTAGTTACATTAATATTTCGCACTCTGTTTTTACCATCCCAAAAAATTAATACAATATCTTCACACTCTGTTTTTGTAAAAGAAACTGATTCTAAATAGATATTAAAATCTAACCCTGGGTCCGAATACAAGAGAGTGTAAGTATTTAAATTAGGATCATACAATCCTATTTCATTTGTATGTAAAAATACTACAACTTGATTGAGTTGTTTAATTAGATTAGAATGTAAAACTTTCCCAGGCAACTTGAGTCTAAATGCGTTAGAATATTCTGTGGTGAGAAAATTTTCATCCCCTTCAGAAGATTCTTTCACCATATTCAAAGCTGCTCTATAGGTATCTGCAGGCTGTGCTTCTGGAGAGGCATCTACATTTATACCTTTAGTAAAGGTATAATTTTTTATATCTTGAAAACTTCTTGTTTTATTACTATTTTGCTCTGCCATAGCTTAACTTATTAATATCTTGTAAAACCGTTATTTATTTTTTGTGATTTTCTCTGGTCTAAGCCATGATATTGATTAGGCACCAAAAATTGATTTGTAGCTTCACCCATAGCCCACATTTCTTCAAATGTTTGAGCATTCATGTCTTCTCTCGCTTTAATTTTCCATTTTGAATATTCTCTATCAGCTAGTTGGAAAAAGTTTAAATCAGCACCACTTCTGCTCTTTCTATATTGTATATAAGCAAACTTTCTTTCTAGTGCTGCAATTAAAGCATTTGTATAACTTCCCATATTTGGAACTAACGGAAGACCATCTTCTCCAATTGGTATTCCCAAATACCCAATTAATAAATCCGCTTCTTTAAAGTCTGTTATAATATATCCATTATCTATGGTAAAAAAATGTGAAGGGTGTAAATGAATCCCCAATTCTCTATAATTTAAAAGCGATACTTCATTTTTTTGAGGTTGTAATACTATCCATCTTCTTGGGTCCGTAGTGTACCATTGCGTAAAATCTTGTACTGTTGCAAACTTGAAACCTTTTGCTTGCTCTAGATTATTGATAAATAAATATCCTGCAGTTTCTATATAGTTTTGTTCACAATTACAATGTTTATCTTCAGGGCATTTACAAACTCTTTTATACTCCCATGTACAGTTTTCATTACCTGGCTCTTGTCTAATGTACTCTGTCAAGAAAAAAGCTTCTTCTTGAGGTCGTATAGGTTGTGCCAATACATATAAAGACTGTCTAAATCCGCAAGGAAGCTGTGCTTTGTAATTTCTTATTTTAAGCTTCTGTACTCGTTCTTTATATTGCTTATAAGTCCCAATATCGTTATAAGCATCTAAGATCCACTCAGTGAGTAGATCTTCGTTAAAGTTTAATTCTGATACTGCAATTTGTTTCCAGTTTTCAATTACAGTGCTTATAGGTACTAATTCTATATTAATCATCGTTTATTATTTTTTTAGCTAATTCTCTATTTAAAAATCTATATGGTTTAAAGCTATAATACTTTGTTCTTATGCTTTTTCCCCAAGATATTTTATATCTAACTCTATTTGAATGAAAATTTGTATAGTAGATAGTTTTACCTAATTTTTTTGTCATTCCAAAATCTACTAATTTCTTATCAGATTTATAAGCAGTTAAATAAAATATCCCCAATCCAGAAAGACTCACTCTGTTTCTATAGATGAGTCTTTGTCCAGCAACTTTAAATATTTCTTCTACAACTCTTTTATATGTTTGCTTATCCTCAAATTTGCTATCCTTTGCCGCTTGAGTTAGAGAATAAAAAGGTTTTGGTTTATTACTTACCCTTCGCATTATTTAAAGTATCGTCAGTTGTACTATCATTTGTAACATCCTTCTTAAAGTAAGGATATACTTTCATTATCATTTCATTCATAATAGAATACATAGTTGTAACTAGTCTGCTATCTAAAGGAAACTCTGTGTCTAATAAATCACAAACTGGGCCACATGTAGCTTTAATTACTTCGTCATCATAAAATAATCCTTCAATTTTTATCCATTTAGGACTATTTAAATCTGGTACAAATAAATAGTTGTTTTTAATCAAATATTTAAAATCACTTTCTTCAATAAAAGAATATCTTTTAAATGAGTTAGAAGACTCCGATAGTATTCTATTGTAAGTATCTCCCCTATCATTATACACTTTGTTAATCATGTTATTGATAGTTTCAGGTATAGGGTTTTTTGATTTCAACCACTTGCATCCTGAAGGAAGCTTTTCACAACATTCGTTAGTATCTGCTAATTGAAGCTCAACACATTCTAAAGTTTGTAAAGCTAAATTATAATTAAACCTAGGGTCATTTAATCTATCATATATTAATCTAGCTCTAGCTAATTTCATTAAATGATAGATATATTTTGTAGGAAAATCTGTGTCATCTGTAGGAAGACCATGATCTATAGGCACCCTATACCCACTTATAATTTCTCTTATTGTCATAATGTTTTATTTTTAATTATACTGTGCTTCTAGCCAATTTGTATAACTTGTTAAAAAAATTTGATAAGGCATATTTCTAAATTTGCATAAAGGGTGAGAAATAAAATACCTATAAATTTCTACTAAACTTATAGTGTTTTCTCCCATATCAACATTGACTTGGTTATTATTTATATTTCCTCCTGTAGAATAAAAAAAAGTTCTCATACTACTATATAAATATGTGAGTTAACCTTGCCACTTGTCCAAACTCTTTATGGTGAATAAATCCTTCTATCGCCTTTGGTACTCCTGTATACCCATTTCTATGATGCCAGCTATCTGAAGCACTAGGACTTCTTAAACTTTCAATTGTTACTCCTATATGGTCCTTAGAGGTCTTGTGGTGTACATGGTGAGTATAAATATATCTATGCTTGCATTCACTCCATTCTTTTGATTCGTGGGCCATTAACAAAGGCAAATCATTTTGTTTTGCTCCATCCCCATGAGTTGTACCTATTAGGTTATTATGATACTTATAATACTTTCTATGTGCAATAGAGCAATCAAAAGTAATATTATCACAGTTTCTAAACCAAGTCTTAATCACATCTGCTAAGAAAAAGCCGTTAGTATAGTCATGGTTCGATGGGTTGAATGTAAAATGAACATCTGCCACTGGTATTAGCATCATTAACACATCTACATATAGCTGCTTTGCTACCAAGAAATTAGAATACCACATACCATCAGTGTCTTGTGGAGTACCGCTTGTTGTAGTTCTCCTTGGATTATCAGTGTGCAAAATATCATTTCCTGCTACAAAAATAATTTGGTCAATATTAAACCCTGATGTTTTATCCAAAATACCTTGTACCCCTTTTAAAACTCTTTCTACCGCAATATTTACATTATATTCATCCCCTGTTTCAAAAGCCATAGCTAATTTACCGATATGAATATCCGCAGGATCTATTATCAATAGATGGCCCTCACTACTAGGGGTTCTTTTTATTACAGGAAAAGAAGGAGAAAAACTTTGTAAATCTTCTATTAGTTCATTATAGAATCCATCTTCTTCTTTTTTCTTGTATAAAGGATTAGTAAAGAACATTGAAGCATCTTGTGTTTTTAACCACCCATGCTTTACATCTTCTACAGGCAATCCTAGTTTTTTACTTTCTTGGTAGATAGCATTTAATTCTTTAACTGTATCCACCATCTCTGTAGGAACCCATACATTAGTCCCTTCATTTATTTTTTCTTTTACAAAGGAATTTTTTCCTGATTGTTTCAGTAAGAAATTTAATTCTTCTGGACATAGGTTAAACCCTTCTCTGTTTAGTCTTTTAAGTAAAGTTTTTTTACTCGGTCTTCCAAATTGTAGATAATTTTGATTGTTTTCTCTCCAATTTAAAAATTTATTTATTGTTTTTTGTGCTATCATTATTATAATTTTTATGCAAAAGTAATACTTTTTTTATTTATCGCACATATTTTTTTACAAAAGTAAAAAAAAATTATGATTTTATTAGTTTTTATAAAAAAAATACCCCTTGCTTAAAGGGAATCAGCAAGGGGTATCCGATAGAATTGCTCTATCTTTATATTTATCTCACGCAAAGATACTACTTTTTTTTTAATTAGAAGAAAAAAAATGTATTTTTTGTGATTTTTTAACATAATTATGGCATATTACTAGAACATAAGTTATAGTATATATATTTAGAAAATAAAAGGTTCTCCCGAGAAAAAATCTAGGCAATTTGAATACTTTGCAATAAACGCATCTATCTTGTTTCTATTGGTAAGTTCGTTCATAAAACTCCATATACATTTCTGTACTTAGGAATATTTACTATCGTGTATTTTATAGGAAATTGGGAAGCCCAATTCTTACGTCTTTTGATCCTATTTTTTCCTCTCCTTCCCTAAAGGTATCTAAATTGTTAATCCTCGGAGGTCCTTACTTATTTAAAACTATCTAGTGAAATCTTATGAACCAGGGTTTCCCCTCAAACGTCAGGCACCAGAAATTTGTCTCAGTGAGATAAATATTCTGCAAATATACCTCTTTTATTTTATTTGTCAATAGTTTTATTTTATTTTTATTCCAAAAGCAATACCAACACCAGGCTGTATACCTTGTGGGGTAAAGGATAGAGTTGGACCAGCTATTAAAGAAAATTTATTTCTTGCCTGCAAATATTGTATATGTTTCACTCTAACTGTATCCCTTACAAGCATTGTTTTGATTAAAGTATCTGATTTAACTATTACTTTATCACAGTTTGTAAGGGATGTTTTTAGGGCTACTACTAAGCTGTCACAAACAGAATCTTTACCTGCAACATATCTTTCATCTATCTTATATACAATCTCTTTGGATTTAATGTAATGATCTTTCACCACCTCTCTTTCCACTATCAATGTGTCAACTTTTCTAGACAAACTGTCTTCTAGTCTTTGTATAATAGCTTCATCTTTGGCAATAGTGTCTTTTGAAATCCACATATATACTCCTAGTAAAACAATAAGAATTATAAATAAATATTTCATTATTCTGCTTCGTTTTCTTCGTTTTTATTAGATTTTATAATGCTTGTAATTTTTTCTGTAGCGGCAATACCAAATGAACCTAACACTAGTACTTCAAAAGCATTGAATATAAATTCATTTACAACAAGCTCTTTTCCTAAATATCCTGTAACAATATCTACAATTGCGAATAAAGACATCATAATAAATGCCAGGAATCCAATAACAGATTTCTCATTAATTGAATTATCATCGCTAAACATTTCTCTAAAAAATTTCATAGTTTTATTTTTTAAGTTTTTGTAGTTTTAATTTATTTATAAGGAACATAACTTGTTTTACCGTTAACTTTTACGGCTTTAAGTATTTGGTTTCTTTGTTTACCAGTTGATTCATAAGAAACATGAACCCAATCAGGATTTTTATCTGTACCAAATTCCCAAATCATTTGGTCAAAATTCAAGTTATCTTTAATGTAATGGAATACTTGAGCATTAGTAACTCCACTTGAGCTACCATCCATATCAATATCAATTGCTTCACCTTGACAATGTTGTGAGGTTAAACTACCGCCAATAGCTTGGTTTAGAGCTTTGCTTCTATATCCACTAGATATAAAAATAGGAACATTAAAATGCTCTCTAATAGGCTCGAATATTTTTTCAGCCAATAATTTAAAGTTTTCAATATGCTCAGGAGTAGGCATGTTGCTAACTCCTTTTCTTTTTGCAGTTTCTGATCTTGTAACTTCCGCTAGATCTAAATGTTTTGATAATTTCATGGTTTTATATTTTAAGGGTTTTAATTTATTTGATTAATTGTTAATATTGCTGAATAAGAACTAGGTGTAGGGTTAACTGCTTCGTAAGATTTCATACTTATAGTTTCAGAATTTGTTGTGGCCCATACAAGTTGAAAATAATCATTTGCAATAGCTTCTACAAAATAGTTAAATGATACTGTATTACGACCATTTATCTCATCATATCTAATTGGTATTGTTATATAACGAGCAGTTCCTGCTATATCAGCAATAGAATCTTCTCCATTTTTTCTTAACCAAATAGACACATCGTTAAATTGTGTACTTATATTTTCAAATTGACAACTAAACTGTATATTATATTTTCCAGAATTTAAAAACCTAATAAGAGTTTTATTTCCTAATAAATCAAGTTCTATATTAATCCCCTGTTCTGAAATATCTGCCGTATTAAATTTAATTCCATATCCTTCAGTATTAGTAGCCGCAAATTGACTTTCTTCATTTTTCCAAGAACCATAAGACTTTGAAATTGCACCTGTAATATAATTATACACCGCACTTGTGCTTGGATAGCTTACATCACTTATTTCTTCGGGAATTATTACAGTAACTTTATTTGCTACATTCTCTGGTGTATATCCTAGTGCGTAAGTAACATCCCCACTTTCTAGATATACATCTCCCTGTCTTTCATTAAAAGAATTTACTCCAACTTCTGGGACTTTATTAATCCAAGTTTGAGTAACACTGTCATAAGACATTACATCTCCTTCTTCTAAATTATCAAAAGAAATTCCTTCTACATCATTTAAATTAGGAGTGGATAAATTATAAAATCTATTATTTTGAAAATCCCATCCATAAAATTTACCTTCTGGGTTTAGATAATAAATAGTATCATTAAACCCTTGATTAGGTAAAAAATTTAAATAAGTAATTGTCATTAATTATTTATTTTTTGTAGTTTTCTTTATTTCTTGAGTTCTTATTAAAACTTCTTTTAAGTTTGTCCAAATGGAGAAACCAAAGATAGCTTTTATATTTTCATCAATACTTTTTGCCTCAACAAAGCACAAAGACAATGTTATGAATTTAGTTAGTAAATAATCATTCTGATAGTGTGCCTTAGTGAACTCATTTATCAAATTGTAATCTATTGTAAAGAATGTTATTACTGTTAATTGATATAGTAAAAACTTGCTTATAATAACACTTGCTTTTCTAGACGTGACAGACTCCCATCCTTCTTGTTTAATTGCTTTTGTAATGCCCAATATAGTATCTAGAGCAATCATAGCTCCTACAGCTAATAATAAACCCGCTATCGGAGAAAAAAACGTAATTATGGACATTATGAATGCATTAAAATACTTTCCCATTATTTCTTAGTTATAAGATTAAATACTTTTAACGCTGCAGCATCATTATCCTTTAAATAAGCATACTTTGCTTTTAAGAACTCTAACAAACTTTCTTCTGTAAATTTACTCATAATTAATTATATTTTCTTATATCTAAAATTGTAGGTATAGTGCTCCCAATAACATCGTCTGAAGGAATTCCGTTCTTATATGAAGTAATTAGAATTGAATTAATAAAAATAGGGGCTACTTGGACTAAAAAAGTATCAGCTCCATTAGTAAAAGTGCCTCCTAATATTGTAGCATAATCTGAGGGGCTATTAAAAATAGGTTTGTCAAATACCACTGCATATTCTCCAGGATTTATATAACTATATGTTGCTGTTACTTGTAAACCATTACTAAACAAAACTTCTACTGTAGGTTCAATTGCTGCCCCAAATTGTTTTAATGAAACTGTGTAAGAAGTAAAATTGTCTAATCCACAACATTTATATATTAAGTTATACAGTCTTGTACCAGCAGTTCTCCCAAATAAAATAAAGAGGTCTTTTTTGCTTAATAATTTTTTTTCTAAAAATGCCATTATCTATTTATTTATCAGTCTAATATGTTTTGTTTAGTATAAAAATATCACTATAAATATTATTACCTGCATTATTGGAACCCCATTGAACAGTTACATCTAATGTATTGTTTATTGTAGTGTTAAATGTAGTATTGTTAATTACATTAAATGCAAACCCTTGTGTAGTAGCATTATTTGTTTTAGTATAATGAAAACCACCTAACGAAACTATTGAAGCCACTCCTACACCTCCTACTTGTCTAATTGTAAAATCTATGTTTAAACTCCAGACATCATTTATAATTGAATTTGTCAAAGCCTGTACACCACTATCTAATAGTATAGTTCCATTTGTCTTTACCTTTATTCTTATAGTTTGGTTATTAGCAGCATTCATAACTCCACCAAATACTGCTCTAAAACTATCGCCAACTTGAAATCCATTTGCAGGTACACTTAAAGTTCCAACGCCACCGTTAATTAAAGAACTTTCTACTGTTGTTCCTGAAATTATTGTACTATTACCAGTTTGTGCAAATAATCCTGGCATACCTACAGGTCCTGGAACACCTTGTATTCCCTGAATACCTTGAGGTCCTTGAGGACCAACAAATGAATATGTATTCCAATAAACCCCTAAAGTAGAAGGAGGAATTAATGCATCATTGTTAGCTATACAAATATAATAATTACCAAGATAGTTTACAATATCTCCTATTAAATATTGATTTGTACCTATTCTTGTTGGGTCCCATTCAAATCCTGAAAGTCCTTGTGGGCCTTGTGGACCCTGTGGTCCTTGAGGACCTGAAGCTGGTACCCAGTCTCCTTGTTGATTTAAATATAGAGCTATGTTTCCTAAAGAACTTATACCTAAGCAATCTTTAATCATGCAACAAAAATTAGCACAACTACTATATAGTAAGTTATATAATTTTCTTCCTGCTTTATATCCAAAAAGTTTTATAATTGCTTCTCTTGTCATTTTTATTTATTATACTGATAATACAAATAAATCACTACTTGGAGTTGCTGCCCCTACATAAAATTCTGGCATTTCAATTTCTCCAAAAAATACACCTTGTAAAGTTGCTTCTGCATACATTTCTGCAAATGTTCTATTATTTGTAGTAATAGTTGAAGGAGTTCCTCCTCCAGGAATAACAATTGTATTACCTTCAAGATCTGTTATTGTAGTGTCTGGAAAAGTAATTCCAGGAAAAGCTGTAACATTTAACCATAAATTAGTATTTACAGACTCTAGGACTCCAAATTTATATACTTCTTCTGTAAGAATCATATCGGTAGGATTACCACTCCAAGAAGCAGGAAAATTCCATTTAATTCTAGCTTTTTGTACCCAATCTAAAAATTTATATCTATTATTAGGTTTAACTTGAAAAGCATCTAAAATTACAGTTTGATCTTTATCAGTAATTAATAAAGTTTTATTTTCTTCTGATAGAAAATCTATAAAATAATCAGTGGCTAATTTTATATATTTTACTCTAAATTCATTCATTTCTTTATATTTTATTTTTTATTTACTTAATTATTAATTAAAAAGTATAACTACTAGCATCAACTACTTTTGGAATTGCAGTAACTAAAGGTGCATATATTACTGAATTAAAATTTGAATTAAGTGCTGGACTTGCACCTGTATTTAAAAAAGTACCAGAATCTATCCAAAATTGTGTACCATTAACAGAAGTTCTAATGCCTGTTGATACATTATTTAAATCAAAAGTGCAACCAGCAAAAGTAGAAGTATTGCCATTGTCTTCCCAGATATAAATTCTTTGTGAAGATGGATTTGCTAAAGCATAAGTTGTATTAAATATAAAAGTACAATTTTCAAAATTACCAACTCCATTATTCCAACTCTCTATTACCCTATTAGCTTCTATACTTACTTGATATAATGTAACTTTACTTGATACATTATAAACGCCAAGTGAAGGAGTATTATAATTATAAGATGTAACTTTACCACCAGTCATTTTAAAATTACTTGCACCTGTAATACAAAAATATTTATTAATATATTCAGAGTTATTATTTTGATTTACAATATTAACATTAGAATTGGCTGTAAGATTAAAAGCTGTTTGAAAGCCTTCAATACAATTTGTACTGACATTATAAAGATTTTGTACATAAAGAGTACTTTGTTCAACTAAAAAAGCAGTACTTTGTGGTCCCCCAGAATTTCCATTTCTTATAGGAGTGTTAATTATGGTACCAGTACTATTTCCTGTTAAAACAAACAAAGCTAAAGCACTAGGATTTGTAAAATCAACAGAACTTTCTGCTAAATATAAACTTGAATCTCTTCCTATAAAAAAATATCTATTTACTGTATATGAGCCCCCTGATATAGTAATATTTCCTTGTCTTTCAGCATAAAATACAGGAGAGTTATTTACTGTATTTGAATCTACAAATATACAATTATTTAATTGTAAACTAGCTCCTTGTGCTGCAACAAATAATGTTGATGAACTAGAATTGTTAGTTATTTTGACATTTGTTAAAGCAGCATGTGCTCCTGTAGCATATAATCCTATTATAGGAACATTATTTTCAGAAGCCAAAGTTAAATTACTAAAAGAAATAAATCCTGCTGAAAAACCATGTACTCCTTCTCCAGCGGACCCTTTAAGTATAACATTATCTTTAACCCCTGACAAAGACTCTACATATAATACATTTTTGTCAAGCAATAATGTATCAAATTCATATTGAGAATTTAAAATATATGTACCATTCTCTAATCTTAAAGTAATATTAGAATCATCAAAATGATATTTTGATAATTCAGCTAAAGCAGTGTTAATATTATTAAAAGGAGCAGTTTGACTTGCCCCGATAGTTATAGTAGCACTTCCTTGCCAAACAGGTTGTTTATCACTTATTAGTTCTTCTAAATCAGTATACCAGCATTTAATAGTATTCCAAATATTATTTAGAGCGACAGTTAAAGAGGATCCTGTAGCAACAATGGTTGCAGTATTATCACAGTTTCTTATATTTGCCCCATCATATTCTACTGTAGTAGTAGTTGGAGTGGCAGCACATTTAACAGTATCCCAAAGTTGAGATAAGAAAGTGTTAAAGTTAGTTCCTCTAAATATATAATCATTGTCTGCACAATCTTTTAGATTGTCTCCTGTATATATTAAACAGTTAGTAGATTGTAATCCACAAGGACATTCTTCTGTAAATTGTTCAGTAGCACAAGTGCAAGTAGTTGTACAATTGCAAGTAGGAGTTACTTGAGTACAACTTTGGCACTGGGAACAACTTGAGCAATTACAGTTTGGATAATTATTACACATATTATTATTATTTTTTATTATTATTTATTATGAACAACCTAGCCACTGGATAGGAATAGCTTGTATATGAACAGGTTGGGTGTTTATGGATTGAACACTAGAATTTATAGTACTTCCTGTAAATGACCCAGTACCATTACCTGTAAATGTATGAGAGTGTAATCCTGAAGATCCTATTAATTTGGAGGAAGTATGACAAGCACCACTTGCTAAACCCTCTTGATCTATACCCGCATTTCCACCACAAAAATCATCATTACCGAAAGGAATACCGTCAGTACAATTTCCACAAAAATTATCCTCATCTGCATCATTAAAAATCATTCTATGCTTATGATTACCCGCCTCATTTGTAGTACCTGTTACGGTAAAATTAGCATTGGTGGTAAAAGATACAGGTGGAATATTTTGAGCACCTAAAGTTACTGAATTATTACCACTAGGAGTTGTAATTGCACTAGGGCCATATTTTATAAAATTATTTAAAGCATTTATAGTTGTATATGTAACTCCTCCTATAGTATGAGATTGTCCATTAGCTATAGCCCATCCTGCTACAGGACCATTAGACAATCCTAATCCAGTAGGCCCAAAATCGGTAGGTAAACCAAAATAAGGTAATATTGTTTTTGGAGGAACAAGCCCATTTACTTTAAAAGTTTTTAAACTAGGTGTTTCAGTTAAAGTAACTCTACTTGGATCACAAGCGGTAACTGTAACAGGTTTTGTTAATGCTAAATTATTTACTTGATTTTGTAAAGTAGTTAATTGAGTATTTAATATTTGTAATTGAGTACAATAAGCAGACTCAGTATCTAATATACTTTGTAATACTGTTAATAAAGAAGTTTTAGTTAAATTAATACAAGGACTATTTTCTACTAAACTTGACATATCTAATTGACTTTGTAGTAATCCAATACAATTATCAAACTTAGCAATTACAGATGTAAGCAACTCTCCATTAGTAATAGTATTACCATTACAAATAATTAAATCTGGACCTGAATATTGAATTAATCCAGTGTTACTTTCTAAAGGGTTACAATCTACACACATATTGTTTTAATTAATTTACAAACTTATAAATAAATTTTATCTTTTTAACTATTGTTTTCTATTAAATGAGTAATTGGTTTTAAGTTTAGACATTGCAAAGTAGAAAAAACCTCAAAAGGAACATATTCATAAGCAAAGGTTTCAGTATACAAATAAGATTCATTAGAAAAGATTTCATTATTAATAGCATCATACTGGAAATTAAAAAATCCTAAATAGTTTGCTTTTTCTAATATTTCTAATACTTTTGCTACATCTGCTACAGTATTTATTTGACAATTTATCCATAAAGAATAAATATAAAACCCTTCTGTATTAGGTATTGGAGGTAATTCAAATCTAAATTCTTTTGAAGTGTCAACAGTTTTAGTAATTGTTTTCACTATTAACTCAACTTTATTACCAACAATTTTATTGAATCTTTTTATAGTTTTAACGGTACCCTCTTCATTGCTAGTACAACTAAAAAATAACTTACTCATTTCTGGTAAGTTAAAGTTATTTTCTAATAATTGCTTTATGTAAATTAACTTTTGTAGTTTATCCTTACAAACTTTATATCCGTAAGTTTCTGATCTACAGAAAGATTGCACTAATTTTGAAATTTGAGCATCTAAATTACACAATAAATCTTTATAAGTACTTAATGTCATCTTTTTATTTATTTGCAGCCACAATCAATGTTTAGCACCTCTAATTTGTATTGAAGGCATTCATATATTTCCGTGGCAGTTTCTTTTTTACAAAGACTGGCAGAAGATTTTAATCCTTCTCTATATAGTTTCAAAGTCTCAATATCTCTTGTTTCTTGTCTTAATTTACCTGTACAATCATTTTCATTGCAACATTTATTTTGTAAAAGATCTAAGGTTCTTTTATCAATAGTGCAGTCTAATTGGCATGTATTAAAATAGCAAAAAGTTTCGCTATTAGTTACAATAGGGCTATTAGGCTCTAATTGCTGCTCAACCACTAATTCTAAAGTATAATAGCCTTCTGCTATATCTTGTAAATATTTACTAAGATTAGTTTGTTGGCCTAGATTTTTAGCATTTAAAATAAGCTGGCCTTCAAAAGGAATTAATAATTTTATAGTTTCAGTTTGACCTGGAACTAATATATTAACATAGGTAGATACAATATTGCCTAATGTCAAATCGTACTCAGAAGTATTATTTACATAAATATACTTGCAACTATGCTGACTAAATTCTAAATTTAAATTCATTTTATTTATTTTTGAAACTTTCGTATAAGTTTAATATTTCTTCTACAATTGGATCTCTATGGTTAGTTTTTAAAACAATTTTACTAAATTTTTTCAACCCTTGTTCTTGTAAAAATTCTAAAAATTTTATTCCTGATGTTACTCCTTTACTTAAATCTATTTGATTAACGTCTCCACATAACATCATCTTGCTTCCTTTACCCAATCTCTCCATCACCATTTTTACTTGGCTTTCAGTAGTATTTTGCACTTCATCCACTATAATTACAGCTTCACAAAATGTACTTCCCCTCATATACGCAAAAGGTTTTATTTGTATAGACCCTTCCTTTATCATGTTATCTATCTTATCTTTTTTATACAAAGCATAAAAATTTTGATAAATAGCTTGCACATAAGGATCTAATTTATCTTCTAACCCTCCTGGCAAAAAACCTAGTTTTTCTCCTGCTTCTAAAGCGGGCCTTGTTATTATAATGTGCTTAACTTGTTTCTTAAAAAACAAATCTAAGGCTACTTGACAAGATACTAAAGTCTTTCCACTTCCTGCTTTTCCTGCAATATATGTTATACTATTTTCTAGTATAACAGATTTTGCTTGTTTTTGTTCCTCATTTAAACTAACTTGGAACCTTATATTTTTTTCTCTTTCATTTGCAAAGTCTGGCATAAATATAATTTAGATGTATTGCAAATATGAGAATTAATTTTGAGTTTACTAAATAAAAGTTTGAGTTAATTCTCCGTTTAAATTATATATAACGTGTAATTTATTTTTATTTTCTGGTATATAAGTTGCAGAGATTAATTCAAATGTATTTTTTTTATTTAAAGTTTTTTCAAAACTAGCAAATGCACTAGAAGCTGCTTTTTTATCTGCTGCTGAAGGAGTGCTTTCTACTCTTTCAATAGTAGTTTTAACTAATTTAGTTTCTTCATTCTTAGTTTGAATGGCATTTGGAGTTATTTCTACCCAATTGTTATTTTTTAATTCTAAATATTTCATGTTGTTATATATTATTTGTTGTTGAACCTAATCCATAATTAATAGGGTTGTTAGTTGCATCTGTACAATAAATAGCTGTACCTGGGCCTGCTGGATTCATACCTTTTGTATAAGCAGCATATCCACCCATTCCACTTTGTGAACCTCCTATCCATCCTCCAAGACCATTACATACACAATAGTAAAAAGTACCATTAGCAAAATTAGTACCAAAAGAGTTTTCATCAGCAACACAATTAAAATATTGTCCTCCTGCAATTAAACTAGGCCAACCTTGTAAACCTGCACCAAATGAATTTATTCCTGCTCTACAATTTTTATAAGTACCATTTGCTTGGTCAGCACCAAAAGATTCTATACCTGCTGTACAATTTGTAAATACAACATCAGTTGCTACAATTCTAACTCCAAATGAAAAATCTCCTGCTTTGCAATCCGTAAAAGTAGTACTATAAATTTCAGAAACTGTACCTATATCAGAAGTTTTTCCAAATGAATTTTCATTGGCTTTACAATTTCTAAACGTACAACCTTCAATATAAGTACCAAAAGAACCTTCTTCTGCAGTACAATTAATAAAATTACTGTTCATTAATGTAGAAATTCCATTTGTTCTTCCGAAAGAATAACTTGTAGCACTACAATTGGTTAATGTTGAAGAGTTAATACTATTATTAGTTCCAAAAGAATCTCCAGAGTTAGATTTACAATCGGTTAAATTACAACCTAATAAATCATGATAACCAAAACTACTAAATCCTGCTGTACAATTTTTTAAGTCACAACTAGATAATGTATATCCAAATGACCAATCTTCTGCTGCACAATTTTCTAAAGTAGAAGCTGCTAAAATTTGTCCATTATCAGCATCTCCAAAAGAATATAATCCTCCTACACAATTTTTAAAATTACCTGCAACATCTCCGCTTGTACTAGGATTAGAAAAGTTATAATCTCCACCAATTATATTTTCAAAATAATTATTACTATAAGCACTATTAATTGTAATAGCTTGACTACCTAAGTTAAACCCTTTTATAATAATATCTGAAGAATCCACTATAATAGCAGTATTACTGCTAGAACAAGTTAAAAATACATCTGCATCTCCTGTTAGTGAAACTAAATCTATATAAGGAGTGTCCATTTCTAAAGAATCAAAAAAAGTATACTTTCCTGGAGCTACTAATACAGTCATTCTGTTAGTATCAGACAAAAGTTGCCCATTTGGAGTAACTGTTTTTGCAAAAGCTAATTTGTCTACTAATTCAGTACCATTACTAAGAGTATTCAAAAGATTACCATAAACTACTATATAATTATTACCTTTTAGTTGATCTTTTGCTTCTAGTTTATCAATAACTGATACATATAAACTATTTCCTAAGTCTGAATTTGTTATTAATGTTGCCATTTTTTATATTTTTATTTTATTATTATTAATATCCCCACCCTAAAGTATTTCCTGCTAAATCAAATAGTTCCACTGTAGTTCCATTTGTGTTAGTAGGAAGTATATATCCTATTAAGTTACCCGCTAAATCATTTAGCACAACTGTTGCTTCAGGACAAATAGTATTATTAGGAAATATGTATGCAATATGATTGCCTGCTAAGTCTAATAAATCAACTGTAGCATTTGCTAAATTACATCCACCACAAGACACTAATCCACAACAGATTAGCAAATTAGTTACTATTTTGTCAAAGTTCAAAGTTTCAATAGTAGCTTTTGGTCTAATTTGACCTCCATCTATCCACCATTGAAAATCAGTTGAATCTACACAAAGTGTAGTACCTGCTTTACAGTTATATATATCCAATATAAGCTTCGTAAGAGAAATAAATTTATTATTAGGTCTTTTATTAGATTTAATTATATATGCTTTCTTTAAATAGGTATTTGAAGTAGCATCACAAGTTAGACTATAGCAATTAAATATATCACATAATATATTGCTGAAACTGGTATAGCCTGCTAATTTAGCAGCCTTACCTTGTCCCTTAAAAATTGCTTCTGATATTATGTACATGCAGTCTATTTATTAAAAAGTAACAGTGTTTACATCTGCAGTTAAATCTGCCTGAACACCAGCACTAGGTTGGTCAGAAGTTTGTTGACTTGAACTATTCCAAGTACCTTTTGGTAGAGTACCTTGTAAGAATAATCCCCCTAAAATATCTAATCCATCAGTGTTAAACTCTTGACCAGAAATATCTATATAAGAAGTTTCTATAGGTAGAGTAGTTATTGAAAATAATTGAGGATTAGCTAAGAATGTAAAGTCTAGTATTTCTGCACCAGAAATAGATGCTGCAAGGTAATCTCCTTGTTTTGCAAAATTACTTACAACTGGAGTTCCATTACCCATAGCAACTAATAATGCTAGGAAATCAGCTTCACTTGCAACTCCTGCTGTTGGCCAACCTTCTGCGTATGCTCTAAAATTTAAAGGAGTACATGTATTAATAATACCACAACAATTTAAAACTTTTTCTATAATTGGTGTAAAATTAATAGTTTCTATAGTTTTTGCGGGTCTAATTACATCTGTAGTAATCCACCATTGAGCACTTCTTGACCCTGGACATAATGTTGTACCTGTAAAACAGTTATAAACATCTAACACTAATTTGTTTAGAGATTGCCAATTAGCTCCTGGTTTTTTTCTTCCGTAAAGTAAAGAGGATTTTCTTAGAAAATAATCTGATTTGCTGGCAAGTAGTCCATTGCAACAAGTTATACCAAAACAAGAGAATATGTCTCCCATTAAGTCGGACATATTAACAAAAGCTCCTTGATTTACAAGTTTATGTTTTCCTTTATAAATTGTCTCTGAAATAATATTAATTCTTTTCACGTTTTTATTTTTTTATTAAATTTTTTATTTTAATTATTTAATATTAAGGAATTATTGTACAGTTTTTAGTTAGCAATATAGCCTCTAAGTTTGTTCCTGTAACAGAATTCACATTTCCTGTTAAATTTACACTACAAGTTCCTGCAAAACTAGGTTGAGCATTTGCCCAAGGCTCACTAGCTGTATATCCTGCAGTAGTCATTTGGTTGCTGCTTAAAAATAAAAATTGCAACGAAACAGGCAACGCAATACTAGGATTAAAGTCTACTATTTGGTTAAAACTTAAATATAGTTCTATTAAACTACTAGGCAACGCAATGCTAGGGTTGAATGTTACTATTTGGTTGTTGGCTAAATATAGTTCTTCCAACGAATTAGACAATGCAATACTAGGATTAAAAGTTGTTATTTGGTTAAAACTTAAATATAAACGTCTCAGCCCGTTTATAACTCCTATTTTCTCTACATTTACTATTGTGTTATAACTTAAATTAAACTTAGTAGCATCTGCTGTTAAATTACATTGGATTCTATCACCTGTTTTTACAAAATCTGTAATAACAATGTTTGTGAAGTCATTTGCGCTAAAATTACCTAGACTATCATACCCGTTTGTTAACCATTGCTGAAAAGTAGCTTGATTTGTAACGGGATAAGGATTAAGACTATTATCTAATAATATACTCCAATCCATAGTTAAATCAAAATTGTAAGGTGAACTTACAGGTGCACAACAATTTAATATCTCACAACAAGTGAGAACTTTAATTATTATATTTGTAAAATTAATTGTTTCAACAGTTTTTCTTGGTCTAATAACGTCTGTAGTTATCCACCACTGTTCTTTTTTACTAGGGCATAATGTTGTTCCTGCACAACAATTATAGACATCTTTTACAATTTTCTCTAAAGAAGTCCAGTTAGCTCCTGGTTTTTTTCTACTATAAATCAATGCAGACTTTCTTATAAAATAATCTGATTTTTGTAAATTATTGCCATTACACGCACAAGTTAGACCATTACAAGCGAATATATCATTTATAAGATCTGAAAAGTTAATAAATGCCCCCTGATTGACAAGTTTTTGTTGTCCTTTATAGATAGTCTCTGAAATAATATTAATTCTTTTCATGTATATTTATATTTTATTTAACAAAAATAAGTATTAATTTTTATATTATAAAAATTATGTTATGTGTATAAAAAAAAATAGGCGGCAAAGTTTCCTCTGCCACCTACTCCACACACAAAACAATATATTAATTAATTTTACTTAATAATATTTTTTATATACAATTTAGGCTAATTGTTTTACCACAAGGCCCTGTAGTAACAAAAGCATTCAAAGTAGCTTCTACTGCTGTTTGAGTAGTAGTATGTGCTTCTGGAACTAGAATAGTTGTGATAAAGTTTGGATGCCAGTTCATACTGTTTGCATTCTCATTTGGAGAAACTGTATGGTATCCTAGTACATATTGGCAATATGATTGATTACAGTCAACTAGCAAGTTTTTAGTTCTTGATACGTTCAATTGAGCATAGTAAGGAGCTCCTGTAGTTTCAACTTCGCTGTTCAAACCATCAAAGCCTGTACCGCCTGGCATTTCAAGATACTCTTCCCACTGCAATTTAGCACCGTGACCTTCTGGTAATCTCATTCCTGTATTATCTACAGAAACACTTGTAGAATTTGGAGCCCATGCTGAACCTAAGATAACTTGGATAGCTCCAATAGTGTATCTATCAACAATAGCTTCTGCTGGAGGGAAACATCCACAATCTGCAGTGTTTACTTTGAAAGTAACTTCGATTGCACAAGAGAAACCTGCCGCTGGAGTAATTGGAGAAACTGGGTCTGCAGAAGTTCTTACTTCTTGAACATATTTAGACAACAACTCGTTTCCTTCAATTTCTGCTTTCAATTTCAAAGCAACTTCTTCACAGTCATGTGTATAATTACAATCACCATCGCAAGAAGGACACTCTTCTGATTGAACAGAAATCAATTCTACATGGTATCTGTTTTCTGGGTAGAAAAAGTTCAATGTAGGATCGTTAATTCTGATTCCAATAGAATAGTTTTGTGAACAATCTGTACAAGAGAAGTTAAACTTCGCTTTGTTAGACTGTCCAGTTTGAGGAGCTTTTACACTTGCATCATCCATTGAACAAGATGTAATAGTCTCACCTGAAGCCAATCTTACATTGTCTGAACTTGTTTTAGAAAGATTTTTATCTACTCCAATTGCAATAAAAATAGATTTTACTCCTACAATAGTAGTAGCATCTACCGCTGTATTGGTTTCAGCGTTGTAAAAACCAATTTGACCTGGTCTTAGTAAGTATTGTTTAGTAGTAGCATTGTAAAATGCAGTACCCGTTGCAACAATACCGTATCCTGTCGCACTACCTGCTACTGCGGCAGTTGGAAGGAACATTTGTTTTTGAATTCTTGATCTCATTTTTAAATTTATTTAAGGTTTGTTAAATTTTTGATATGTTTAAAATTTTATTTAATTGTGACTCAAAGTCTATAGTATTGCCTACATCTCTCATTGCGATTAATACTGCAATATCAATAATTTTGTTTGCCTGGAAAGTTGAGTTTATTTCTATATCTCTTTGAACCGCAGGTGTACCATCAGGAAGGTTATATTGCCCTCCTCCATAGGTAAAATCTTGAGGATTTCCAGGTCTTAAAGGTTTTCTAATATAAGAAAGAAATATTTTTTCTATATCGAAGCCTTCATAGTATAAGTATAACTTATTTCCAGACATGTCCATGTTTACTCTTTCAAAAACATAGGAAGAATTAAACATAGGATCATTTGTGTAAATATCATCCTTTTGTATGAAAAAATTCTTAATAGTTTTTTTAGGACATTTAGCTGTAAAGCATACAGAATAGGACTCTAAATATCTATAATAATCTGGGGGTAAATCCGCAGTGTAATAGTCTTCGTTGATCTTATTGACTGGGAGTGGAAAATTTTTTATTTCCAGCTCCCTTATGTCATCTCTTCTTTTTTGGTTTATCTCTAATTGCTCACAAATGTTTTCAATATAAATTATGTAAGCTTCAAAAAGGTATTCGTCTATCTGAGGTATAAGAAAGTTAGCGTTTCTTAACCCATCTACCTTGTTTGCATGTTGTTTAAATTTATAATGGGCTTCTTTTATTGAAAACATTATTTCATTTTAGCTTTTAAAGCCTCTTCTAGGCTTAAATATAGTGATGAATTTTCTGGTTTTTGTAAGAAATCAATAATATTCATAGTATCTGTTTGAAGTTGCTCTCCATTGAAGAATACTTTTATATTTTCTTTTCTTAACACTGCGTATTGGTACATTTTCTCAACATTGATAGTAACTTCCAATTTTGCTTTATTTTTAGAATCTGACAACTCAATAAATAAATCTTGAATAGCTGCCAAAGTTTCTTTATTACTATTTTCGGTAATTTTAGAATACAACAAGTCTTCTATAATTACTTCCTTCTCATCTCCTGTCAATTTAATACCTAGTGCGGTACACATGTCTCTTTTTTGAGATAGGGTGAGTTTATTGTATCTTTCGTGTAATTTACTTGTTTTTTCACGCTTAGATTCTCTCACAGTAGCGTCTGCTATTTCATCTTCAATGATCCACTCTGCAGCAGGATGTTTAGAAAGAGAAGTCTCTCCTATTACTGTCATTGAATCTGCCGACATAATTGCATAAATCAATTCTTCTGTCGGTTTATTTAGGTCAAGAACTTGAATATCTCTTCCTAATTTAGCCCTGCATTTACTATGAGTAAAGAAAGGGTCTTTTCTATTAGAAGGATCTGCTGAAGTTATTTTTTGGTTAGTATACTCGTCATTTAATGCAAGTTTTTTTACTAATTCATTTATTTGTTCATCAGTATACCTACTATTGGTAGGGCCTAGATGGTATCTGTAAGCATTCTCGTCAAATTGTGGTCTAAATGTGTTAGCATTAGCCAAAAACGCATAGCTTTCAGAAGCTTGTCTATAAGCAGGGTCAATATTTACTTGCCAATGCTTATTCTTTTTAATGTTTGGGTAAATTTTTACCTTCTTGTTTGTTAGTGTACTCATTGTTTTGTTGTTTGTGTGATTAATAAAAATAGTAGCAACGACTCAGACTCGAACTGGTTAAACTGGCTTATGAGACCAGAGAGATCCATACCTCCCTCCTGCTATCCTCTATCCAATGATAGAAAAAAGGGTATGATTAGAGGGCTCATACCCTAAGGCCTATAAAGGTTTTATTTTCCTCTTAATACTGCTGGAATCAACTCACCGCATTTTGTAACATCTTTTACCATGATACCTGCGTATTCCATTCTATGTACTGTCCAGAAGTCACCTGCGTGAGACATCAATGAACCTTGGTTGTTACCGTAAGGATTTGACAATCCACCTTCGAAACCATAAGCTACATCTCTCTTAGATTTCAAGTAAGAAATGTTTTTACCAAAACCATCTCCCAATCCGTAGTTAACGAATGTAAATCTTGAAGACTCTGCTGGATAACCATTCTCATCTAGGATAGTGTTGAATGTTACGTCATCATAAGCTTTCATGTGCATAACTGTCAATGAACCACCAAATTTCAATTTGTATTGAGTATATGGAGTTTCAGTGTAAGACAATCCTGTTGGTCCACCTGGTACCAATGAAGCACCATCTGTTTTAATGAAATAATCTTTCATATCTTTGAAGAAACCTTGAGTTATTTGGTTGATAGCCTCATCAAACAATCTCAATCCAATCTCTCCAGTCCACATTACAACATTTCTTTGATCGTAAGCAACTCTTCCGAAGAATATATCTTGTAAGAAGTCTTTGATAAGACCAATAGAGAAAGTGTTATAGAATTCTCTGTATCCATCTTCCAAAATCTCTTGAAGACCTGGTCCTTGGTTTACAAAGTATCCTGTAGACTCGTCAATAACTGTAGAAGTACTTCTTTGATACATCAAGTGAAGTTCTTTTTCCATTTCAAATTCTTTGTTGAATTTAACCTCAGCAACTGAAGTGATATACATGTTACCTGTATTTTTCTTGCTCAATGCGTTAGCAATTCTTGTTTGGAAAGCTTGTTGGCTCTCACCTGCTTTTCTTCCTGCCAAGATCAACAAATCTGCCTCAGACAAGTTACCGTTCAATCTTCTTTGAGCAGCATCTCCTGTCATTTGGTATTGCTTTCTAAATCTTGTCAATCCAGAACGGAATTTAATTTTACCGATAGCATCAACACTCATTGAACCACCTTTTACAGATGCCTCAGAATAAGTAGAGTGCATTTTCATTACTCTTGTTCCTGGTGTAAACAAACTGTTGTCAACAAACAAGTTTGGACTATCAGTCATCAATTTTACTGTGTACACTGTGAAAGAACCTTCTTTAACTGGAGCTTTGCTTACACGCATGTTGAATTTTTTGCTGTCAGTGAATACCAATGTATCACCTTCTACAAATGTTCCAATGTCAAGTTTAATTCTAAACTCTCTTTGAGCAAGACCTTTTGTCAAGTTTCCTGGTTCAACGTCTTCAACGATAAGAGCTGGTCTGTATCCTGAAACCATGAATTCCCATTCTACTTTGTCACCTTCAATAGTGATAGTGTCAGAACCTTGTGCAAGTTCCAATAATGGTGCAGTACCGTCAAATAATGTTTTCATTGACGCTAATTGACCCATACCGCCTAATGCATCTACGTCTGTTTTAATCAAACCAGCAGCATATAGATTGTTTAAGTTGGTATAGTTCATACCCCAGTTACGATCACCTGTGATCGTAGGAGCTTTTATAATACCGAATTTACTTTGTGATAATTTCATGTTAATTTAATTTTATTTTTGAATATTTAATTTATGAATTCTAATTTAATTGTGTTGGGTTTTGTTTTTCCAGAAGCTCTTCTTAAACTTTCCGCCAACTTGCTTTTTTCTTTACTAGCTACTTCAATTTTATCTGACTTATCTGACAATCCTTCAAATATTTTGTAAGCTAATGCTACCATTTTTTCAGGATCAGAAAGATACTCATTTAATTTTTGTTTAAATCCTGTAGCTCTTCCTACAACTTCTCCCTTATCGTTTCTTATCTCTTGTGGAGAAAAGATAAAATCTTCAAAATTACTTTTTTGGTTTTTAGCAATAACTACATTATCACTCTTACCACTTTGAATAGTTTGTCTGATTTTATTTACACTCTTAATATACTCTTCTCTTTGGATACGAGCATATTCTTGCTGAGATTTGATAAGATCATCTTCTTGTTTCTCTCTGAAAACTTTTAAATCAGCTTGAATCTTACTAGCTTGATTAAATAGCTTTCCTTTTTCTTTATACCCATCCAATAACGATTCTGCCTCTTCTTCTTCAAGATTCTTAACCGAAGTTAAATATGTCTTTACTAGAGCTGTAGCATTATCCTCATCTTCAATGTCTACATCCACCCAATTTGTTTCTGCGTGTAAATTGATATAATCATCAATATTTCCGCCATGCTTTAAAAAGTTAAGAACACCATCCACTCTAGGATCATCTATTTTATATGAGCTTTTTACTAAATTTAGAGCTCTTTCATCTAAAGTAGCTTCATAAGCTTCAAACAAGGCATCTTCTGATCCATCCCAATCTTCTGGGAGATTTAAAAGGTTTTTCTCTTGTAATTCTGAAGCAAATATTTTTAAAGGATCTACTTCTGAATTTTCTTCGTCATCTTCGTCTGAAGACTCCTCATCTTCTTCTTTGGAAGAAGCAGCTTCTTTCTTCTTGTTTAAGATTGCTTGCTTCTCTTCTTCATTAAGATCAAGATCATCAATATTGTCTTCATCTATTAAATCAGGATTAACTAGGGAAGAGTCATGGTCTTCATCATCATCCTCTTTATTTGTTTCCTCTGTTTCGTTTATAGATTCTATTTTATCTGACAAATTGTTATCATCTAAAAGATCGTCATTGAATTCTATAATGTCAAAATCTAAATTGCTCTCTTGCATATTTGTTTGTTTTATGTGTGTGTAAAATAATTGTTTTGTACTGCAAAATTGAAAAAAAATTATTTTTTTATAAATTATTTTTTTCTTATAATAAAAAAATTAATTGGTGAGCCCAGTGTTTATAAGGGATTAATCTTTTTTCCCTTTTTGTTTCATCATCTGAATTTCTGTTTCAATTTTTTTATTCTGAAGTTGTATCTGTGCTATTTTAGCATCATTAAGCTCTACGCTTGACTCATTTTCGTTTTTTTCCATTTGTAATTGAATCAAATCGTTTGTTCCATCTTGGTCAATATCGTTAGCTCTTTGTAATCTCTGAGCATTCAATTCAGCAGACTTTAATGTTACAGCATTTCTATCATCAGCCATTTGTTTTTGAGTCTTCAATTCCTCTTGTTTAGCCTGAATCTGCATTTGTTGCATTTGCATTTGTTGCTCTTGTTGAGATTTTTGCATTTGCTCTTCTTTAGCTTCTTTTTGCTCTTGAATTCTAGCAATGATGTTTTTAACCTCTGTAGCATTCTCTGTAGTGAGAATTTCTGTAGCCACTCTTAAATCTCCTCCACTATTTTGGATAATAGGTTGAATTAAGTTTTTCAATTGACTAATAATCTCTGTATCTCTTAATGTATTAGTAATAAATACTTTATAGTTATAATTTGCAAAATCTGCCACCTCTGTATTCAATGTAGCTATACTTAAATCTGAAAGAATATAAGAAGCCTTCAATGGATTTTCCTTATAGATTACTTTACAAATTTCAATATAGTTCTCAACGGTTCTTTCTTTTACATAATTATGCATGTAGAACCATTTCTCAGTTTGATTAGAGGATTGTATAATACTTTGTTGGTTATTACCTATAGACTCATACGGAGATTGCTGTCCTAGTCTACCAGGGTTATAACTCATAGACTGTGCCATTTTTTTCTCAATATACTCTAATAATTGTATTTTTTGATTTATTTCTTGTGCATGAGATAGGTTGATAGATTTCCAATAGTTAGGATCTACACCCATATTTCTTAAATCGCCTTCTTTAGAAGCACTAATTAAAGCCACCTTGAATTTCTTAATATAAGTCATCCACTGTGTAGGAGTCATTTCTTTTGGAATCTGTTCTTGTAATCCTAGCAATACATTACCTATATCGGTCTTCATCAATTCAATAATTTGATTGATAACTACATTATACAAGAACTGCCAAGGTTTTCCTAAGTCAGCAATTGCTATAGGAGCTGAGTTTCTTGCCGAATAAACAGAGCCTGTATAAGGGCCTCTAATTTGAAAAGGGTTGTCAACGTCTCTATATTGATTAGGAATAGGTTCAACTTTTATATAAATCTTTGGATTGGTGAATATTTTATATCCATGCCAGAATTCAGGTATCCATAAAATTTCTTGCTTAACATCTGTTTCTTTGTTAAAAACATAAGTTTCATCCGCAATAGTTTTTTCTAGGGTGCCATTTTCATTTAACCTAAAGATATATTTAATTTTTTTCAAAGACTTCCAAACAACATGCGTTACTCTTAGTCTTCTAATTTTAAAATTATCCGTGTAATTATCTTCCCAAGGATCTACCCAGCTAGGAGTAGCTTCGGAATCTGTAGGATTCATAATAGCGTTAGGAATAATTTCCCACACCTTAGAATCTGAAGGAGAGTTTAATGTAGACTCATATTTGTCAAAAACTTCTCTCTCTTCTTCGGTAATTATATTACCAAATTTTTGATATATCTCGTAAATAGATAGATACTCGTCATAAGTACACCAGTCTGCTTCATCCAAGAAGTCAACATCTTTTGATTTAGCATAGTTGAAATACAAAGGATTACAAGCTCTGATAGTAGGTCTACCATTTAACTCTCCTGTCCAATATACTTCTTCTCCTGTAATAATTACATCTTTCCAGCCTTTATCAAAAACTAATTTAATTCTGTCTGTACGAATATGATATTGTAGTAACTCATCGGTAAGCTTTTCTTCAGGAAGTTTAAATCCTTTAGCCATGTAAGTTTCTACCTCCACTGGTGTCATTTTATTAATGGTTTCCTCGAGCTGTGCATCTAGATTGGCAGTAATTTCTTGTAGCTTTTCTAAATACTGAGGGTCCATTGACGGGTCCATCTGGGCTTTTATTTCTTCCAATCTTTTTTGATTGGCTGCTTTTGCTTTTAAAAGTAATTCTTGTCTTACAATCTTTGAAGTATTCTCAATTAAAAGCTCTCTACGCTTTCTTTGTCTAACTGACTCACTTGTAGAGTTTGTACTAACCACTCTAATATTAAAAGGTCTTTTGATTTCCTCTCCTTCTAGATCGTGTAATACGTTTTGTAATATAGGGAAATGTATAAAATCACTTTGGTTAATCTCAATTTCTGGAATATCCATTCCTAATTCATTCTCAATTATATTCCCTGTATTTATATAACTAGTAAAATCCATTCTACCGTTATATAGTTCGTAGTTTATCTTGAATTTTTCTTTTCTCTCGTTATAATAGTTGTATTGATTGCATAGGTAATCCATTCTCTGCCTTGCCCAGGCATAGTTATCGGCTATTTTTTTCTTATAACTTAGCCTATCACTTCCAGGCATGTTTAAGAATTGTGCGGTTAAACTATCGTTTATTACCATTTTTAGTTTATTTAAAAAAACAAAATTAATTAAAAATTATTTTTTTATAAAATTTATTTTTAATACTTTAATAAGTTGGTGTTTTTTAATTGATTATTATATAAGTCTTTATAAAAATCATTTGAAGTTTTTTTCACAATGTCCTCAGACTCTTTTATAACCATTTCTTTATCTTGCTCTAGCCAAAGCATTAATAAGAGGAAAGCAGACACACGGTCAAAGTTTCCCTTATCATTGTATTGTATAAGCTCTTCTAGTAGTAAATCATCCTTAATAGTATTTAAGTTTCTCACCACTATTTCTCTCTTGGTGCCATCTTCTAGCTCTTCTACATATTTTTTCTTCTCCTCCAACAACCATTGTTGTGCCAATCTTAGAGCGTATTGCTTTAGAGGATTTGTCATAGGGACTCCTACGTCATATTTTAGGGTGGGGTCCTTTATAGCTTTCTCAATTATTTGCTTTGGTGTAAGGGCCAGTATATGATAGTTTCCTGTACGCATACAGTAATTCTTAAAGTCAATAATGTTGTTCTCAAACATTACCTCAGCGTTAAAGTATTTAGCCGCCAATACACAATTCAAATGTATTTCTTCAGGCATGTCATATCTTCCTACCCACCAAGCTACAAGTTCATTGCCGTTATTATCTAAGGTATTATTAGACTTATAAACATAAATTGCTGCTAATGAGGTACCTCCGCCTTCATCTCTAATGGGGTCATATACAATCTTAAAAAGATTTCTAGGTATAATTCCTGCAGGAGGATGCTCATAAAATTCCCAAGCACTTTTTAAATCTGACTTAGTGTCATGCGGGAATCTATCTATAGGCCTTAAATCAAAGTTAGGTTTAAATTTGACTCCTGTAATAAAATCAGGGTCTTCCACAAGGCTTCCCACTGTTCTTAAATGTTTTTTAAATTGGTATCTATCATTAGAAGCTTGTTGCTCTCTAAGCATAACAATAGGGAATTTATTACCTGTTTTTGATAGAAACATTTCAGAAGGCTTAATTGGCCTAGACATGATGTACTCATCATAAGCAGAAGTATTATTAGCTTGCTTCTTTTCTTCACGCCTCTCCATCTCAAATTTAAGAGACGTATCTACATCAGTATTACCATTTTCATCTTTATATGCTAAATTGGTGTAAATAGCTGGAAGAAAGAAGCCTATAGTGCCTCTGCCTTCATAAACATCTTTAAATCCTAGAAAATCATAAGCTTCAGGGTCTCTGAATATAATCTCAGACTCAATAACTTTCTCCATATCTCCACCTGTACCTAAATACAAGGAAGATCCAAACTTACCTGCCCCCATATCCTGTGTAGACTCATTCGCTCCGTGTACAGTGAGGATTTTATCTTCCAAACCCACCTCTTCTACCACTAGCACATTGTAACGACCCCCAACGGCTGCTTGCTTGTTATCTTTATACGTTTCATGTATCAATAAGGATCCTGTACCTTCTTTTACTAGAGAATTTCCTATCTTTTTCTCATACTCAAACCTATAAGGATTTTTAGAGTTACCTACCTTCAATGTCCCTGAAAAAGTCCTACTAAAAGGAGAAGGAAAATAATCCCTGTCAAAATACTCCCCAGGAAGGTTCTTTAAAGAGTTTGAGAATTTATCTAAAAGCTGAGAAGATTTACCTGAGCTGGCCGATCCACAAAATATTTCCACTTTATTCTTACCTGACAGATAATCCTCAACGGTCTTTGCCCCGTCTGATAGCCATTCATGCTCCATTAACGCTGATGCCATAAAGCTTTTTCCTCCAGACCTAGATCCTAACACAAAGAGGTTCAATGAGTTATTTTCATATAAAGGATTTCCTAGTGGTTTTTCATGGGTACCATTAAGATATTCTAAAGGATCTATATAAGTCTTTAATGTTCCATCCTGTTTATAACAATTGTCAGTGAGGTTATTTAAAAATTTGAGAGGTATATCAGGAAGACTATTATCTAACAATTTATCTTGCTTTAACTTTGCAGTCCAATTGCAAGTATACTCTTCATCATCCTCAAACCCACTAAAGCCTCTGCAAATAAACCAACAATTTAAAATTGTCCAGTTTATATCCAATAGGCTAGGCCTAGATTTGATACGCTGCTTACCATCTTGAATAGTGATGGTATGGTAGTTGGTAAAATAGTTTAATTGAGGGTTCATGTACCTCCAACGTAACCCTTCAGGAGTTTGCTCTTCTCTCCACAGGCCTAAAATAAATTCCTCAAGTTCTTTAGTCCAATATTCAGAATAAGCTGTACTATGAGGGTGTAAAACAGGGTGGTTTTTAATAAAGGGGGTATTGTCATATATTTTTGGAAAAATATAAGAAGTATCTATAATCATTGTCTTGGAGGTCCAGGTTTTATATCTAAAATATTTTTTTGATTTCCAGATAAGTCAGTAAAGTTTTTTAAAAAATTATTCAGTATAAAATCTGTATTTATAGGAATAACTTTAACTTCAATAGTGGGAGTTATAACGTGCTCAAAATCATCAAAATTTTTTAGAGTTTCTCTAATAATTTTTTTTGTTTCTTTTGCGTTATTAATTCCATCTACTTCTATTATCTTATCTTCAAAATCAATTAAGATTATCATCTGTTTCTTGAGGTTCTTGCTTGGCTTTTTCTTCTATTTCTTTTTGCCAAGCAGCTTGTTGGGCTTTGTTATAAGTTTTCATAATACTTGAATACCAAAAATATCTTCCTTCTTTTAAAGAAAGTCTTTCTCCTGGCTTTGGTTGATTATAAATATTGGGTCTGTTTACTGGATACATATTTTTTAGTTTTATAATTTATTGTTTTTGTGTGTGTTATTTATTTTTTATTTGCCTTGCTTACTAATTTCTCAGTGAAAGATTCTTCTCTTCCACCTCTAGCCCTAGTTTCAATGTTCTCATCTTGGTATTCCTTGTAAACCTTTCCAAAAGATTCCCAGATAAGCTTGGAGTCTTTCATCATCTTATCAAGGGCTTCAAAGGTATCTAGGCTATAAGAAAGAGTTTCTAGGAACTTATTCCTCTCCTCTATCTTATCCTGCCATACCTTCAACTCTCTTTGTATCTTTGTCATCACTACCTTTGGATAGGCATCTACCAAGTCTTCGTGATGGTCAAAATCAAAAGAATCTTCTTTTAAAAAGTATTTTTTAATGTCTTCTGCTCTCTCGTCTTTTCTAAGTCTAATCTTTGGAGACTTTATATCGCAAAAAAGATATATGGCCCACATTACTTCTGAAGTGTAGTCCTTGTTCTCTGAAGAATTATAAAAATTATCAAAAGGTTCTGTAAATTTAAATTCAGGATTCACTTCCCAAAATAAATTTCTATTAATCTCATAATCAAAATTCTGCATCAAATAATAGTCCATCGTCTGTGTTTTTATTATTATATAAATAGAGATTCTTTGTGTTTACCTTTTCTCCTGTTTCCTTATCTGTAAACTCTTTTACAATAATTTCTTCAGTTTCGTAATAGTTTCTCTTTATCTCTTCGCCTTCTCTTATTCTCCTAGTGGCTATTAAAGAATGCCCTTCCACTCTTACGTTGGGATCAAAGGAATGCTTGATGTATTTTACAATAGGATCTAATACATGGTAATTTACATCTAATTGTATTGTGTGTTGAGTAGGTGTTTTTGATTCTTCACAACATATAAATAGAACAGTCTCGCCAGTAAAGAATTCTTTTGTTGAATGTACTTGTTTTATTCTCTTATTTTTGATAATTTCAAAATGATTATTATGCTTATTCATGTATTATTCTATCTTTAAAAATTTCTAATAAATCATCATAGTATAGGATGACATCCTCTCCTTTCATTAATTTTTTCATTTGTTTAATAGGTAGGGGCAAGTTTTTTAAGCAATCTTTAAACCCTGTTTGTTTTTGGTTGTTTTCAAAATCTATTTTATTATAAATATGATTTTTATTTACATCTAATAGAGTTTCTATTCTAGGGAAATGAATTAAGCATCTAATGGTTTTATCCATTAAGCAAATAGGTGCCGTTGTTTTCAACAAAAGAAAGAACCCTGCACTAGAGCATTCCTCTATTGGAAAGAGGGTTATATCTCCATACTCTTCTATGGCTCTTGATAGAGGGTGTATGTAGCTTGTATATCCTCCAGGAGTATTTATAAATAAATTTACAGACTCAGAGTTGTTATTTAAGAATGAAATAGCTTCATTAACAATTGGCAACTCAAAAGGTCCTTCAAATATATAATTAACTCTTCTTTCTATGTTTGGTTCTTCTATGATTTCCATATTATGCTTCTATGTTTTTAGCTATCCTTAAAGATATTGCTGTAGCATTACCATGAACATAAATAAATTTATCTGAAGGAGTACTTAGTTGAATACTAAAATTTAACTCCTTGCTTTCTCCAGGTTCTATTATTGTACCTGTATTGATACCTGAAGGTGTTGTGCAACCACAACTTTTTGCTACACTTTGGCATACAAAGGTTTCATCCCCTGTATTTTTTACCATAACTGAGCCTGTAACTGTTTGATTTCTTTTACCAGTCACCACAATAACTTCTGGTTCAAATACCACTGTAGTGAGCTTTAAGTTTGGATTAATATTATCAGTCATTTTATTAAAATTTTATATTATTTTCTAATTTAAATCTCTCCCACTCTCCTTCTTCCATCATATCAGGGAAGCAAGGATTTTCCTTTCTCTTACATCCATCTGTACCATAATACAGATCAGGGGTTTCACATCCACATTCTAGGCAACTGCCATTTAATGTGCAAGGTTTAGCCACTTCTGCTCTCCAGAGCACTTGTTCTTTTTCATATTCAGGCAAAAAACCTGCCTCTCTGACTTGAGCAGAGAGGAAGTTTTTTACATTTTTAAAATTAATCTTTGCAGGATTAGCTGCATTTGGATCGGCAAACATGTTAAAAATTATTTATAGACTTAGAATGTCCCAATTTTCTTTAAATTCTCCACCTTCCATTTTGTCATCACTTTCCATTTCTGTTTCATTCTCATCTTCTGATTCCATTTCTAGAGGATTTTTTTCAAAATACTTTTTAATACAAGAATATTCTCCTTCTCCATTGAAAGGATACTTATCCACTGTTAAAAGCCATCCATTGCTGATTTTTTCCAAAGTTTTTGTAACTTCTTCTTTATCAGTTCTTTTTTTCAAGATAAAAGTCTCATCTCCTTGGTTCATTTCTTTGGTCATAGAAACAATTTTCTTTTTAACGACCATCATTGGTAATGTTTTCATTTTTTTTATTTATAGGTTAATAATAGCTTAATATAATTTGTAAATCTTTGTATCAAAGATAACTTAGAAGGTTTCTTTTTAAGAAATGATGCAGAAGGAGCAGTACAATGAGTAGTGTCATAAACGATTGGAGTTTCATTTACAATGCTATTCTCAATCTTATTGCTTTCTAACAAAATTTTTTCTTCTTTTCTAGTTATTCCAGGTGACTTCTTTCTAGGAGAAGCTGGTGTTTTTTTCTTATTGATATTTTTTTCCATGTTATATGATATGTTTTACAGTTACAAGATCTTCTGGGATTAAAAATGTAAGCTCTAGAGCTTCTTCTGTTTCTTCTAGCTTGTGGCAGAAGAATGCAAAAGGCATTAATCCTTGTAAATAAGAGCCAAACACAGGTCTAGCTTCTCCATTAGGATCTCCTCCTACAGGTGGCTTATAACTTACAATAGGTTTATCCACCATACTATCTCCAATAGAAATAATATCTCCTTCTTGAAAGTTTTTGGAACCGTTAGCCATTAATACTTTAAAGGCATTTTTAATTTCAGTGGTTTTATGCTGATCCATACCCACTAACTGAGAAGCCAATGCACTTTTTTTAGCATAACATTGTACTAAAATGTGATTTTCTCTTTTGATTTCAAATCCAAAATTTGGAATTGGTTGATCTTTGAATTCTTTGATTGTCATAATGTGTTTTTTTTGTGTGTTATAAAATAAAATACAAATATACGAAAATAATTTTTATTTTCTTATATTATTTTTTAATGATCTAATTGTGTTTATCATTTTTTGTGTCTTCTCTACATGCCTTAATTTAAAGAATAATCTAAGTCTTTTCTTTATCTTCATAATGCTTGGAGCTATTTTACCAAACTTAGGTAAATACATTTCTCTATCAGGAGACTTTGACATCTCCTTTGAAAGCGTTTTTACATAATCTTTATAAATTATTTCCACCATTTCTGGGGAAACATCTCCAAGATTATTAGAAACTTCTTCAAATATACTATTGGACATCTGAAAATAATATGATTACAATAAAGGAAAACAAAGCCACTATGATTAAAAAGTCTCTACATATTCTTTTAATAGTAAAATCTAAAGGAGTGTCTTCTTTTAGCTTAAAAAATATATTCAAAGCTCCCATAGTGAGCAAAAATGTTATTGTTAAAATTAATTTTGCAGCTAATATCATTATACTAATAGTAATTTTAAGCTATCGTCTAAGCTTATAGCTATGGTGAGGTTTTTATACTTCACTAACTCCTCATAGTATTCCATACCTAGCTCTCTTTTAAGTACCTCATAGGTGGAATTATCCATTATCATAAGCTTCCTGTAAGGGGAGTTCATTTCTTTTATTATTTGTATTATGCTCTTATTCATAAATAAAGTTTATATCAAGTTTAAATTCTTTGTCTTTATACATTTTTTCAAGCCATTGTGGTATTTCATAATCCAATACTCTAGGTTTTGAAAATCTATCTGTAGGTTGTGAGATGGTTTTCTTTAGAATCTTATAAGGAATTATCCTATCATTTATATAGGCCCCAATATAAGAAGAAAACACTTGCATGTGCTTTGCAATCACTACATGCATTTGGTTCATATTCTTAAATTTATTTACATTATTTTCATGTAATTTAGGAAAATCTAATTTGTAATACAATACCCAGTATAAAACTTCAAGGGTTTTGTCGGAAAGTAAGATACCTCTGGTGGCCAGTAATACTCTGGCCCTTTCCATGAAGCATTCTTTCTTGTCTTTTTTTATATTTTGTTTATATACTCCCATTTTGTGTGTGTTTTATCTGTAACAATTATTTTAAAAATAAAGTTCCTTAAAATTTATATTTCTTTATAATATCCTTCACTTCATTCATAATTCTTATATTGACATCTAAGCCTAAATGACCTGGAGAAAGTTCTTTCATAAGCTGAATAGAATTTGTAATATCCTCTAGAGCGCACTCTCTTGCGTAGTGATGTATAAAATTTCTGCTCACACCCTGCTTTAGAGTGGATATATATTTATCTATTAGTTCTTTTGCATATTCCTCAGACGTGAGGAGAGTAATATTAGGTAGCTTATTCATTCTCTATTGTTTCAAATTCTTCTTGTTCAATTAATTCCTTTATCTCAATATCATTTAACTCTGTGCAATCTTTGACAAGTTGCATAAATTCTTCTAAATCATCCTGGTGTATGGCAAATCTTTTAGCGTCAAATACCCCATAAGGATTACAGGATTCGTCAAGATCTATTTCTTCCAGGGTGTATGCCATTGTTTTAGAAGGAATGGAATAGAATACCATCAGAATATGATAGAGTTCTTGTTCTTTCACCCATTTACTTGCAGGGATTATGCTTGGTTTATTCTTTTCGTCAATGCAGATAACTCTTACACTCATTATTATATTATTTTAAAATCGCAAATATACAAAAATTTTTTTAAATGCAAATATTTTTTTATAAAATAGAGGATAATGCGGCATAATGTGTATTATCAAACAAACTTTGTACGTCTTTTTTGATTATTTTTCCATTAAAAGACAAATAAGGGTTGAATACCCAGTAGTTATGATGATTTTCAAACCTATCATACACTTGAAACTTACCTATCACCCCTAATTTAAATAATTTCTCAATTATGTTCTGTATTTTTCTCCTATCAACATTAAAAAACTCAGATAATTCCTTCATTGTACTCTCTGGTCTTAATGGTTCTAAACTGTTTGTATAGGCATGGGCCATCATAGACATCTTATAAGCCACTTTAAACTCTGTATCAGTGGTTTGAGTCTCTAATAATTGCCAAGCCTTTGTAAAAAACCTAGAATAACTCTCCTTACTTATGAAAAAATTCATAGAAGGGTCCTTGGGTTGCTTTTTTTCCTTATCCTTAGCGGAAACTTCCCTTACTTCACCAGTCTCTAAGTCTATCTTAGCAGCTCTTTCGTGGTGTTTTAACTTAATTACCTTTTCATACATAATCTTTGTTAATATTTATCTACTAACAGATACGATAGCTTGAGGAAATTCTTTACAAGCAGACAAATACTCCTCTATAAAAGGAACAAAGTGGACATAAGTTCCCCATCCATTAGGAGAATCAAAAGTTTTATAATGTTCAGGCCTTGCTTTCATATCTTCCAATCCTTTTTCTATAATAGGGATTATTTCATAAGCTCTCACCTCTACACTATCCTCATATTTTAATTCTTCATGGTAGTCTTCTATAGGAACATAACTCTCTTTCAACATATAAGGTCTCCATAACGCTTCATAAATCCCTGCTTCCTTAGCCATATCTCCTAGATTATGTGTAATGTTAGCCCCAAAAACCTCTTCTTCTTTTTCTTCTAATGTTTTACCCCCATCATAACTAATGTGGTATTTTCTGTATAATCCTACATCTAAACTCATATATTTATATTTTTTAAATTTTAAAAATACTCCAACCTATCTACTCGTCAGTAGCATCAGTTGGAGGTTCCTCCGCTTATTTTCTTCGTCAGAGTTCTAAGACCTATTAGCAGTGGGCATGTTGCACAGAGGCCGAACAGGTTCATTATTTTAACCAATAAGAATAATGTCTACTACAATTTCTACAACACTATTATAATCTTTTAATTTCATTTTTAATGTTTAATTTGTTTTAAGTTACAAATATATAACATTTTTATTTAAAAAGCAAGAGATAAAGAGAATATTTCTATTCTCCCTATCTACTTACTCCGTCAGGACAAGGATTCGAACCTGTATGATAACTTATGAGCGGTCTTAACGGGTCTTTCGAGGTTACTCACGTTATCCTTACTATTAACCTTTATTCATGCGTCTACCAATTCCGCCACCTGACTATATTATTCACCAAGCTTCATTCCGCGCGTCCGCGGAAGATTGGCTTAGCTATCTACCTTAACTTATGCCTTGGGCTATTCGTTTGCGTAGAAACAAGACCACAGCAAGTGAGCTGTTCTTATGGGAAGCCTCGTGGTACTATCGTAGTCAGGACAGGATTATTTATTTTTTAACCCCTCTCTCCATTTTCTAATTATTGCATTGTGAATATCTTTACATTCTTGACATCTACAACCTCTTTTGTATGCTCCATTACTAGGATGTTTTTTAAGTTTTTCAATATCAATACCTCCTAATAATTTTATCCTTCCTTTATCAAACCCATCTTGCCAATTATCTTTAGGTGTTCCCAAAAACAAATGCTCTGGATTAACGCATTTTCTATTATCACAAGAATGACAAACATACATCCCTTCAGGTATATCTCCATTATATAACTTATAAGAGACTCTATGGGCATCTACAACTTTCCCATCTATCTTAAAAGCTCCATAACCTGATTTGCCTCTTAGAGATGCTTTCCATATCCAACAAGTTTCAGTTTTATTAATTTTATTTAAAAATCTTTCCATATTATTTATCCTCCTAGAATATCATCTACTACTACATCTATCATAATGAATTGTTTTTTATTATTATCCGCCTAATACATCTATCTCCACTATATCATCCTTTATAATTAATTGTTTTTTCATATTGTTTTTATTTTAGTAAAGTGAATAGTTCGTATGTAGAATTTTTAGTTTTAAATTTAATGTAATCGTCTTTTTGTTCAATTATCTCTGTTACAGAAGTCGTCATCCAAGTAAAGGTTGGGCCAAAAGGAGACATTAATAAACTTCTACCAACTTTAATATCTTCAAAATTATCTTGACAGTGTCCATCCTCATTCCAACCTAACCATTTCACATCTAAAGATGTTTTTGTTAACTGATCTGATTCTCGAATTAGTTTGTATTTATGATCTGATTCCTTTCCATAGATTTCTTCAACTACATTATCTAAATATAAAGTTTCTCTTTTCATATTTTATTTTGTTTTAAATGGTTGTTATAATAATTTTTAATCAAACATTCTCTAAGAAACTTATTTATAGAATTAAATCTATCTTCTTTCTCCATCTCCTTAGCCTTTTCTAAATCAAAAGCATCTAACTCTCTTTCTTTAGATAATTCAAATAACCAATCAATTGCTGTCTGTTTCATAACTTCTCTATCTCTTGTTTAACTTCTTCCCAATAATTAATTCTTTTTTCAAAATGTTCTTCTTCCATTCCGTACATATCGTCATCAAGAATTTCATCAACTGCTATTAATGCACAATCTTTGGCCATATCATCTGGGTAAGAACTATCTGCACATTTTTGGTAATACTTATCTACTAACTCTTTTGCTTTTTCTTCTGGTGTCATATTTTAATATTTATGCAAAGATACAACCTTTATTTTAATTCATTATTATTTTTTAATTGTTATCTGCAGCTAAAGCACCTGCTTTAAATCCTCTATTATACCCATCTCTATAGCTATCTTGTCCTAATCTAGGAATTGGACAAAGAGGGGTTATAGGACAAATGGCAAATTGTCCTTTGACATCTTTCCACCCTTCGCAATACCCATCTTTCCACCCGCTACAATACTCATAATTTACACACTCTTTTCCAACCTCCTTACTGATATAAGAAGATATTAATAATCCCCCACTCATAATCCATAATAATAATACTATTTTTTTCATTTCTTTATAATTTTATGCAAAGATAATACATTTATATTCAATGTCAAGAATTTTTTTTATAATCTAAATAAAATCCTATAGCCACAATTATATTCATCCCACAAGAAGCAGCTATCTCATGGACATCCTCATATACATTCAAACTCAAATGAATATGGCCTATAGTCCAAAAAGGAATGGATAGGTTCTGTGACACCCAAATAATAAAATATTTTATAAACTCCTTCATATTTTTAATTCCTATATAAAATAATCTTTTACAAAAAAAACTTTATTTTTGCTTATTAACTATTTCTATTAATTTTTTAAGACAAGCAAGTTCTGCCTCCTCATAAGAATTAAACCTCAAGTCTTCATCTTCTGAATGATATACATAATCATTTAAAATGATGTCATCAACTCTAATATACCAATGCGCAGGAGTACAAACATGTAAATCTATACAGCCAAACAAATTATACTTCTCTCTAAACCATCTAAATGCTTGTTGGTAAAGTGGTGCAATAGTATCTGTCTTATCCCAATCATTAAGTATTCCTGTTGGCCCATACCAACCAAAACACGGTTCACTAAAACCAAGTTTTTCAAGAGCTAATGCTTGTTCGTGAGGTATAAATTCTTTTTCCATATAAATAATTTTTTACAAAGATACAAACTTTTATACAAATAGCAATAATTATTTTTCTATTAGAAAGAATTTATTTTTACACATTTATCACGCTTATTTTCAAAAACCCCTCAACGAAGAAATGCGGGTTTCAGCGGGTCAAAAGTACAAAAATGTACACGAAAAGTACAAAAATGTACTTTCACCCTCTCGGAACCCTTGATTTTCCTAGGCACTTTTTTTAACGCTTCTTTAATTATTTATGTGCATGTTTTATCATCAACCAAACTCCCAAAAATCACCCCAATATTTTTTATTTTTTTCCACCCCTACCCCCCTAAAATTTTTTAGCCCCTACCCAAAAATCATCCCCCCCTAGTAGGCCAGAAAAATAACCCCCCCCTGTCTGAGGCGGAAAAATTGTATGAGGCTGAGAAATCGTGTGAAACTGAAAAGTGGGGTGTACTACATACTTAGCCCACCCACATAACCCAATTTTGAAATTCCCCCTCCTAAAAAACCAAAACTAGATTTGCCCATTAGCTAATATGAATTCTAGGGGAACTATCTCTAGGCTCGGGGCTATGGGCTAGGGGAACTAGTCTGTGGCTAGGTCTGTGGTCTGCTGGTCTGTGTGCTAGTCTCTCGGGCTAGGTCTCTAGGGTTGTCTGTCTGTCTTCTCTATCTATATATAAGTACTGCAATACATATAAGGGGGCTATCGGGTAGGGTAGGGGGTAGGGTCTGTACTTATAATGAATACATATATAAGGGCAAATAGGTAGGGGGCGGGTAGGTCGGCACACATACATAGATAAACATAGGGCGGATCGGGTAGCCAATAGCGGGAGGGGCTGGACAAAGTAGGCAAGCGGGTAACTATCGGGCGGAAAGTGCGGGTAAAATATCTAAGGGCGGAAAGTTTGACCTCCATATTTGCCCCCTAAGCGATTATTTTCTGGTGGGTAAGGGTAAGTGTTGGATAGTAGGGGCTTCCTCGCCTATCCACCCATTTAAGCCTCCATACATATCCGCACTCTGATACCTTATTTATAGCAAAATATACTTCGGGGAAACATTAGAAGCCTCCAAAAATAAATTCATTTTGCAACAAAATTTAATTTCTTTGCAACAAAATTTATAACACATGGGTAGGGGGGTGCCGTATCTTTGTTGTATAATTAGTAGCGAAGCTATTAAATATAATACACTAAAAATTAACAACTATTAACAATTAAAAAATGACAAAGACACAAAAATTTCAAATGCTAAAAAGCGGACAAATTCAAGCTACAAACTCTCATTTGCAGACTGTATACAATTTACTACTTCAAGATTCTGAAACGCTAAGGGACCTAAAAGCGGAACTAAGCGAGGCAAAGTATAAGAACCTTTGCTATCAAGAACAAATTGATAGAGGTAGTAGAGACCTATGGTATTTAGGGACAAGGGTACAAAATAGCCCTAAAGCCGTATATTACACTTCATTGTGGCTGGAGGCTTGCGATACTATAGCCAACGAACTAGGTTACACTTTTGACAGACACTTTTTAATTTCATCAAACTAAAAACATAAAAAAAATGATAAAACATATAAAAACATACGCACCAATATATATAATCATTCTAGTAAGTCTATTTGTAGGCGCGTTTATAGAACAAGAAATAGTTAGATATAGACTAGATAAGTATATCAAAGAAAACAATATCAAGCTAGACAAAGACTTGATAATGCACGGCAAAACATTTCACTACAGCGATTATTCACACTAAAAAAAATTAACTAACAAATAAAAATTTAAAAAAATGAGCAAATATTACGAAATAGAAGGCTATTGGAAAGATGACAAAGTAGAATTTTCGGGAATAGTCAAGGAATACGATGACTACCTTGAAGAGGAGGATGACGATATTTTCTACTATGGTATGGGAGAATCAGACCTAAAAGACGCTATAAATTCGGGAGACGATACTTGTCTAGACTTTGTAGTCACAAACTATAAAGAAACTATCTATCCATAAAAAAAATTAACTAACCAATTAAAATCATAAAAAATGAACGCACAAAGAAACACACAAAAAACGCACGTTGCAAAATTACCTCAAAATGTAGGCTATTCAATCAAAGAGGGCTACACTATGGAGAAGTCAGAATACCACAAACTTCTAGAGGCACAAGGTAAAAAGATTGAATATACGCCTTTCGGTATTATCATTCACTAGAGGTTAACTGAAGAGACTTAAATAGTCGAAACGTACTTCGGTACGTCTTAACCAAAAAAAATTCATAAAAAATGAGACAAGTAACAAAAGAAAGTATCAACGCATTCAATAACAATTCACAAGGATCATTCGGGGGTAACACTAGAATAGTGGTAGACAATGAGGCTACAAAATTATACCTATTTGATAATCTAATTGCGGTAAAAGAAAATAACGTACTAAGAATATCAAACGCGGGGTGGGAAAGCAATACCACAAAGGAAAGGCTTAACGCACTATCGGGGGTAAACATTGTACAAAAAAAAGGAACGTGGTATTTGAACGGCAATGAGTGGAGCGGTGATTGGATAGCAATTTAAGAAAAAAACTAAATATTTAAAAAAATAACAATTAAAAAAATCATAAAAAATGAAAAAAATTAACTTTGCAGAAATTACATTAAGACTAGAACTTTCGTCAAGAGGCGGAGGAGTAGAAATTGACCTCACTACCTTAGGTTTCAAGGGCGAAAAAATGTCCGCCTATCAAAACTATCTAGGCGGGGGTATGCTGGGGGCTATAAGCGAGAATAACACAATAAACGCCTATGGAAAGGAGATTACCTCAAAAAAGCAATTAAAACTAGAAAAAATTGCAGAAGAATTGAAACGCTATTTTCACAACTTAACGAACCCCGAAGAGGAGGAGTGGGAAAGTGTTTCATACGAACAAAACCAAAACTTACCAACAAGCGCATACTAACCAATTAAAATTTAAAAAAATGAGTAAATCATCATTATACACTATCAAAGTAGTAGAAGAAACCATAAACAACTACCATAAAAGGGGTGGAGAAGTTATAGAAGTAGTAGAAGGTTCCTTAGGCTATGGAACTACAATATGTTTCGGAGAGGGGCTAAAAACCACTATCATCCAGGAAGTTTATTTGAATTCCTGGAGTAGTGGGCACACTATTGTAAGCTACAATAAGTGCCCAAAAAAATACGAACTTATGCTAAAAAATTGGGAAGCTAGACAAGAGTTAGAAGAAAATTAAATAACCACTAAAAACATAAAAAAATGAGTAAAGTATCAAGTATCGACAAACTAAGAAATATGGTAGCGTGGGCAAACTACCAGCACGAGGGCTTCAATCAATTATTCAAAAGTATAAGCCAACTAGAAAAAGCCTATGACTTCTGCCAAAAGAACGGCTATGAATTCCTTGACTTTGAATACATGGAGGGTATGGAGGCAGAGGATGAAGAAAAATGTATTGACTTTCTGAAAGCAATAAAAATAATTTAATTAACCAACAATTAAGAAAAAAAACTATATCTTTGTATAAAATTTAATTAACCAATAAAATTCATAAAAAATGACAAAAGAACAATTAAAAGCGGGAGACAAAGTAAAGGCAATAAACCCATGCCTTATGAGAACTACTAAGGTAGAAACCCTAACTATCGGAAAGGAATATGAGATATTAGCTATTGAACTAGATGAGGACAAGGACTACATATCAAGAATACTTAATGAAGAATATGAGGAAGAATATAGTATCTTGATAATAGATGACCAAGGAGAAGAGCACCTCTTCCCGATTGAAGACTTAGAAACCTATTTTGACGTAGAAATTTAACTTATAAACCAATAAAATTCATAAAAAATGAAAAACGTAAAAGAATTAAACAAAAACGAACTAGATCAATTAAAGTGGAACTATTTTTATGACGAGGAAGTAGTCCAAAACAAGTATGACTATCCGCATGAAATATCTGATGAGGTTATCTTTGCTCATTACGAGCATGTAAGTTTTGTAGAGGAGGACTTTTTTTGCAATGTTAACCAATAAAAATTTAAACAAATGAGAATTCAAGCAATAAGAAAAAAACTAAAAAAGCACGGATATTTTGTCACGTTCTGTTTAAGCGGGAAATATATAGCAAGCAAGAACCAGCGAACCTATATATCCAAGACTTTGAATGGTATTTATAACCAAGTTTTTCGCAAACTTTAAAAGCTATTAAATTCACAAATTAAAACTAAAAAAATGAGAATGACAAAGGACTATATACAAGGTTATTGCGATTCTATTATTCAAATGAATGAGGGTCTAGACTACTGCTTGAAAGTAAAAGCAAACGTACATATAACTTTCTTTGATACTATGGATATTACTATAAATTGGGTAGAAAGCTATGACCCAGTAACAAATGAGGAAATTGGAGGGTATATGGTATTTTCAGATAGAAAAGATATTCAATCTTTGGGCTTTGACCTATCCAGCTTCCTTAATGACCAACTTTCAAAAATAAAACTAACGAAATGATATACGAAAAAATTTTAAACATAAAAGATATAATAGCTACAAATTTCCTTACATTTGACGAGCAAATGGTTCCAGCATTAACCTTTGTCAATCCAAGCAAATACGATGAGAATATCCAAGAGTTTGACAACGTCTGTAAAAAAATAAACGATTCATTGAAATACGAAATTATTTGTGTGGATTCAGATAGTTTTGGAATGAAGTATAAATACGAAATAAAGCCCAATTACTACTACCTTAATGATAAAATTGCTTTTGTATCTAAGGAGTGGTCAATAGAGGAAATGGTAGGTATTATAGAGGAAATAAATAAGTAACAATTAAACCATAAAAAAATGATAGAAGCACTAAAAGAAACATTCGGGGAAGCACTACCCTTTGTATCAATTATATTATTGGTATTTATATGGGTGGCAGGGTGCCTACTAATTGAAGACAAAATTTCAAACCTTTTTAAAAATTGCAACAAAACTTAATAAAATTGCAACAAAATTGATAACTTTGGGGTACAACCTACCCTATCTTTGCAGAACAATTTATAACAATTAAAATCATAAAAAATGACAAACATTACAACAAAACAAGAAGAACAAGTAGAACAAGCAAAACAAATACTTAAAGACGCTGGATATTTTACAGACAATCTTTGGCATGTGGAAGACGTTAAGTCTAAATTTAATTGCACTGACGAAGAAGCTCAGAGTGTGCTATATAGTGCATTGACCAATGAAGCTACAATGGAGCAAATATGGTTCAGTATTAGAGAGTTTGGAGAAATGGAAGGATTAGAGGAAAATCTTGATGAATTAAACAATTAAAATCAAACCAATGACAACAACAGAAAATAACAAATTATTAGCAGAGTTTATGGGGGTGCGTCATACCGATGATAGCAAATACCTAGAAACCTTAAAAGAAATGAAGTCAAATGGATTATACTTCGAGCAAGGGTATATGACTAGTGAACTACACTACTACACCGATTGGAATTGGCTTATGGAAGTAGTAGAAAAGATATTAGATATTTCTTTAAACTTAGATACTATGGAAATGTATTATAATATAACAGATAGTATTCCAAGAATAGATCATACATATAATGCTTGTGTAGAATTTGTACAATGGTATAACGAACAAAATAAATAATTAACATTAAAAATCATAAAAAATGAACACAACAGAAAATAACAAATTGATAGCTGAATTTATGGGGTTTAAATTACAACAAGACCCCAATGAAAGGTGGTTTGGGCAATACTTTACTACTCCAAATGATGTATGGGCAAATAGAATTGAACTTCTGCATTTTGACACAGATTGGAATTGGCTTATGGAAGTAGTGGAAAAGATTGAGGATATTGAAACCATAGATGTAGATATTCTTACAAATGGTACGAGAATATATGAATGGAGAAGTGGGGGCAGAGTTATTGCAGATAATTGTGCAAATATTTCTTTTGATAAAAAGATAGAACATACATACGATTCTGTGGTAGAATTTGTACAATGGTATAATAAAAATAAATAATTAACACTAAAAATCATAAAAAATGACAAAAATAGAATTAAACGTAGGATTAAAAATAGGTACTTTAGGTATTCTAGACTTTAACAAAACAAAGGCAAGGATTCTTGAATTATATAGTAGCCTACAGGCTGATGATTCAGAGATTTATTTTCAGTATCAAGAGGGAAAGTATCTAAGCGATGGAATAACACAGACAGAACCTACTATGGTGGTGGAGTTATTTGTAGCTTATAGGGAAGATATTGCAGAAGCATTATTAAACACAACAAAGATACTTTGCAAGGAGACTTTTCAAGAGTGCATAGCGTTATTTATAACCTTTCTACATTCAGACCCTAAAGGAGTGCTGGTATACAATGAAAATTATAGAGGTACTTTCCAAGACTTTGATATGCAGTATTTTTTACCATACAAAAGCCATGTTATCCAATATAACTATTAACCAAAAGAACTTAATATAGCAAAAATTTAAACAATATATGAAAAAAGAAGAATTTAAAATAGCAGTTCAAAATTCAACCTCTATGGTTTGGATGAATATGGTAGACGAACAACTATATAGAATTGTAGGAGTAAATAAAAGCACTTTTGACGATGAAAATTGGAGTGATAAACCTATCCATATTCTTTATGTAGTAGAAGAAGAGTCTGGCTTATCCGTCACCATAAAAGATGAGAATGTTTTTCTTTGTGAAATATCACTAGCTAAAAAATCTTCCCATAAGACTAGAAGGAGATCTGTGTTGAATAAAGAAACAGCCAAAACAGATGAAAGTATTGCTCCTAGTTCAAATAAAATTTCTAACAATTAAAATCATAAAAAATGGAAAAAAGAAATTTAGTTTTAAAAGCAGTTATGGAATATTGCAATGGTTTAGTTCCATTAAGAGTGGCTATGCAAGAAGACATGGATACCCTTTTAGTTAACCTTGAAGATATATTATCCGAGCATAACATTACAGAGGAAGAAATAGAAGATATAATTATAGACTTAGTTAAATAAAAAAATATGAAAAACATTAAAGAAAAATTTGAAGCATTAAAAAACAAAATGGAATTATATGACTTGTTTCAGCACGATGATGAAGTAGGTCAAGCACTTATTGAACTCGAAAGAGAAATCCTAAGCCCCGAGTATGTATATAATATTGCCTTTGGGAGTTCATTGTGTAAGTCTATTGATGAATACGATTACGCAGAATGTGCTAGACTGATTGAAGCAAATAATGGAGATATTATAGGCTATAATAGATTAGAGGATGACGTTGAAGAATTATTACAACATTCAGTTAGTGCAGGGGAGTATTTTATTGTAGACAATGAAGAATTGAAAAAAATTAACTTATTATTAAACAATTAAAAATCATAAAAAATGACAAGAACAGAAAATAACAAATTATTGGCCGAATTTTTAGGCTACACACAACCACATCCCGATTATCCTCACACAACGTATTGGTACAAAGAAGGAGAGGCACCTTTAACTATGCTATCCTTTGACACCGATTGGAATTGGTTAGTGGAAGTAGTAAAAAAATGCTACCTATTAGACACATCTACAGGAGCACATTACGAAGCTATTTATTACTCCTTTGCTGACTTAGATATTAAAAAGACTTACAACGCTTGTGTAGAGTTTGTAAAACATTATAACGAAAAAAAATAAATAATTAACATTAAAAATCATAAAAAATGCACAAATTAGTAAAAAACGCAGATTATACCTTACAAGAAACAAATGTAGGGGAATTACCAAAAAATATGGGTTACTCCAATAATGGGGGTTATACCATGGATAGGTCAGAGTATCATTATCTATTGGAAATGCAAAATAAGTTTGCCCAGCAGACCGAAAATGGTATTATTATCCACGATATAGCAGAGCCTATGGCTACCAATATCAAAGAATATTCTTATTTAATTAAGAAGACCGAAAAAACTATTGAATTATTAGAAAAAATAATTGATGGCATAGAAAAATACCCTTCTTTGGAAAGATGTAATACCATAGTGTATTATAAAGAGACTGGTATTTCTGTAGGAGTGGACAAAGAAAAAAAACCCTTTTTGCAAATTGTATCAGAGCCTACCCAATTTACAAGTGAGAAAGCAGAAGAAATTTGTACAAAAGTTACAAACGGACACGGAGATCATCCTATAATGGGTAGCAAACTACAATATAGTGAGGATTTTTTGGCACTATGTAAAAAAGATTTATCAAATTTTCATCTAATTAAAAAAGCAATTATAAATAATGTGGTATGTTATTAGGCTTATGTATGATATTCATTATATTCTTGATAGCTTGTATATTCTCCAAGCTATCAAAATAGTGAGAAAAAATTTAAACAAATTAAAGAAAAAATGATGGTATTTTCCATAAACCCTTTTTGGATTTACATATCATAATTATTAACCAAAAAAAACAATATGAAAAAACAATTTATAGATTACAATAGCAATATTGAAAAGATTAGAACCAGTATTTTGAAAGAATGCTCTGAAATTATGAAGGAGGATAGTAGAATCCTTGTAAGTGAAGAGGATGAAGTATCCATAATAGTAATAGGAGACTGCTATTCCCCCGAAGTAGTAGTGGAGATAGAGAAGCGGGGAGAGGCCATTATTATTTTAACCGAGGATGAGGTAGAGTCAAACCTAGCCGATCTAGAAACCGATGATATGGTGGCAATTTACGAATATATTTATTCCATATTTATAACTAAATAATAAATTAAAATTATGAATCAAGAATTAGCAAGAGTAGTTGGCTACATAATGTACAACCAATTATTAGAAGAAAAAATAAATGGTAGCTTTTTTCAACAAATAGATCTGGCTATCACGATTGCAGAAAAATTTATTTTCATATATCCCGAAGACCATAAATGGGAAGACGAGGATTTAGATTGGGATGAATCTATTGAGAAATTTGTAACAACATATATTAACTAAAAATAAAATAAATAAAAATGACAACTAAAATATTAACAGACGGAAACACAAATGTAATTCAATTAGGTAACTATGTATTCATCCAGCATAAAAAAAGAGTGGTGCATTGTGAACCCAAAGCATCTTTCAACTTTAATGGATTTGTAGAGGTTAATGGCCTTGACACCGAGCATTTTTCAAATAAATGCCAAGCATACCTATTAAAATTCCAAGAGGAAGATATTTATAACGCTATTTTCAACAAATAATAAACTCTATGCTTAAATTTATATTAAAAAAGTTTGGATTCAGACTAATAGAAGAAAAAACATATAAGGCAGTTAAACGATCTCTTACATATTGCTATGCAAGTATAAACTTTGAATATAAAGGCCTAAGTACCTTTGAAAAAAAGATTCTGAGCAGGTCTGACTTTAAAGAATTGACAAAAATTGCAAAAGACGTAGAATAAATTTCAACAAAAATTAAAGTAATTGCAACAAAATTGATACCTGATACCTTTAAACTAGTACTATCTTTGCACTATAATTATTAAACTAAAAAAAATGAATAAAGTAACAATAAACATTCCATTAGATACTACAAAATTAGATGCCACTTCTGTTTCTGAAAAACTAATAGCTAATTCTAACTTTGATGTAAAAAGATTCACAATTAAAAATAATGTATATAGAAAAACTTTCTCTTCTATGTTTGTTGCAGAACTTTTAGTAATAGATCCTAAATTTGATACCATACTAGAAGATGTGCAGGCCGATTATATTCTGGTGGCAGAAAGTGAAGATGGATCTTATACTTTGTCTTTAAATAAAGAAAAAGGTATCAAGGCATCAGATTGTGATATAAATAAATTTTATTATTTATTAGATTAAAAATTATTTAATATACCCCTAAAAAAATACAAGAATTATGTTATTAACAGAAGAAAAAATAGATCGCTCTAAAATTACTGATATTTCTATCAATGGAATAGATTATTCAGATTATCCCGATTTTTGTGATGCTTATATTGAAGAGGCTACCTATAATGGTATTCCGCTAAATGAGGATCAATTAGATGAATTGAACGAAGATAGGGATTTTGTGTATGATAAAGTAATGAATTTTTTATTTTAATAATCTTATAAATTAAATAAAAGTTATGAAAAAAATAACAACATTAATATTGATGATGATAGCCATATCATCATATTCACAAATGGTTAAGACAAAACATGGCTGGGATTATTACTCCAAAACATATTTATTTCAAGAATATGGGGAAAAGGCTTTATATTTTAATAGGCCTTCAAAATTATCATTCAACGAAAATGACAATGGGTTAATGATAATATACACAAATGGACAAACAGAGACCTTCCATTTGACACAGGTTCACCCAATATTTACATCAGAAACGGATGGAGGCCATAAATACGATGTGCATGAAATGTTAAACTATGCAACATATACTGGGCTGTATCTTCAAATTATATTTTCAGAAAAAGTGGTAATAAGATTCTTTTTCCAAAATGGATTTAGAGAATATTCATATTAACTTAATAAAAAAATTAATTGAAATGACCCCAAGAGAAAAAGCAGAAGAGTTATATAGTAGTTTTTGGATAAATAGGCATCTAGAAGAATCTAATGAAATAGCTAAAAAATTTTCATTAATAGCCGTTGAAGAAATATTAAATAGTTGCAAAACCTACTTATCCCCTTATTATTTAGAAGTTAAAAAAGAAATAAATAAAATATGACACCTAAACAAGAATATGAAGAAATTGCTGAAATAGATTTAACAAAACTTTGCTATTACGATAAAAGAAATCCTGATTTTCAAATAAAAGAAGAATATGGTTATGACAAAGAAGAGGTTGAATCTACAGGAAATTTTTCTAAAAAAGATTGTGCTTGTGATAATTGTTTTTATGGTAGGAGCAAGTTAACAGAACAACTTATTTGGCAACAAGACAAGAATAAGTATAGTGAGGAAGATATGCAAGAGTATGCAGAGTTTTGTATTAGATGTTATCAAAAAGAATTGCCTTGTATAATAGCTAAAGATTGGTTTGAACAATTTAAAAAGAAATAATATGAAAAGCACAAAAGAAAAAAATTTTTTATATCTTTCTGAAATTTTAAGTTCTAGACTTTATAATAGATTAAGCACTTGTTTATTATGTAAAATAAAAGATATAGAACATAAGTATCATGAATGGACATTAGAAGATTTATTATTAATTGATGAAACCGAATTAAAAGGATTAAGAAATGTGGGAATAGTATCCTTTAATGAATTTATTTATTGGAAACACGAAGCAAAACAACTAAAAAATAATATATGAAAAATAAACAAATGACTGCAATAGAATGGTTAGAAGAAAAATTAAGTATAAAAGTATTATTGTCGGCCACATTGATAGTTTTACTTATGTATTTACCCCCAATATTTTTTGAATATACCAAAGCAAAGAATAAGACGGAAGTAATTGATACTCATAACGAGGGAGATCAGATAAAAAAAGTATACTCTCTAAAAAAATAACCAGTATAATTAAATATTAACAATTTAAAAAATTAAAAAGATGAAAGAACCAAATTTAACAAATCCAATTGATCTAAAATTAGCGGAATTGGTGGCTAGAAAAAAAGCTAAAAGTATTAATAACGATAGTGTTGACTTAAATAAATTATGGCCTAGTACATTATCTTCCAATACTAGGGGGGGATTTACCGCTACAGGGGGTAATTATGCTTCTATAGTAAAAGTAGATAGAAACTATAACGGCTAATTATAATCTTTAAAATAATTTTTATTGAAAATAAAATCAATTCGTTTAAAAAATAATTATTAATTTTGCACTTAAATTTAAAAGATATGTTACAAAGAATAATAAAAAAAGTATTTCCAAAAACTCACACCAGAATTTTTGATGAAGGGTATCTAAAGGCAGAGAAAGATGCAAAGACCCGCAAACTAACTAAGGATCAACAAAATTGGTACTATTGGGAACAAGAAAGACAAAGAGAAATAGCCATGAGAGATGGCGAAGAGTAAAATATTTAAACTAAAAAATTATAAATTATGATACATATAGTATTTAAAATAAATAAACAAGATGTTTTCAGTAAAGGTAAAACATACGAAGGCAATGTTTGCGATGCTTACCGCCAATGGGAAATAGAATTTCCAGATGCAACATTTATAGGCTTATACCCTCATAATAAAAACTAATTTATGAAATTATCTTTAAATAAAACCAGATTGTACTATTATGATAGTGAATCACTTACTTTCAAAAAAGGTAAGTGGGTTAATGGGCTATATGTATCTTTTTTATTAAATATACTAATAATAGCTGGCTTACTTTCTAACAATGTTTCGGTAAATATGAAATATGCCAATATGTTAAATATTTTGAAGCAAAAAGAAAAAACTATTAAGCACTTAGAAGTGAAAAGCCAAGATAGTGCTACCGAATATGCTGATTTCAGGAGAAGTTTGCCTCTTAAATTAACATTAAGCGAAGAAAAAAGATTGAATCATTTGTACTTTACCTACAAAAGTTTGATAAATAAACATCATTGTCCTCATAATTTATTATGGTATATTGCATTTAAAGAATCAAGATTAAACTTAAATGCTAAAAATTCTAGTTCTTCTGCTCAGGGCATGTTTCAATTTATAAACGGAACTTGGAACGCTATGTGTAAGAGAGGTGGAATGGATGTTTTAAATAGATATTCTGAAGAAAAACAAGTAAAAATTATGTGCATTTATCTTGACTATCTTTTTGATAAGTATAAAAACTGGCAACTAGTACATAAAGAATATACTGGGGGAGTTATCTTATATAAATTACCCTACTACAAATAATAAATACAAACAAACCTATTATGAGCACCCAATCAACACAAACCAAAGATAGTATGCAAGATGTAGAATTTGATTTAGAAAGACTTTCTGCTGAAATAGATCAAGAGTTTCAAAAAACTCATACTAAATACACAGATAGTGCTGGATCAATCTACAATTCATATTCCGAACTATTATTGGAGAATAAAAACTTAATGGCAGATTCCTTTTTAAAGGAATGCAAAGCAGTACTATCCAATGCAAAGAAGGACTTAATTGAAGAGATTAGTAAGGGGAGGTCTGTAATACAAATAACTCAAAACAACCGCACAATTGAGATCAATGTAGATCACATGGCTCATCCACTTTATGAGACTGCATTAAAAAGTCTTTTGCTATCTAAAAAACTTATGTTAGTAGGGCCTGCTGGTACAGGCAAAACTTATATGGTGCAGGAATTTGCCAAATCACTAAATTTACCTTTTTACAAATATTCTTGTTCAAGAGATAGTTCAGTTCACGACTTAATAGGATATAAACAACCTGCGTCAGAAACATATTTACAAACTACCTTTTTAAATTGTTACGAGAATGGAGGAATATTCTTAGTGGATGAATATGACGCTATGAGTGGGGATATGTCTCTATTCTTTAATGGAGTGGCAGATAATTCAAAGTCTATTTCTGTGCCTCATAGAGACAACAATCCTAATGCCTTGAAGCACCCTGATTTTTATATTGTAATGTGTGGTAATACTTGGGGTAATGGATCACAAGATTTCTCAGGAAGAGATTTTCAGGATATGGCTTTAATGGATAGATTTAGATTATCTAAATTATTTGTAAACTACCATCAACCCTTAGAAACTTTCTTGTGTGAATCAACCATGGTTTCTTATAAAGAGGTATTACTTTTAAGAGAATGTTTAGAACAGATAGGTTCCTATCTTTCAACTCGTAATATAGAAGATATTTGTATTATGGTAAAATCAGGGTTAAGCTATAATGCTTGTGTACTAACTTTACTTTCAAGTATGGAAGAGTCTGATAGGCAAAATTTACTTTCTAAATTAAATATTGATGCTCAATAGCCCATTGTTAAAGCTTGCAGAAAAATTTATACACTGCAAGTACCCTTCAAATTATAGACCTAAAGTACATTTAGAGCAATTGCCTTCTGGTAAACATCTTATGCGTTTTGATAACTTATATGATCTATATTTTTATGACGATCCGAGAAATGTTGAAGACATTTGGAGTTCAGGATATGAAGGTAGTTATTATGTAGACCAAGACTATTTTACAGATAGAGGTATTATAAGTGAAGGAAAAAAAGATATTTTAAGAGATGCAGAAAAACAATTAAATGCCGATAGAGACTTTTTAAGTTTGATCCACTTAGGAAAAACTGACAAAAGAAAAATGGAATTAAATAAGTTTTCAGGAAACCTATCCGTAGTAGATTATGCAAAACAATCAGATAAAATATTTAAAAAAAGAGTGGAGGGTAAAAAATCAAAGACTTTAAATATAGCTTTTCAGGTAGGAACATTTTCTGATGAGAACTATGAAAAATCATTTGTTAAGATTTTAAAACTTGTTTTGTCTTGCCAAGCATTAAAAATATCGTTAAATATAGATGTATTTGATTCTGATACAACAGCCTTTGGGGATGATAGAGAGTCTGGATATACTATAGTTAATGTCGCAAAAGCAAGCAATAAAATAAACTTAGTAAATTTATTTGCTTTTTCGCATGAAGACTTTTTTAGGTATACATTATTTAACTCATACTTGGCTTATGGCCAATCCTCTGAAATTGGAACATTCCTTCAGGAAGAAACCATTATAAGCGACCTAAAAGACAGGTATGATATTATTGGGGGAAATATGGTAAATAAAGAATTGTCTGAGGATAGCACAATTAGTAGAGTATTAAAAATAGCTAATATATGAATATTGCACACGAAGAAAAAATTATTATAGATAAAAGTTATTTTAAAAGAAAAGATAACCAAAAGAAAAACTCTGAATCAAGGATAGATCCTAGTACATTAGAAGAAATTTTAGATTCAATATACCAACAAGAGTACTTAGATAGCTTAGATCTAATGCCAGAACCTAAAACACAAAAAGAATTAAATAGTAGTACTTCTACTTTCAAAGCAAAGAAAAAATATTTTAATTAACAATAAAAAAAAATTATGACAAAGAAAATAGATAATTGCCCAGAGGGCGGAGACGGCATAGTAATTATACCAAAGCCAGACTGCTTGCTTCCAAAAGACTATTCAAGATGTATTTCTGTAGATTGTCCTGCTAACGATTGCGCTAGGCTACAAAGCTATCTTTATGATGCACAGAGTGAGGATCCTATATTAATTTCTGATTTTGGACAGGACAAAAAAATAGAGTCAAAAGAAGATTGTGACTATTACCTATGAAAGCAGAAGTTCAGGAAAAAGCAGTGAACGCTTTTCTATCCTCTAAAGATAGGCGATCCACTATTGCTCTAGCGGTAGGAATGGGGAAAACAAAGTGTGCTATTGACATTATCACTCACTACAGAAGCATCAATCCTAATTGTAAAATTTTGTTTAGTGGTGCCAGACAAATTTATATTAAAAACTTTAAAGATGAATTAAATAAATGGAATTGTTTAGAAAATAACATTACTTTTATTTGCAATAAGTCTTTAAAAAATTACAAAGAAAAATATGATTTGATTATTGTAGATGAAATGCACAAGGAGCAAGATCTTATATTGGAAAATTGTTTGAGACTCATAAGAATAAACCCTGCGGTATCTATATTAGGACTTACGGGTACTCCTAGTAATACTCACGAAATTCACAAGTACTTTCCTATTTGTTATTCCTACCTTATCAATAATGCTATTGATAATAATTTATTGAACAATTTTCAAATGGTAGTGGTTAAGTATAAAATGACTCCTGAAGAAAAAAGTGTTTATGATTATCATCACAAAAATTATCTGGCCGCTACCTACCATGAATCCTATCCTCCTGAATTAGGCAAACTAAAGCAGTTCTTAAATACGTTGCCTAGCAAAGTAGCTCTAACTAATAGACTAATTAATGAGAAATTTTCGGATAAAAAGTTACTAATCTATGCTGGCAGTATTGAACAAGGTGCTAGTTTCGGGTTTTCTCAATTTAATTCTTCCATGGATAATAAAACTAAGAAGAAAAACTATGATGAGTTCTATCACTCCAAATCAGGTAGACTAGTAAATGTAGGAATCCTAAAAGAATCCGTTAGTATACCAAATTTAAAGTATGGATTTGTGCTAGGAATAGATAGTTCTCCTTCATCAAAAGAACAACTTATCGGAAGATTTTGCAGGATAGCAGTACATGAGAAAAGTTTTATTTATTTCTTAGTAGCTGAAGGAACTTTAGAGGAAAAGTGGGTGTTGAATGGTATGGATAAATTTAAAGATAAGATTACAACGGTTAATGTAAATAAAAATAAAAATTAAAATATGTTTAACAAAGAAACAGATAGATTGAGTTATAGTTCTCTCACTAGGCTTATAAAAGAAGGGGTTCACGGTTTTTTAAACCCTGTATACAAAAGGAATAATGCTTTAGAGAAAGGATCTATTATAGACAAGATAGTTTTTGATGAGCCTATCACTGAAACTATTATAGATATTCCTATTCCAAAGCCTCAAATTAAGGCTATTATTGAAAATATTTTTACAGAGGAGTATAACTATGATCTTTCTATGGAAAACTTAGAAAAGGTTTGTGGTATATTAGATGTAAAATCCAAGAATTTTGAAAAAATTAAAGAATCCGTTCTGGAGTTTCCAGAATATATTGAATATGCAAAAAATCCAAAAGGTAAATTCCTAAAACCTAATTTTGAATTAGGAACCGCTATTGCCAATAATGTGCTAAAAGATAGGGAGGCCACCTATCTGTTTAGTCATGGTAAGGCCCAGTTTGAATGGACTTTTAATTATAGAGGGTTTACTATGTATATTAAAACAGATTATTTAAAAGTAGATCATAGTAGAAGAGAAATTATTATCACTGATTTAAAATCAAGTAGCTACCCTCCGAAATTTCCTGATAGTGTGCAAAAATATTTATACCATTTACAAGGGGCTTTGTATACAAAAGGAGTGGAAGACTGGATGGAGAAAAATGATTTGAACCATTATGTACTAAAAACTTTTCATTGGGTTGTGTGCAATTCTACCAAAGTGGATAGTGTTCTGGTATACCCACTCTCTTATAAAGACGAGACGGAAGGAAATAGAATTTTAGAAGAAACTCTCGATAAGATTGACAAGTACATTGAAAATGATTGGCAAGAAATTCCTGAAGAAGATACCTTAACTTTTTTCTAAATGGCAAACTACATAATCACAAAAAATAAACTTTTCTTTGAGAAAATAGGGGAGTACAATTACTGTAATCTTGAAGATATGCAACTCACTGAGATAATAGCTGTAGATACAGAGACCACTTCTCTATCTGCATTTGAAGGGGAAATATTTGCAATACAAATTGGGACAGGATCAAATAATTATCTAATTGATCTTCAGAATCACAAAAAAAATAAAATATTCTTAGAAGAAGTTGTTCCTTATATTTTAGAAAAGGTTATGGTATTCCATAATAGTGCATTCGATTTGAGTTTCTTCTTTATAAAGAATTACTTTCCAAAAAGAGTGGGAGACACAATGTTGGCATCTATGATTTTACACAATGGAGAATTTGGAGTTTCACATTCTTTTAAAAATTGTATGGAAAGAGAGCTTGGTATTATATACGACAAAACAGAGCAAGCTAATATATCTAAGGTTCAGCTATCCCAGCCTTCAACAATTGAATATTGCTTTAATGATGTTGATAGACTGTTGGATTTACATAATAATTTAGTACTTAAACTCAAGGAGTATGAAGCCATAGATTCTTATAAATTACATTGTAGACATATCAGGGCCCTTACATACATGGAGCTATGTGGCCTTCCAATATCAAAGGATAGATGGAAATTAAAAATGGATAGAGATTACTCTCAATACAAAAAATGTGAAAGAGAAATTATTGATTATATTTTTGACAATATGCCCCAATATAGAGATTTACAATTAGATATGTTTAGCGATGAAAAGAAAATAAATTGTCTACTAAGTTCTCCTAAACAAATGATAAATGTATTTAAAGACTTAGGTATAAAGGTAACTTATAAAGAAAAAGGAGAGATAAAAGAAAGCTTAGAAAAAGGAGTTATATCTAAGTCCGACCATGAGTTTGTAAAAATTTGGCTTAAATATAAGGAAGTTGAGCACAATGTAACCACTTTTGGGGAGGGTATTTATTCTAAAATAAGAGATGGAAGAGTCTATACACATTTCAAGCCTATTATAGATACGGCAAGAATTGCTTCTAGAAAAGGAGAGATCAATTTTTTAAACTTTCCCGCCAACAAAGAAACAAGAGAATGCTTTGAAGCAAATGAAGGATTTGACATTATCGTAGCTGACTATGCAGGACAAGAAACAGTTGTTGGTGCCGACATTACAGGAGATAAAGCCATGATTGCTTCCATAGTGGAAGGGAAAGACCTACACTGTGCTTTTGCCAGAGTACTCTACCCAGAATTGGCGGACCTTTCTGATGAAGAAATTATAAAAGATCATAAAGCTAAACGTAATGCCTCTAAGGCCCCGCGATTTTGTTTTCAGTTTGGAGGTACAGGATTTACTTTAGCAGAGAATGAAGGGCTTTCCTTGGAAGAAGGAGAACGTATTGAAAAATTATTTAAAGAACTTCATTATGGGGTTTATTACTACGGGGAGACTAAACTTCAGGAAGCCTTAGAACTAGGGTATATTCAATATGCAATGGGCTTTAAATTAAAGCTACCAATGTTTGATATTTTCAAAGAAAAAGATGATAAGATTTCAAATTTAGATAGAAATTTTTGGAATAAATATCGTATGGGAAAGCAAGAACATTTAAGATGCGAGAAAGCTAAGGAAAGAGGCAAGGTATATGCTATAGCAGATATGGAGGCATATAATTGCTTTAATGCCAATAAACTTATGATGAAAGACTATTTCAGCTTAAAGTCTCAGTATATGAGATTATGCTTAAATGCACCTACACAAGGAACTGCGGCCCATCAAACTAAAATGGCTACAGTATTGTTATTTAATGAAATTGAAAAAAACAATGACTATTGGAAAGCAAGGATAGCAAATGTAATACATGATGAGATAGTTCTGGAGACTGAAACACCCCTGTCAGAAAAATATGCTAGAATACTAGAAAAAAGTATGATAGAGGGAGGTAATATATTTCTAAATAATCCTGTATTATTTATGAGTGCGGAAGCCAATATTGGAAAATCATGGTATGAATCCAAATAAATTAAACTTAAAGTTATGAGAAGAAAAACAGTAAAAAAATCAGACACTCCTACTCCTAGGAAGAAGAAAAAAGTAGTAAACCCCAGAGTAGTAAGAGAATATTGCGGAGGCACAATGACTAAAGCGGCCTTCTTTGGGGCCATAAGAGCTTTTTTAAGACAAAGATGGTTATATTCTTGTCCTTTTAGAAAAGAGATACTTAAAAGAGCTTATTCTGCCTTATTAAAAAAATGGCAATGCAATGATTGTAAAAAAATGTTCTTAAAGAAAGAGGTGGAAGTTAACCACATTGAACCCTGTGGTAGCTTGAGAGATTACCACGAAATAAAAGCATTTCACGACAGGTTATTTGTAGAGGATATAAGTAAGCTAGAGGTGCTTTGTAAAGATTGTCACAAAAAATTTACAGAAAAAAATAAAATAACTATTGACATTTAATAAAAATGTATTAATTTTGCATCAGATTAAAAAACAAAGGGAAAATATGAATTACGAAGAAATGGGAAAATTAGTTATTAATCTTCCCCAACTAAAAATTATCCAATCTTTAATAAAGAAAGGGTTTATTAGAAGTTTACATACTGAAAAATTAGATAATACTGATCCTTCAAATTTTGAAATAACAGAGTTTGGTAAAGCTATTCTTAATGGAGAAAAATATCAAACTCTTGTTTCTGAAGAATTCTTAGAGGAATATATGAGATTGTTTAGTAAACAAAATTTACAAGGAATAAATAAAAAAGCCTTTAGTCCTAAAAATAAAGTTTTATCTAAGTTAGAATCTTTTATGAGAAAATATAAAGTTTCTAGTAGTGAAATACTTCAAGCGGTTGATTACTATCATCAAAATGCAGACGATATTCGTTATACATTAGATGCCCAGTATTTTATTGAAAAAGACGGAGGAAGTTTATTGATAGATACTATTAATGAAATGAAAGAAGGAATATTTAGTAACCAAGATAAACTCGTATTTTAATGGATATTGTAAAAGTAATAGAAGAAAGCAGGGATTCATTAATACAAGGACATATTAATTCTATTCCTATGCCATTCAACGGCACAAGAAAAGCATTTAGTGGTATATTTCCAGGTGCTATGGTTTGTATTACCGCTGAAACATCTGTGGGTAAAACGTCTTTGGCAAAGTATATATATTTATTTAGTGTTGCGGATTATATTTTAGACGATCCTTCTTTTAAGTATTTTAACTATAAATGTCTATGGTTTGGTTTAGAAGAATCCGAGGAAGAATTTCATATCAGTATCCTTCAATATGCAATTGCTAAATACTACCATAAAAATTGCACACAGGATGAACTATTGAGCAGAATAGATCCTATTTCAGAAGAAATAATTTCTATGATAAAATCAGATCCTGTTCAAAAATACTTCAACACTGTAAAGGATTTTACTAAATTTGACGATCATACTGGACATGCTACAGGTATTTATAAAACTTGCCAAGAATATTCAAAAGAAATAGGAGAGCACCATTATAAAGAAAAAGAAATTAGTGGAGGAAAAAAAATTAATGTTTATAGCCATTACACGCAAAATGATCCTAATGCAATAGTGACAATAGTTATAGATAACGTAAACATTTTGGAATTAGAAAAAAATGAGCTAGGAATGTCTCTTGACCTTTCAGGATGTATAGATAGACTTGTAAATACCTACATGAGAAAACAAGTTTCAAAGCATTGGAAATGGCATGTATGCTGTGTACAACAACAGCAAATGGCCGCAGGAGATTTGAATCACTTTAAAGCAGGCAAGCTTGAACCAGAACCACAGAAGCTAGGAGATAATATCAAAGTGGCAAGATCTTACCAAGTTATAATAGGTTTGTTTTCTCCATATAAACATAAGATGACAAATTACTATAAGTATCAGATTTTAAACTCTGACAGAACTGACGGATTTGAAGAATGCTTTAGAACTATTCACATTTGTAAAAACAGATTTGGTAGAACAGGAGTTGCAGAACCTCTATTCTTCAACCCCAAAGGCTTTAGTTTTTTTAGTATGCCAAAACATGATGACACCCAAAATTTAAACCAATTATTAACCTATAAAAAAACAATTTTAAAAGATGAGTAATTTAACATTGCCAACACAAAAGATTCCAGCATCAGTTGTGAATCCAAGAACAATGGTTATTTTTAGCCAGAAAAAGACAGGGAAAACCCATGCACTCAGTGAGTTGGAGGGTAATCTCATTATTAACTTCGAGCATGGTGCCGATTTCTATGAATCCATGAGGATTAACATAGACTCATTGCAACAGTTTGATGAATTAGCCCAGCTTTTCCACAAAGAAAAGCCTCATTACAAGTTTATTACACTTGATACGGTTACTTCTTTGAAAGAGAAACTATTGAATCAATTAGCAGTGAGAACCTATAACAAAGATACAGGCAAAAGTGAGGCCGCTGACTTTGATATTGATAGATTGGAGTATGGAAAGGGCCAAGTATATAAAAGAGAAGCCTTGTTTAAAATCATGGAGTTCTTTACAAGATTTTGCGATACGCTTATTATTGTAGGACACGTTGCAGATAAGTCAATATCTACTTCAGGACAAACAATTAAAGAATTGAACCTTGAAGGTAAGTTGAAAGATTTACTTGCTCTAAGAGTAGATGCAATTGGTTACATGTATAGAAATACAGAAAAACCTAATATAAATATGCTTTCATTTATCCACTCTGAAGAAATTGTAGGAGGAACAAGATGTAAGCATCTTAGAAATAAGGAATTTGAAATCTCAGAACTTATCAACGATGATAAACTAGAGACACATTGGGAAAAGATTTTTATTTAATAACACACACAAACAATATTTTTTAATTTTTAAAACAATTTAACATGAACAGTAATGTCAAAATTTCAACTGGCGGAGGTGCCAAAAAATTATTCTACGGAGTATCTACCTTTATTCCTAGTATGATTAACCCAAACAAATCTACCCTATCTGAATTCTTAGGTAGAGATTTGGAAAAAGAACCTGAATATCTAACTACAAAAGATTTAGATGGAAAACAAGTGAGAGTATTAAAGCTTGATATTTGGGGAACTCTTCCACAAGCCGAAAACACAAAAACAAAGATTACATTTTGGTTAGAAGCTAGACACGATATTTCAAGAAGTGGAAAGCAAAAATACATTAATGGCCAAGGTCTTACTTCCTACAATGAAGATCCTTCCGTTATGAATAAAAACAAAATGTGGTACTACGGGGAAAACCAAAGAAAAGCTATGGTTGGGGAAGACACTGTAGTGGATTTTTTCATCAACTTGAAAAACTGGGAAACTGATTTGTCAAAATACACTATGAGAGATGGAGATGTTCCAAGTATTTTCCTCCCATTAGAGAAATTGTTTAAGCAAGATTATTCTGACATCAATCCTTTATTTGAAGAGGGAAGAGGAATAAGAGTTTATGTAGGTATTCGTTCAAGTGAAAGCAACGGAAAAACATATTATGATATGGATATTTACACAAAGGCTTTCATAAAAGATTACCCAGGAGCTAAAAACTTTGATAAAATTATCAATGCTCTAAAAGGAGAGTATTCTTCTTTCAAAAAGAATATCGCCCCTATTACAGCTAATTTCTTAGAGTTTGACCCAAATGAATTAATGTCAGAAGAGGCAGATATGACAATGACTTCTGCTTCAAATGACATGGGATTTTCAGATGACCTTCCATTTTAATCAATAATTATGTTCACTTTAGATCAACAGAGCGATATATGGAGAAACTATTTTGGAAGTTGGGAAGCCAAGGGCACCTATAGTAATCCTTTAAGATCAGACAAATCACCAAAATGCTATTTTAAGGTTATTAATGATAAGATTTTATTCATAGATTGGGCCAATCATCCTACACATTCTGACTGCATTTCTTTTGTATCGCAAAAGTATAACTTAACTAATAAAGAAGCTATTACAAAAATAAATTATGATTTAAAGTACACTAATAGAGTGAAAGGAGGGTTTTCAGGAGAAAACAAAGGGGTGGCAGTAACACCCCTTTCTTCTTCTCCCGCTATCAATACATACACTCAACAAGTAGAAGAGAAGATAAATTATTCTGTAATAAAGAAACCCTTCTTTGCAAAGGAAGATATTAACTACTGGAAAAAATTTGGTATAACAGAGGCTATATTAAAAAAATATGATGTATGTCCTGTAAAATTCGTTTTAAGAAATGGAATATTAAACTATTCTAGTAGCGAGTATAATCCTATATTTGGTTACTACCAACACAATCAACTTTTTAAAGTGTATAATCCCATAGGGCTTCCTATGCAAAAGTGGAGAACAATTAAAGCAGTGCTAGAGGGGTTCCCTCAACTTGAATATAAAACAAATGTATGCTTTATCACTTCTTCTTTAAAGGACACTATGTGCTTAGATTCTTTAGGATATGATGCGTTTAATCTGCCTTCAGAAAACAGTTACAAAATATTGCTACCTATAATTGACGAATTATTTAGTAAGTTTGATCAGGTTTATGTATATTTGAACAATGATGAAGCTGGCAAGAAATTCTCGAGACTATTGACTTTAGAAATTGATAACAGATTAAAGTATATTAACAATCCTTCCGATTGGAGGCAAACAGATCCTTCTGATGTTATAAAAGAGTTAGGAGTTGAGCCTTTAAGAGAAGTTATAAAAGAAAAATTTTCAAGAGACAATGTTATTTTAATAAATAAAAATTAATAAAAATGATAGTAAAAATAAAAAAATTAAATGAACTTGCAGTAATACCTTCTTACGGAAAACCAGGTGATGCTGGAATGGACCTGACTTGCACGGAAGCTCTTTTAGATGCTTCAGGGTGCTATGTTTACAAAACAGGATTAGCTGTAGAAATACCTGAAGGATTTTTTGGTCTACTGGTGCCAAGATCTTCTGTAGCAAAAAAATCTCTAATACTCACCAATCACGCAGGAATCTTAGATTCAGGGTATAGAGGAGAAATTATGTTTAAATACAAACCTAATTACCAATACTTCTTACAAAGCGAAGAAATAAAAAATGAACAAATTTATTTAAAGGGCGAGAGAGTGGGACAATTAATAATTATGCCTTACCCTGAAGTGGAGTGGGAAGTTGTTGATGAACTTTCTGATTCTGATAGAGGAGCTGGTGGCTATGGCAGTACGGGTATTTAATAAACTAAAAAATAAATTATGAGCACTATAAGTATAACAAATAGAAATAATTCTTACAAAGAAATTATAAAGGATCTAGGACTAAAACAACAGCAAGTTTTTAATTGCTTAAAAGAATCTGGAAATCTGTCTAGTGAAGATATAAAAGAAATCTTAAAACTAAGAGACAAATGCTCTGTAACAGGGAGACTAAAAGAACTGGAAGAAAGATGTCTTATTACCGCAGTAGGTAGTAGAGAAGGAAAGACAATGTACTCAATAAATAATGAGGCTACGGCCCTTATTACTAGAAGTAGTAACAAAAAAAATTATGAAAATACATTGGTTGAATTGGAAAAAGACATTCAAAAAGATTTATCTCCTGTAGCTTTGGAGATTATAGGGACTAGAATATCAAAGCTAAAAAAATTAATTACAATTGTTTCTTAAAAAATCACTATCTTTACACAAAATTAAAATTATTTATTATGACACTATTTGAATGCACGCTATTATTAACTAACACATTAGCGTTAGCCACAATTTATTATCTCCTTAGAGCTAATAAAAAAATTAATAAACAATACAGAGAATTTTTACTAGAATCAATTATTTTCTATGAAGAAACTTTAAGAGAACTAGATAAGTTTAAGGCTGCTTTAGATGATTGTGAGAAACCTACCCCAGTTAAACCAAAGGTAAAAAAAGATGCCAAGAAAGCAACCACTAAATAAGATTGTAAAAGAATATAAAGACGCTACAAGGCAGGAAATATGGGAAGGAGTTAGAGATAATTTTACTTGGGGTTTTTTGGCCTCTATAATAATAGTTTTTGTTTCTACTAAATCCGATATTGCTGTCTTGTTGTCTTATATAGTTTATTACACATTTTTAAGTAGAGTTTTAAATAGACCTAAATATATTACCGATTTAGGTAAACTAGTAATTTTTCCTTACCCATCTGCGCTAGGTGCTTTTGTGGGATATAAACTTTCTTCTTACCTTTTAACCTTAATTTAAAATGATAGACAATTTAGAAAATATAATTCCTTTATTAGTATTTCAAAATACTAGCTTTTATGAAATACTTATTAAAAAAAATTCTAACAATCAAGTAATTAAACATTACATGATAGATAATTTACCAAGTTTACTAACTGATTATAAAGAAATGAAACATATTTCTGATTGTTTAGACGCTAGTGTATATATAAAATTAGGATCTTACTCTAAAGAAAAACTAGGGTATAAAATATTAGAAACCCTTTCTAAAAAATTAGAAAAACAAGAATTAGATTACTCTATGTTAGTCCAGGAGTCTATTGATGACCTAAATTCTAACATAGAAATCTGGGTAGTAAATGTAGATTATAAAAATGTCTCTATTAATGATGTCCTTAGAATTAAAACTGTAATTAATGACTGTGCTCCCAATGGAAGAAACATTGTAGGAGATATTCCTACCCCAAATGGGGCACATATTATTACAAGGCCCTTTAATACTCAGCAATTTTTAACCTACCAAGATGTATGCTATAAGGTTGAGATTAAAAAGAACAATCCTACTATTTTATATTCAAATTTAAAATAAACAAATTATGGCAAAGGCAATTATAAAATATGATTTAAGTGATCCTGATGATTTTAGAGAGTTTAAACAAAATGCTGCAAGCTCTGCTATGGCATCAGCTTTATTTGAAATAACATATAACGCTGAAAAACGTCTAGAGTTTGAACTTGAGCAAAAAGAAAATATTGATAAGTATGAGGTATTGCAGCTTGTTTTCGAAAGAATACATAGTATTGTAAGGGAACATAATATTAATGTAGACGAACTTAATAATTAAAATAATCTCAAATAAAATTAAAATTTTTTTATAATTTTGTAGTTACTAAATTACAAATTTATAAAATGAAAACACTTAAATTATTGATTATAAGCTTATTAGCTTGTATAAATCTTAACGGCCAGACAGGTCCAGCAGCTCCTTCCAGCGGAATATGGGCATTAATTGACACCACTTATAATGTAGGAACAACTACACAAGGATTTACAAAAGCAAGAGTTACTTTAAAAAACACAACCACTACAAAAGTGACTGGTGTGCAATTTAGAGTATTCTACGACAAAGTTGCTTTTAAAAACTCAGTAGTAAGCTTAGTGGGAAGTACAACAAATCTTGATTTACAATATGTAACAGATTCTGTAAATGGATTTTCTACAATTACATTAGTTTATACAGGTAATAGTAGTGCTTATTCGCTTGCTAATGGAGAAACTTTTGAGCTTACATTTACACATGCTGCTCCATCTATATTTAATAATTTAACTTTTATAGACTCTTTAAAATTTTCAGGAGTATCTACATTTCCACAATATGCTTCTACACAAGCAGGTATGGATACTACTTTAGGACTATACAGTTATAATGGAGAATTCAAAAGGCCAAAACTTAACTTCAAAGGTACATTTGCAAATGTGAATGGAACTGGAGCCAAAAATTTAACCTTAGCTTTAGAGAAAAAACCTAAATCAGGTTCAACTTGGACTCAAGTAAACTCTTATAAAACTAATACAGCAGGTAAATTTTCATTCTCAGAAACATTGGATACTACTTTCTGGGATGTCAGATTGGCAGTTAAAGGAGATACAATGGGTGTGGGTAATGTAGTTTCTACAACAGATGCTCAGTTGATTAACCAATGGGTATTAGGAGTTGGTGCCCCTAAAGCATTTGATTTTTATACAGCGGATGTAAATGGAAATTCTAACATTACAGTGTCAGATGCTTTCGGAGTATTTGGTAGAGTTGCTGGTAGAATAACAAGTTGGCCTAACAATGTAAAGGATATTAAATTCTTCACTGTTGCTCAATATGATTCTATTACAACAACCCCTGATACAAATTACACAGCAATTATCCCAGGAGTTACTAACTTCTTCTTTAATATACTTCCTGGACAACCTGACTCAGTGACATATTATGTTGTTGTTCCTGGGGATGCCAACTCAACAGGATATAACATGGCTCGTACCACTCCTACTGAAATACTTATAAACGGGCCACAAGACTTGGATCCACAAACTCATAGAGTTATTGATACTAGAGTGGAATATGACTTCCCTACAAATAATATTGAATTAACTATTCCTAAGTTAAAAGTTGACGAAGGAAATATGGTTAGCATTCCTGTAAGTTTAAAATCAGACAGTGTCAGTGTATTAGCTTTGCAGTTTGGCTTGAAGTATGATAGTAGCTTATTATCTTTCAAAGGAATCTATTCAAGTGCAAATGCTCAAAAATGGATCACTTATGTAAACCCTAATGAAGGAGAAATATCTTGGGGAGGCTATGATCCTACTACTAATAACAATGCTTTAAAAAATGGAGATGAAATAATCACTTTCCAGTTTATAGCTTTGAAACCGCAATCAGATTGGGGTGTGAGTCCTCTATTCACCTCTAATAAATTTGCTGGAAACTTTATATCAAAAGATTTATCTATAACTCCTAGTCATAATATTATACAAGTGAGAAAAATGTCTCCTGTTAGTATAGGAAGAATCTTAGATGATAATACAATGGAAGTTTACCCAAACCCTACAACAGGGATTATAGATATTGTGTTCAATGTAGAAGAAAGTACAAATGCTACATTAGCGGTATATGATATGTTAGGAAGCTTGCATATTAAAGTGTTAGACGAATTTTTATCTAAAGGGCAATTCACCTATAGAGCAGATTTAGGGAAATTATCAGCAGGTGTTTACACAGCAAAGTTACTTCTAAATAATAAAGGAGTATTAGTATCAAAAATTATTAAGCAATAAAAATAAATATTATGTCAGAAGAAATTCAAAATGATGGCTCTATGGATAGTTTGAAAAAAACCATCATTGGAACATTAGGAACATTGGTTACAGCTGCAGGTGTATGGGCCTCCACTCAACTTTTTGGAGGAGACTCCGAACACAAGGAAGAAGCTAAAACTGAAACAGTAGCTCCTGCCCCTATTGTAGTGAATATTGAAAATACTAACCAACAAAAGCAAAGCAGTGCGCCTGCTCCAACTACAATCATTAAAGAAAGAGTTGTGGAGAAGCCCGCTAAAAAAGAAAAAGCTGAAGATGAAAGTCCTTGGTAGTCTAATATTTTTACCTCTTTTTGCCTTCTCTCAAATAGGTTCTATTAAAACAGAAGCTTATGTAGCTGATTTTGAAAAGAAACAGAGTTTGGCAGTTGTATCTGATTATGATGATACTTTGCAAATTCCTATCTCTATCCTTAAAATAGGATTTAATGAAGAATTGTACGAATCTTATCCTGAACTTAAAGAAAAGAAAGTGGGACTTGGAGTTACTAATATTGTAACAGAATATTTCTTATCTACTAATAGATTTGTAATAACAGAAGATAAAGCTGATATTAAAAATAAAATGGTGGCTCAGGATAAAGCATCAAGAAAAGGAATCTCCTCAAATAAGATAGAAGTATTTGGTCATGTATTATTGGCTAAATACTTTGTTTATATTGAAGTCTATGATTTCAGTGTTTCTGAAGATGAAGTGGTAAAAATGAATGGCAAAGCAGAGGCAACTCAAACAACAAGATTAGGATTGCAATGTAAATTTGTAGATGCTACTACAGGAGAAATCATAGTGGGTTCAGGATTAGGAGAAGCTAACACTGTTAAAAAGTCTTCTATTTTAGCAGATGTTGATGATATTAAGTTTAATCAATCCACCATAGGAATAACAACCAAAAAATCTCTTGAAACAGCAGCATCTAGGGTAATAACTAGATTAATCAAGAAAGGTGTATTTAAAAAATAAACTAATAGCTTTATTACTCTTATTAAATGTAAACAATTTTGTTTACACGCAAACCTATTCCTATCAATATACAGATCCTTGTACACAATTATCTAAAACTATTAATGTGCCTATTAATGGAAGTACAAGAGTTTCCTATTATGGAAACAGTGCCGACTTCACATATAATGATTTTATGTCAGGAGTTTTTCAAACGTGGTCAGAAAATCTATTCAATCAATTTAAAAATAATTCTCCCTGTGGTTCTGCTATTGGCACCCCAACAGTAATGAATATTGGCCAAGGCCAAGTGTTAAATACTGTAGGAATAATCAACTCCATATCAAACATTGCAGAAACTGTTGGATCAGCTACAACGGGTTTGACTGAAAGTTTTACTTCTTCTATAATACCTAGTTCAGGGTCTATGGGAGAAAGTCCTTCTGTCGGAGAGGCAGGGGGCCCATCTGTAAGTGGAGGAAGTAATGAAACAAGCGGAAGTTCTTCTGCACCTAGTGGAGGGTCTTCATCTGAAGAATCTTCTGGGGGTAGCACAAATATTTCAGCAGGGGGTACCAACTCTGTGAGAGGTGCAGGCGGTGCTAGTGGTGGAGGAGGCAAAGCCAATAAACCTGGGAGCAAAGAAGGTGGAAAACCAGCTATTGTAGCTTCCTCAGATTTTGTAGGATTTAGCTTTAAAGATTCTGAAAAACCTGTAGGAATTAAAGGGACAGGAGGATACACTTCTATGAGATGGGATGGGGCTTGTTCATCAGGGGTATTATTTGATTACACATCTGCACAGGCTGGGCCAAATATAACAGGATTTTATGCTTGGATAAATCCATCAAATATTACAATAGCTTCTGGTACTGTAACATTCTCTTTAGAGGGCGGGGGTAGTGCCTATTCCACGGTAGCCTTTGGTCAAATGAAAACTTTTAAAAAAATAAAAAAACTTAAACTCATATATATGGGAACATTGTCTATGGGAAAAGTGTTCAAAGAAGGGTTTATAGGTACAGCTATAATAACTGGAGGAATGTATGATTTAAAGCTACATAAAAGACTAGATGTTAAGTTTACAAACTTAATTGTGTATTCTCCTTATGTAAGTTATTATAATGATGTGCTTATGAAATCTCCTTTTGTAATGCTTCCTAGTGTGGGAGTAAATGTAGGAGTGACAAAAAGATTTAAATTAAATATAAATGTTGGGGGTGCTTGGCAAGTGGGACAAAGTGCCTTGAACAATACAATAACTTTAGGTACAAGATTACTATTATGAGAATTATAATTATATTATTTTTTATTTGTAATATAGCTATAGGGCAAAACTTTACCTATTCTGGATTTATTTATAATTCTAATGGTACAGGAGCAGTTAATGTTCCAATACAAATATATAAAAGAACCACTCCTACATTAACAGGATTTACATCCCAACAAAACTATAATGGACATTCTTATTATAGATCTACAGGAAATGCGTTTTGGACAGATGCTAGACAAGCTTGTGCAAATATGGGAGGATATTTAGTAACAGTTACAAGTGCTGCTGAAAATAACTTTCTATTTGGATTATGGCCTTCAGGATGGATAGGATTGACAGATGAAGTAGTAGAAGGACAATGGAGATGGGTTACGGGAGAAACATATTCTTACTCCTCTTGGAATCCAGGTGAACCTAATAATGCAGGAAATGAAGATTATGTTCAATTTGTTGGAGGAGGTAGATGGAATGATTTACCCAATGGTGTAGCCCTCCCTTATGTCATTGAATTTGATTATATTGTAACTTTTACTTCTTGGGTATTACATAGAACAATATACACAGACGCTACAGGTAGATATACTATTAATGAAACAAGTAACCCTGCTACAGAATGGTATATTCAAATAAATGCTCCCACTCCTGTAACAACTTTATCTTTGACAGATATGCAAAATGTTTCCAATGTGATATTAGGAAGAACTCCTAGAAGAAGTTTACATTGGAATATGTATGATGTAAATGGAGATGGTAGAATAACTATATCTGACCAATACTATATTAATTTAAGAAGAACAGGTAGGGTTAATAATTGGGTTACAATGACTGCATCTAGGTTATTTAATACAACACAATATAATTCTTTAAATACAGGAACTACAGATTTAAGAGTCACTATTCCTGGATTAAATTCTATTACAATTAACTCTCCTGTTTCAGGAACTACTAATGCAAATTATTATTTAATAGCTCCTGGGTATAGAGGGCAAGTAACTTATTAACTATGAGATTTTTATTATTACTATTAGCAATTCCTTTTCTTTCCTACTCACAATGTGTAAAAATCCAAGAGATTAAGTCCTCTGTTGAGATAAAAGAATTGGGAAATAGAGATGTAAAATTTGGTGTGAAACAAATGGCAGAAGATATGCTTTCTTCTAAATTTTGCTTATCAGATAGTGGAGAACAAATATTCATTGATATATTTTATTTTGGTCTTCCTAAAAAAAGTTTAAGAATTATGGGAATTGAAGAGTCTGTTCAAACGACAGAAATTGGCATTCAAGTAAAATACAAAGGAAAGAAATATGAAGAGTATGGAGAGTCAGAGTCTGAAATTCATGCAGTTATGATAGAACTTACAGATGGAATTCCTTTTTCTAAAATGACTGTTTCCACATCTATAAAAAAAGCTCTAGAAAAAATTATAAAAAAGATGCCCTAATAAAAAAAAATTGTTGTATTTTTGCAACATGAAATTATTAATATCTTTTTTACTTATCACTACTTCTTTATTTTCTCAAATAAAAGTGGCAGATGTAGGTCCAAATTGGAAAAATAGAGTGGATTCTGCCTTAATCTTGATTAAGAAATACGATTCCACAAAATATAAGTTTCTATTAAAACATTGTAAGCAAATTGGATTTTCCCAATTAAAATTTTCTACTATAGAAGATGGTAATACTATTATACTTTCTACTTATGATGTCAATTTTGGAAGCTTAAATAATATAGCATCAGCTATTGTTCACGAATCAGCACATTTATTTTTTTACAACTCTAATTTCTTCTCCACTGCATCTGAAGAAGAGAGAGTTTGTTATAGCTATGAATTAGATTTTTTACTTAAAATTCCTAATTGTGAAAAATATTTAATTAACAATGCGTATAAAAATATTTCCAGCAATTAAATAATTTATTTATATTTTTGCATCCCCTTTTTTACCCCGTAAAAAAATTATTATTAACTTTAAAAAAATTAAAAACAAAAATGAACGGAAAAACAATAGCTAGTAGGCTGAAATTCAATGAGTCGTATGCGAAATTTATTAAGTCTGAGAATAGACTTGAAACTTGGGAAGAGTCTGTAAGTGATGTAATGCAGATGCACTACAATAAGTTTTCTAGCTTGCCCACATGGTTAGAAATAGAGCCATATTTTAATATTGCTAAACAAGCTTATACAGACCAAAGAATTCTTGCTTCTCAAAGAAATTTACAATTTAGAGAGAAAAGTATTATGAAACATAATTGCAAACTGTACAATTGTTCGGTTACTTATGTAGATAGACAAGAGGTGTTTAAAGAAATTATGTGGGTGCTATTGAATGGTGCAGGAGTTGGATTCTCTGTAGAGTCAAGATTCATAAAAAAACTTCCGCAAATTAGAAAGAGAGATAACAATTCTCACTTTGTACATGTAATTGAAGACTCCATTGAAGGTTGGGCTATGGCAATAGATGTACTTATGAACTCTTTTTTCATGGGTACCCAAAAAGTCTTATTTGATTTCTCAAACATTAGAGATAAAGGAGCTCTTATTGCAGGAGAATTTATCGCTCCAGGCCCAGATGGTTTGAAAAAATCTTTGGAGTTAATAGAGAAACTATTAGAAAGCAAAACAATTAATAATGAGAGTGCATTGAGCTCCTTAGATTGTCACGATATTATTTGTATTCTATCAGATGCAGTTTTATCAGGAGGAGTTAGAAGAAGTGCATTGATTTCTTTGTTTGACAAAGATGATGACTTAATGCTAAAATCTAAGACAGGTAGCTGGTGGATGGACACTCCTTGGAGAGCAAGAGCTAATAACTCTGCTAAAATCCTTAAATCAGAACTTACAAAAGAAGAATTAGATGCTTATAAAGAATTTATTAAGCAATTCGGAGAACCAGGGGTAGTATTAGTTGACGATATTGATATGATGGTGAATCCTTGTGTTGAAATTGGATTTAAACCAATCAATCCTTTTACAGGTAAATCTTGTTGGTCATTCTGTAATCTAAATGAGATTATTGGATCACACTGCAAAACAGAGGAAGAATTCTACGATGCTTGTAAAGCTGCTGCTATCTTAGGAACATTTCAAGCTTCTTACACTGAGTTCGGATTCTTAGGAAAAGACACAGAAGAGATGGTTAGATGGGAAGCTTTATTAGGAGTTTCTATTACAGGAATTATGAACAATCCTGAAATATTATTAAATCCTGAAATCTTAACTAAAGGAGCAGGAATTGTTAAGGAAATAAATGCAGAGGTAGCTAAGTTGATAGGTATTAACCAAGCGGCTAGAACCACTTGCGTTAAGCCTTCGGGAAATGCTTCTGTATTAGCAAAAACTGCTAGTGGAATTCACCCTGCACATGCTCATAGATATTTTAGAACTATTCAGCTAAACAAAGATACTCCTATGGCTAAGTTCTTAAACGAGTCTTATCCTGAGTTATTGGAAGAAGGTGTGTGGAGTCCTACTAATAGTGACTATGCTTGTTTTATTCCAATGGAAGAAACCCCAAACACTATTGTTAAGTCTCAAATAGATGAGATAGATTTCTTGAAGTCTGTGCAGCTAGTTTATAAATATTGGGTATTGCCTGGTACCAATAAAGAACTTGGATATAGTGAAACAATTACACATAACGTATCAAATACAGTGAGTGTATCAGATTGGGATAAAGCTTTTGATTACATCTTTGAGAATAAAGAATACTTCTGTGGCCTTTCTTTCCTTCCTAATTCAGGAGATAAAATATACAAGCAGGCACCATTTACAGAAGTTCTTACACAAGAGCAACTAATTAATAAATATGGAGATGCTGCTTTGTTTGCCTCTGGATTAATTGTAGATGCATTGCATTGTTTTAATAATGATCTTTGGGATGTATGTTCTGCTGTAACTGACAAATCTTTTGCTTTGACAGGAGATAGAATCACTGTAATGGTGAAGAAAGACATTGTAAGCAGGATCAAAAAGTTTGCTAAAAACTATTTCAAAGGAGATTTATTTAAAGCTGCAGACTGTTTAAAAGACATTCACTTGTATCACAAATGGGTGAAAATAAATAGAATCTTAAAATATAAGCCTATCGACTTCTCTAAAATAGACTACACAGAAAAATATCTCAATGCAGATGAATTAAGTGGCCTAGCTTGTTCTGGGGGAGCATGTGAGATTAACTTTTAATTATCTTATCTAAAATAATCCTCACTACACTGTGGGGATTATTTTTTTTATAGATTTAAAATAAAATATCTATCTTTGCATTAAATATAAAAATTGTTTATGAAAATAACCCTATTGATCGTATCTGCTATTGTTCTTTTAGCTTTACCCTCAAAAGAAGATTGCCC